GTTGGCTTTGATAGAGTAATATACTTTACCGGACTTATATCCGAACGGACATACCTTTTCAAACCAATCACCGATCTTCGTATTATAGAATACAGGTGAACAACTACCCTCGGCGTTAGCCTTCTCCTGACCTTCTTTCATGAACTTCCTATAGGCTAACGTATCGGCGTCTATCTGGGATATATCGGATATGACGGCTCCGGCTGGTAATTCATATACAATACCTTCCTTGCCTGATGTGCCAGCCTCGCAATCGTTCTTGTAAAACAAGCCACGAAGAGGTTGTGAGGCCCAGTCCTCGCAGCAAGCCCCGACGGAGTTGGCCTCCCCCTGCCCGATCCGTCCAAGCTCCACCCTAGCCTTATCATTGGCATCTTTCTTGGATACATAAGAGACAAACCTGCCTTCCTCTATACATACCTGCTCCTTGGACCCCCTACCGCTTACGCAATTGTTCTTGATAAACTCATCGCATACCTGATCATTATACCATACAGCCGGTATTATGTCGGCATATGTATTGGCGTAGTCCTGACCGTTGGCTTTGATATCATCCTCAGCCTTACTGTCAGCTTCCTCCTGCGTATCGCCAAAATAGACGTCGGCCGGGACCCGGTAGTCAACAGAGCCGCCCACGTACCCGGCAGGCGGGTTATTTCTGGTGAACGTCCGAACTATTTCTTTATTACCGTATATCATTGTGATTCACTTTGTCGCAAATATAGATATTTTACCGATATGAGACACATAACCGTAAATGCAAATATGCAGTTACCTGATTATCAGTTTTTGGGCAAAAATGGAATTAATTATCCCAATGACTAAATGACTCCGATCCGGCAAAAACGCCATAATCCCTGAACATGCCTCCACATAATATGAAATCGCTTTTCTTACTACCGTTTATAGATGACAATATATACCGGTAACCCTTTCCTGTTATATAGATAGTCCTTGCATATACAACCTTTCCGGATTCCGTACATATATTCTTATCCCGATAATGAGCAAATCCTTTCTTTACGGCGTTAGCCGTAATCTCCCAATCTCCATTAACCTTGATCCTTTTAACTATTATCTTTATCTTAACAAGAAAATCACGAAGACATTTATCACTTATAATTATATCATTCTGTTCAAGTTTCTTAGCTAAATCCCTTATCAATAAATCCGACTCACCGGACATGATAAACGACTCTGAAAATTTTATATCCTCTTTCTTCGACTCAAGAACCTTAGCCATCTCCTCGGCTTTGGCCCTCTCCTCTAACGCCAGCTTCTCGGCGGCTACCCTGCCACGATATTCCTTAGCCCAAGCCTCAGCAGCGGCGGGAGGATCATTAAAATCAGGAATCACGCATTTGCCTGTAGTGAGAAGCTCTTTAATTCTGTCCAAACACCATAACCTAAAATCAACGCTAAGCCACTGAGCGAAATCCAAAGCCAGATCCTCACACATCCATGTGCCAGGATTAACCGTACCCCTGATAATCGTAACAGGCTGAAAATCAGCATTACCATATTTTCTGGTAATGGCATTAATTAACTCATTTACAGAAGATAACGATAAATAATCATTTGGTCTCTTTTTAAACGGCTTCGCCATTTCGGTAGCATTCACATAAGTGATACCGTTCTCTGTTTTGAAAGTTATATCATTACCATTGTAGCTAAATATTGTAGATAATCCGTTTTCGTTGGATTTAAACGCCAAAATCCTACTACTATTATTCATAGAATCATTGGAAATAATTATATTTGCACTCATAATAAATTAACCTATGTCCATTACATCGTGAGATATGATGGACATACAAAAATAGCCAATCGAATCGTCTATGACAAATCAATTGGCTATTTTTTATATCTAACACATAAAGATATTTTACAACTTACAAGAGTATCTATCTAACCTACTTATTTAGAAGACTCCTTACAAATTGGATACTTGATTTACAGTAGCTTAACATCTAGCAATCCTCATAAATCAATATCTATACATATGATTATCACCATCGTCCATTTTTGGACTATGGCTCGTTACTCACGACAAATCTTATCCTCCAAAGCATAAAGAACTTTCGCTACGGTCTTATCGCCACTTACCTTCACGCAAGACTCACCAAGATCCCGGACATCTATAGCCTCCCTAATACGGGTAAGCTCGTCATATATCTCCTCTATCACATCAGAGATCATAACACACTCATCAGAGTCCTTATGCTTTGACCACTCTGGTAGATCACCCTCATAAGGTACGCAAGTGGACGGGGTTATATGTGAACAACTGTATTTTCTCATGCCAGCAACTTATTAACACGTTCCTTTAACGATCTCACCTCATCCGGGCATAACCCGCAATCATTATCACATAATGACCTTTGCAGACGAATTATCTTACCCCAATAGGATATATCGGGCTTGTCCCCGATCCTATACCTATGGTATCTCATGTATCTACCCCATTGACAAGACAGCCATTCGTCTACGACCTTACATAGATCTATTCTATCAAGGTTTGATATGCTCTGCGCGCCCATCGAGAATCTCCTTTCTCATTTCCTGTACCTCCTCGTCAGGCGGGCATCCATATGGCAGGTTCTTGATCCATTCACGGATCTTTTTCTGCATATTAAGATAAGATACGCCAACGCCATCACCCTTGGTACGAACTTGCTTATATATACTAACCACGTCACGCTCCATGGTCTGCAAAGGATCTTGCATAACCATACAACCAGCGGTACTTCTAGAAGCGTACTCCATATCGCTAACAACGGTAGAAGAAGAATGATTCATCATGCTTCTCTCAATCCTTTCTCTCTCGGCCCTTAACGCCTTTTCCTTACAAGTATTACAACCCACGACTAAATATTTTTATGTTTAACAATCCACGCAATTGGTAGCCATCTCAAGAAGCTCTCCGACACGATCAATAATCTCATGGGCGGCCCTTATGTTATCCAACCTGACATTCGCCTCGGCTACGGCCATAAGTGTCTCCATCTCCTGTATCTTGCCTATAAGGTCCTTATCCATATCCTCGCATAAGACATCAGTCTTAATCAATAGCCGGTCGAGACGTCTGCGTATAAGATCCGTCTTAAGATACTTGCGACTGAAATTGTAAGTGGAAGGGCTACCTATGATCTTAATATCGTATATCCCGTCAGGTAGGTCAAGATACTTGACATTACAATCATCGTAATTAAAACAATTAAGGCCTAATGTTAGGCTGGTAAAGGTATTGACCTGATTCTTGCCAAGAAACAACGTAACGGGGTCGGACATCCCAGGGGTAGTGATCTCGATGATCGCCTTCCTGTCCTCCAGCAGCCCCCACTCGGACTCATCCAGTACCTGCAATACCTTTGGATCACGTGTCTCTAGCACCTGAAATGACAACCGAATATCATTCATATTAACCTTCTTATCGTACCTACACAAACTATCGTCATAACGAGCCTGCATATCAAGATCCGGGATATCGGTATAATATGTCTTGACCTCATGACCGTTGATAAATACCGATGTTATCTGGCAAACATGAGACCTAGCGACATCAAAAAACACCATCCTTACATTACCCTCATAATCAACGCCAGATGTCGGGTATGTCAATATCTGGGTATTATACTCACCATCGTTACGTCTAGCCACGACAGTAATAACGATAGGTTTCTCTATATCGTAATCATCCATGATAATCCTTGCGGCAAACTTATCATGAATTATCTTCGGTATGATATTTATCTGATTCATCTTTACTACTTTTAAGCAAAGATACAAAATAGGGTCATACCAATACAATAAATCTACTTTAAGATAAACCCTAAGGCATTCACTATATCATCACGATCACCAATAAAACCTTTGTCAATCATCATAGAAAGCAAATCAGTAAGAGTAAAAAAACCATAATCGTCAACATACGGTCTACTTAACAAAACAAACAATATAGATATTATGCGAGTGTCTTCCTTGGCAATATCAAATAGCTTCAGCATGTCATCTGACATATAATTCCCTACATTCAAACTTACCATGTCGGACAATGGCAGATAATCAATATTCCCATCACCACTATGAATAAGATTGCTACAATAACTCAATATAGGATCAACGCTATCATCATAATCATCAGAATCGCAATTGACATAATCGACAATTAAACGCATCACCTTATCTCTCAAATAGAGAGAAGAGCATTTAATAGCCAAATCCTTAACATCCCCACCATCATATTCCCCAAGAAGCTCTATCATCATAAATATATCCACCCATATCATAGACAGTCGTTCGTCAACAACATACATGAATGTGCCAGAATCCATCAAATCTTTGACTATATCTTCAGATTCATCTAAAGAATCAAATAATGATGATACTTTAAAAAGTTGCTTCTTATCATCAAACACCGTATAAAAGTCATGTGATTTTATATTAACCATAATATCATAGATTAAAATTGTTAGACAAATATCGCAACTCAATATAATCATCAAGGAACGGGGTGCTATCATCAGGAATCCACACATCATCAGACAACGCGGCCATGCCAAACTCATCAACTATATCATCTCCAGACACATCATCATAAACCTTGATGCCAAAGATCTTAATCCTTTTAACCTTGCCAAAAGCGGACTTGACTTCCTTTATCTTCCTATCCAACTTCCTCACCCCATCGACGAACTCGGAGAAAGTGACACCACGCTCATCTAAATAACTCTTTATAGCCCTCTCTATGGTCTTGATGCTGACATTTCCAAAGCCCTTCTTCCTGACCTTATTCTGAACCTTTTCCTTAAAAGAGATACTAACTCCATTACTCTTAGAGGACACGAAATCCTTAAGATCGCATTTCCTGATCGAATCCATCGAATCATAAACAACACGCTTGATGTCCTCCGAGCGCTTCCTGTTACACTCATGAGCCTTATAGGTCGGGTTGTTTATATTTTGCTCGTCCTCTAGCTTGTGGTAGTCTAAAGGACACCTATCCCAATAATAATACCTAGCCTTATTGCTATGCACGAAGAGATCAGGATGCTCTTTCTTCGCCTTTCTCACCATAGCATAATAGCCGTGGACGATAGCCACATTCACATAACTAAGTAAAAGCCACCTAATTAACTTTATCTGATAAGCGAGATTATCACCACCAAGACGATGATGCTTGATATAGTAATTAACTATTTCGTTAACAAAGTAATAGAACCACTTGATGTTGTATTGGATCCCCAGCGTCCTAAACCTTATAGGGTCAAGGCATATGATAAGAATGCCTATCAGTGTCTCCGATATCGGCTTCTCCAGTATCTCTGACTTTGATGATGATTTACGCTTTATCCTAGGATTATCGCAACAAGGATTAGCATTGTCATTAAACAAATAAGGTAGGATGACCTTGCCGGAATCCCTCCTCAAGGCCCTATTTTCTTCTGACATCCTCTTTTTTTCTGAGGAAGAGACGAATTGATCAAATATAAGCATTATCTTTGCCATAATTAGATTTGGTTTTAGCACAAAGGTACTAAAAACTTTGTCATTTCAAAATGAGTGCTTGTGAAAGTACTCATTTTTTTTGTTTATGATCACAGCTTTTTACGGCGATCGCTATGGTCGAAATCCAACTTAGACATTGCGTAGGGAGACTATCGTAGGGATAGTTAAGAAAAGAGATGCATTTATTTATCCACCTTCTTTTATAAATACAGTTGTCTATTTTGTGACATGTGATATAAGGAACTTTTGCCCCTTTAAGAAGGGAATCTCATTATAAAGATTTTATTTATTTATCTCATAAATTGATTGATTAAAAAGAGTTAGCTGACACTTTGTTATCATTTAAAGTTTATAACTTAAATACATTAACCTAATAATCTGTAGTAGATTGAAAATCTAAGATCTTAATAATAATAATAATATATATCAATGATTTAGTTTAATGTATTTTTGACACATACTTATGTTATCGATGGATCTTTGATCGACAAACTACTACCTACATCAGACATTAATGCATTGATATGTTTACTTCTTTCCAACGCTTAAGCGTAATACGCCAAGGGGAAAAGGGAGGTGGGACACGAGTCGCTCCGCTCCTGGCCGGCCGTGTGGGGATACCTCCTGCCCTGCCTCACGGAGCCGCCACATTCCCTTTGGTGTCAACAGAGATGAACTTCAAAAAAATATTACCTCACCTGGTATTTACTAGATAAGGTATTTTCTTCAAGGCAGTTTCTAGTTGAGTAAAAAATCTGGTCAAAGAAGTTGTCTGGTCAAAGACAAAATTTTATATTCGCGATGCGGTCGGTTGGATGAGTGGTTTAGTCGGTGGTCTGCAAAACCATATACCTCGGTTCGAATCCGGGACTGACCTCATATTTGCAATTCTTTTCTGGGGTGATAACCAATAGGTGTATGGGGTTTCTTGTACACCTATTATTTTATCAATCCGAATCTTTTCAACAACACGAATAATACAACCAATATACCTAAGATCGACATAAAGATAATAGCCATCGGCCACCTTGATTCCTCCTTATCGTCTATATCCTTATGCTTGATGTCTGTCTTCTTATCAATATCCTCAATACCGGTGATCGTCTTATCAACGCCAAGGGAATCGGTCGTCACCGTGCTATCCCGCCGGCCGATGACGATATGAGCGTCCGTCTGGGAGGACACGGGTCGCTCCCCAGTGGATGGATCCACCTCCTTCGTAGTATCGAATTTCCTCTCAGTTATGACAATATCAGCATTAAGATCAGATGTCCTGATCTCTACGATCTTCCGGTCCATGACCTCATCTATCATCGTCTCTATCCTGCTTATCAAACGATTATCTATAGACGTGTCGCTAACCTGCCTCCTGCTTCCACAAGAGGACAGGAATAGCGACAGACCTAAACAAAAAACAGCCTTAAGACTTATCCTTAACCTCATCATCGGCAATCCTCCTTATATCGTCAAACGTCTCATCAGGTATGTTCTTGGAGAAGCTAAACATCTTGAACACGTTTATTCTCTTGAATACAGCCTTGAACACCTTAACCAAATAAGCGTCAGCGAAAGCATCCCCTATCGTATTCAAGAAAAGCATCACATATCCAACAAGGGCTATATACACCCCATATTTGGTAACGGTAAGTATCATGCTAGCCTCCTCCTCGATCGGGTATAACGTCTTATATATAACACATAATGTCATTACTATAAAACAAGACAAAGCGAACTCCTTAAGAATATCAGTAAACCTGACCTCCCTAAACCATCTCTTGAAACTAAACCTCCTCCTACGGCTTCTACGGAGCTTCCAGCCCCTTACGCTTTGCGCTAACCTAGCCAAAAAATTCGCTATTAATACTATAAGTAATACGGTCAATAAATGATGCACTGGCTGGAAGTAAGCCCAACAAGAAGCACCATACGCAAGCGCTATATTCCATAAAGCCCCCACTCGCTCTATCATGTCTTTGTCTTTCATTTTATACCCTATACGCAAAGTTAACCACTATACCGTTAAGTACCTAAAACACCACGGCATGTATACCGTTCCTCGTATCAAGACTATCAAAATGCAACCAATTCACCTTACCCTCAAGCCTAAAAGGATATGGAAGCATATCCTGATGATCTAAAATCAAACCTCTGGCTTGTTCCGCCGTCATCGACTTGACATCGAAATCACCGGCCTTACCCAATACATGAGCGGATAGATAAACATCCTTCTTATCCTTGACGATCTGGCACATGTTGCATCTAAGACCACGCTGGGAAAACTGTCCTTGCTTATCCCAGTTATTACAATACATAGGCTGTTTGATTATATCCCTACGTAATATAAGTAAATTATGGAGAAACCCTGTGTCAAGGAACTGCCACGATCTTTCCTTCCACTTATTGTATGTATGGGGACATACCAATTCTACTATGTCAAAATACGAACCTAATTCTTTTACAATATCATTTCTATTCATTTCAAGCTGGCTTTATCGTCCATTTCTGGGCGTAATTGTTTTTTAATACATATATTTTCTCCATAGGCGTAGCGGGAGATCCGTTGGACTGGCCTTTCACGAATCCCTCGGGGGCCTGCTCCGTGCCGGAAGGACGCTGGTTTTCGGTTGGATAAATAGCATTATACATGCTTACCGAAAGACTATAGAACTGGTTCCTCTTCCCATCCTTAGCCACGGATGTCATAGTAATCTGATCCCATCCTACAACAAGGTCGTAGAAAGAGTTCACGAAATCATCTGATCTTTTTTGGCTATGAGTGGATGCATTCACGTTAAACCGTGTAATAGCCCTCATCTCATAAATATAATCCGGAAGCTTATCCATTCTAAGACTATTGCTATTAGCTGCAATGAAACTAGTAAGATGCTCCAATCCCCTTCCAGACATATTATCATCATTCCAACCCGTCCTCCTTTCTCCACTTACCCAGTCATCTAAAAAATAAAAATCAGTAATATTAGGATTTATTTTATCTACCTCGAAAAAAGGAAGGGTATTTATATCAAAATAATTCCACATATCAGAAGGGCCAGGATGTATTTTCAACGAAGTTAATTTAGGAAGATCATTAAACTCCTTTATATACCTATCCAAATAACATGAAGACAATTCAAGGGTTTGAAGATTTTTCATATTCTTTATATTCCTTATCCCGCTAGATTCTATATCCCTAAGATCAAGCATATTAAACATATTTAAATAATATACCTCTGTCTTACTGGTTATAGCCTCAGGAATTACGGTCATTCTTTGCCCCATATTTTGAAGATCGATATAAATTAACTTTTTGGATCTTGACAACTTGTCTACAGGTATACCGCCATTAACATACATCGTATGGGATACGATCAAAAACTCAAGTCCTGGTATATCCACAATCGGGAAAGATGTCATCTTGCAAACTTGGATATTGGCATAATAAATATCACAAGTAAAATCTATCGATACAGCCCGTTGCACGTCCCTCCTCCCATCAGCGTAAGCGTGATTATCCACAGGTACGTATTGCGATCCATCCTCCTTCCTGAACCACCACGTAGTATTGGGATTTTTCCTATGTTGTATCGCTAAAGAACGGAATATAATACGATAATTATCCTCCCCTTGAACCTTGGTCATAGGAAACTGCTCCTTTATTCCATCCCCCCAATCCACATTAGCCATACCGGGCTTTCTGGATCTAAACTCGACAAACGTATTATAAGGATTACCAACGACAGGATCAGGTACATAATTATAATCATCGGTATAATAATTTCTAAGTGCCCTATCCCATGTGGTGAACCACACGAACTTGTTGGATGATGCCTCGTATTTATATAATGTCTTAGCCATTGCCTATCTTGTTAAAATATTCTACAATAACATTCCTGTCCAATCCCATAGAATCACATAAATACTCCCCTTCTGGTTGACCCCCAAACGATAATACCTTATCCGTATCATGAGCTAAAACATCTCCATTGCCTACAAAGGTACGCCCATCGTCAAATACGATAAGCTTATATGGCTTATACGACCTCGTGTCAATATCAGAAGACCGTGTTGACCTTAACACCGAAGCCTCTGGCGCCATACTAAACCTCCATCCATAATTATTCATAAGCACATAAACCATCTCCATAGGAGTCGACGGAGAGCCATTAGACTGACCCTTTATAAAACCAGAAGGTGCCTGTAATACGCCACTAGGTCTTTTATCATCAGGATTGGAAGCTGAATACATACTTAGATACAATCCATAAAACTGATTTCTTTTGCCATCGGAAGCAGAGGAAGACATAGTGAGATAATCAAACCCCATCACCTTCTCATATAATGTCGATATAAACGTATCACATCGACTTTGGGTTGACAAGCTGCGATACATATAAAAGCTATTCATAGACCTCATCTCATATATATAATCCGGGAGATTACTTACATCTATATTACTATAACCGTATGAAGCGTCGATACGCTCAATGTTTCCCAATCCCTTACCGCTCATATACGGATGCCAACTCACGACAGGTCCATACCATCTATTTATATGATCGAAAATCTTTAAACTAGAATTTATCTTATCCACCTCATCCATAGCCGGGCATGTGTTAGGATCAAACGATGATGTGGCATTACCAGGACTTAAATACAATTCTTTTAAATTATTGAATGATAACCATTCCTTAGGATATAACCTTACCCTTCCACCAGCTAAATGCAACATCTCCAAATTAGGCCACATGGAAGGGAATTTCCTTATATTGGAAGCTTCGGTATCACTGAAGTCAATAGAATTGGACAAATTCAGACCTTTCAATTTAGTTAGTCTATTCCAATCCTCCGGGATGGACGTCAACGTATCCACACCAAACTCACTTAATGTTATACGCTCTATATTTATCGATCTCATTATCCTATCCTTTGGTATATCTGTTATGGTACGATCCCCAGGAATATTTATAATTATATTGATAAGGCTAGGCATATCAAGTATAGGGAAACCTACCATCATAATCCTATAGGATTCCATCATCGTAACATCATTGGTAAAAGACATGGATATCACACGCTCCTTATCCATGCCATCATCATAAGCATGATTGGGGGCGGGAACATACTCGCTCCCATCTTCCTTATAAAACCACCATGGATGGCTATCCGGATTCTTACGATAACTTATATCCCTTCTCCTAAACATCAACCTATATTGACCATATATAGATCCACTCCTAGCCTTTACAAAAGGGAATTGCTCTTTATTCCCATCTCCCCAATCAACCTCGCACATGCCAGGAGCATTAGAATAAAATCCTATAATCTCATTATAATTATTACCATCCAATATAGGATCAGGCACATCATCGGTAGTATCATTCCTATTAACGCCCCTAAAAGCGTATTTACCCTTAGTAAAAAAGGTTATAGACCCTTTATTCGTATCCTTACATATCAGCCTCATACCTCTCCCTCCTCTATTCTCCTGAAATACTCGACAACCGGTGAACTGTCCAATCCCAGATCGTTACAGATATCTATAGCCTCGTATTTGTCAGCGAAATTATACTTACTCATATTATCATCCAATACATCTCCGCCGAACACGGATACATGACCGTCCTTTACGCCAAGGACGAAGGGGGTAATCCTAGCCTTCCCAGCCCGCCTTGCCCTCGTAAGGGCGGCCTTAGAAGCTGGGGCAGGGGCCAAGACCCATGTCTGCCCGTAGTTGTTGGTAAGTACATACACCTTCTCCATAGGCGTCGTAGGATTACCGTTGCTAACACCCTTAACAAACCCCTCAGGGGCTTGATAAACGCCAGATGGTCTCTTGTTGGTAGGAGCTGCGGAAGTATATAAATCTAAGGTGAGTTTATAAAACTGATTCCTATTACCGTCAGAAGCCGTCTGTGACATCGTTATATAACTCCACGACATTATCTTATCATAAAATGTATTTACGAATGTATCAGCCCTCTCCTGCGTATTTATAAATGTACCACCATCACGCAAAGTCCATATCCTAAATTCCCTTACCTCATACAACCAATCTGGGAGATCGTCTACCGGTACCGTGCCTGAATTACAATACGTGCCCTGAATCTTATTCAACTTACCTTCTACTAGATCTTGTTTCCATGAGCTACCACTACCCATAAAAGTAACGCCTGTCTTATCATCTCCAACCTTATCCACCTCATCAAATACAGGTATATTATTCCGATTGCTTATAATGCTTATACCTTTTGCTGGAATAGAATTAAAAGCCGGATCATAAGAAGGGATGTTACACCAGTTGAAGTTAAATTCAGTAAGATTCTTCCATTCAGAGAATCTTCTCCAATTAGAATCAGGATTATCAGCGAAATTAAAAACGAAATTACACCCAAAATACTTCAATCTTTTCATTTTTAAAAACCCCTCCGGCCAATTATCCCAAACACCAGGGTGAGAAAAAGACCCCATCTGTATATTACGAAGATTAACGCTCTTGCTTATCCTGTCATATGGGATATCTCCATTTTTTAAAACGGACCTGACCATAGCCAAATAAGTTATATTAGGTAGATTAACTACAGGAAACTCATGGAGGACAATACCCTCCATATTGAACTCCCCATCGATTACGTTAGAGAACCTCATCGTAACCTCCCTACGCCTGATATCGCTATACTTATGTGGAGGGACCGGTATGTATTGTGAACCATCCTCTTTCTTATACCACCATACGGTATCATCCGGATTCTTCTTATACTCAATGTCAAGAGACCTGAATACAATCCTATAACTACCATCAGATATCTTAACTAAAGGATATTGATCCTTTGTCCCGTCCCCCCAATCAACATCCACGAATCCCGGTTTAGATGTCGAGAACCTAAGATTGCGATTAAAAGCATCCGCTGATATTATCGGATCGGGTATATAATCAGCACCCTTACCATCAAAACAAGGGAATCTATCCTCATTCACTATAAACGTGACATAGGACGCTACCGTGTCGTATCCTACTAAAAAAGCCATACCATTAATTTATTGAGGTTATATCATAAGACACCCATTCCTTATATCCATTAACCATCTCATATACTTTGTTGATGGTCTTGCATACGACGGCGAATCCGATATCCACGTTAGGAAACTTCTCGTTAAGCTCATCTATCGTAAGCTCCTTGGTTATGCTCTCATCCCACTTACGCATCTCCTTTACCTCCATAAGGATCGGTTTTCCGGTTATGCCTACGCTCATAACCCACTCTCCCTCACGATTGGCATCCGCCAGATCGGGGAAGATAGTAACGCCAAACAACTCGGTGAGCACGAACTCATCGCCGTTCCGGGTAAACGACACCGACGCCCCGGGGGTCAAGACTACCTCGTTCACCGCCAGCATACTCACCAGCTTCTTGGCTCCCCCTGATACGGTACCATTCAACACGACAGTCACGTTACCCGTAGCACTATTAACGAACTTGATATCATTCTTCTCGCTATTTATAGCCTGCAACCTAGACCCAGATACGATATTTACGATCTCATAATTCTTGTCGTAAGTGCTCTGTAGCGTCACATTACCGTATTTAGTATCGATAAGGGTAATCCACTTAGCCTTACCACCTACTATCTCAACAAGCTTATAAAACACGTCATTGCCGTCAGCGTCAACCCATCTAGCTATAGCTCCAGGAGCGAAATTAGTCACCTCCCGATCTTGGGTATAACTTATAGTGCTTTCCGTAGGCTTATTAGTCAAAGTAACATAAAGGCATTGCTCTACGTCGGCTTCCATCTTAACTATCCCAGCTCCATCGTAATAATAATCAGGTACATTTTTTTCTCGTATCAACAAGATAGTACCTTCCTTAAGCTTATCGGCGTTAGTTGGATCATCCACGAAAGACTTCATCTGGATATAAGTATCGAAGATAATAGACGTACTCTTATCCTCTATCTTCTGATTGATATCATTGACAATATTATTAATCTCGTCTTTCGTATAATAAGGAGATAAATCAACCTTCGGGCCTTCCTGCTCTAAAGCCTGAGTTCCATCCCACCAATAATCAGGTACCTCCTGCTCCCTGATCCAGAAGCTGTCCCCCACACGGAGCTTAGCCGTGTTCTCCGGGACCGCCAGCCACTCATTCATGGCATCGACCGTATCAAAGATATACGCCGTGTTCTTGCCCTCAGCTATACGTCTTACGACAGCCAACTCGCTCTCGACATCGCTAAGTCTTTCCTTTATATTATTGATCTCTCGCTCTAACTTATCATAATTATCCTCCTGATCTATAGCGTCACCGATGGACATATAAACCTCGTTAGTGAGCTTATTGTAGGTAACACGAGCCACCTTCTCGTAGGATGTCTTATACGTAGATGAACCCTTACTGGTATGACAAACAAAATCATACGTATTTTGATACACCACAGATCCACCGGTATTGATGAAATTATATCCATCTTGGCTCATCGTACCTCCCTTGTATCCAACAAGTTCAAAAGAACATTTACCCGTACCTTTAGATCCAAACCATGTAGCGTAGGCCATGAAATACGTCTCTTCAGGTAGGATGTCATAATATTTAGCCCTTAAATCCTTCACCGACATCCAAACACATTCCTTACCAGAACCGGTATTATCACCACCCCATTTAAGAACTTCTCTAACAGAGCTATCTCCATTTCCGGGGCCAGACCAACCTACAGCAAGATTATCTATGGTGGGAACATTAGAATTAAGGGCTTCCGTCATCGTGTCCAAGTCCCTTCCGGAACTTGATTCCCATAAATATCTGAACGTCACAAAATCAACATCCCCGATCTTAATGCCTCCGGTATTACTAGGATATGTTTTTGTGACTAACTCATAATACCATTTACCATCACGGAAAGTAGCCCTTATCCTCTCTACTTGCTTGGGAGATATAGAGACATATGATCCACCAACAGAGACGTTATCGCCATCAACCGCACGGGAAGTCCCATCCTTTGGATCCTCAGGGTCCACGGGGGTGTAGATCGTAGCCTGCTTATCTCCGGCATTGATAACAACTATATAATAGCTGTCCCCGTCAAGACCCTCATTATGAGCCATGGTTACAAAGCCCTGCTCGCTATCCGGCCTCCATTCAACGACAACCATATGCTTATCCATAGGTATACCGGAAACGCTGTTAACGTAATTGGTTGACGACATGAAAATGGCATGATCATCATAAGCCTCATCAACACGTTGATGCTTAGTAGCCAATCCGTCAAGACGTGATATCTCAATGGGGTCAGTAACCTCGACCCCATTATAATCATACCACTTATATCCGATCATCGTATTCTCACGACGATATTTCCTTTTCCTTATGACCTCACCGCCGGCTAGGGCGTCAATCATATAATAATCATTACATACCTTAACCATGACCTTGATATTAACAGGTTTGACATAAACAAGCCACGATAGTAGCGCCAACAGGAATGGCGGTCAGCGTAGTCCCCACCGGGTAGGTAGGAGAGGATGACTCCATCACCATCAACGACGTCCGCTCTACGACCATATTGTTATCAATCAACCGGCTCCCCTCCACATAGAACCGGCCATCGGCCACCTCATAGCACTCTCGCACCGGAACCATATGTCTTTGGCTCTTATCCGCGTAATCGCAGATCGTCACCTTAGCCCCATCCGGTATAGACGTAAGCTCATCACCTACATTATAATCAGGATGATCAGAGTACACGACATACAATATAGACTTAATATCCTGCAATGCCGGATTGACTGTCCTGAATCCCTTCAAATGTATCTTATGACCACCGATCTCATAACAATCATCCACGTCCATGATATTAAGATCACAACTGATAACCGTCCAGCCGTTAATAACCGTCTGCGTAGGGGTAGTATTGATAGGATGATCGGGGTCGGTAGACTCAACGATCTTATAGTCGAAAGTCTTTACATCCAGATTTCCGTTCAACGACTCCTGTCTCCTGATCTTCACCGTACCCTTTCCGGTATCATAACAAGTCTCAGTGGTATCTATAAGTCGATCCATATAATCCGGCTCCTCGCATTCGATACGAGTGAAATTAGATGGCAAAGAGGTATATTGAGTACCAACATGGATATCATTGTCTGTAGAACTCAATACATGATGATTATACGACCTAACATGATTTAAAGGGTTGATAACGTAAGTGGATTTAATCCTTACCGATCCTCCCGGTGTCGAGTAACATTCTACCGCATTTCTGGTAATACGATCATCCAACCTTTCTAGAGCACACCTTTCACGGATAAAATCCGCAGGGATATTATTTATCCTATTTCCTAGCCCATACTTATTATCAGACGAGTCCACAATCTCCCAGAACTGGTTTCTTTTCCCAAGATCACCGTCATAAGACACCACATGTCTCATACGCACGCTTCCGGCTGATGTCTTGTAACACTCCTCGATATCAATAGGCATCCTATCTTCCATATCCGTGAAATCACAAGACACCAAAGAGAATCCGTCCGGGAGGGTAGCCAGTTCGGCCCCCGGAACGAAGCCGGCGTCATCCGATTCAAGCACCTCGAAGCGGACGTATCTTGCCTTTATCTTGGAGTCATAAGAAACCAACCTACGAAGCTTGACATTGCCATTGCCTCCGTCATAACACTCGACATAAGACCTGATGTCACGCTCCTCCATATCGTCGAAATCACAGACAGTCCTTACCCACGTATCTGGCAAGGAACTGAAGCTGGCGCCCTCAGGTTGTGACGGATCGGTAGTCTCCAGGACTTTATAGCTCTTATCCCTAACTCCTATATTCCCGTCCCATGACGTGAGAACCTCCAGCTTCACCTTACCGGCCGGTGTCTTATAACATTCTACAGTTACCTCAATATCCCGGTCCTCCATATCCGTGAAGTCACAAACGACCTCAACCCAGTCATCGCTTATGCTGGTGATAAACTTACCTACCGGATTATCAGGATCGGTACTTTGCTTGACGCGATACCATTCCTTTCTGGTACCCATCTCGTAATCAAATATCTTATATCCCTCTATCTGCACCCTTCCGGTTCCGGTATCAAAGCATTTAAGCACCGGTATTATCTCCCTTTGGGTCATGTCCGGGAAATCACATACTATACGACTCCATGTATCGGGTATCTTATCATACTCCGTACCGATAGGATTGCTATCGTCAGTCGTATTTACCACCTCATAATGGGATACCTCCGGGTTCAGGCGGGGGTCTACTGACTCAACGCCCTCGATCTGGACCTTGCCCCCTTCCGTGGCGTAACATTTACTTACGAATATCAACTCCCGATCGGTCATCTCCGCTATTCTACAATCTATAGCTACCCACTCGGCAGGAATCTTATCCAATTCCGTACCAATAGGCGTATCAACATCTGAAGAGTTGATGATAAATATCTTCTCGGCCAATATCTCACCCTTATTATTCATATAGGTATGGATACGAGCCTCTACCTGACCTCCCGGAGTACGATAACATTGGTTGACGATCGACACACGGGCGTCCTTGATGTTAATGAACTGATAGTCCTTTTTAGGAACCTCGCTTACAAGTCTCTTTACTCCTTTATCATCGAAGTACACGTAACATCCGTCATTCCTCATCATGACCGGATACGTCTTTCCGTCTATGACAACACCTGAGAAGTCATCTGGCGGAACGGAGAAACCCATGCTTCCGAATATAGAAGCCAGTCTCTTTAAATACTCATTTATCGCAGACATAATATCATATTTTAATTCTACTGCCTCAAAGATAACAAAAAAGGGAAGAGAATTGAATCTCTCCCCTTTAGGAAATATATGAACGCAAAAAAGGTTCTTTATTTCGGCTCAGTTACGATGGCCGGGCCAAGACCAGCGGCCGCCCCGATCATATTGATCATCTCCTGAACACCCTCATGAGCACCGTATCGTACACGTAAGATCAGGTTAACCGGATCGTCAGCGAGATACTTGCCGAATCCCTGAGAGTATCTATGAGGATTAATCGTGATCTGGAAGTCCACGTATTGGGCTGTTTGTTCAACACGGCTGTATTCGTTCATGAATGTCCGTCCCATGAAATCCTGATGTTTCGGGAAACCGTTGAAATGAGCGTAACCCTTCAACTCGTCATCCATCATATTACCGCCGACATGAGTACGTGGTGCTTTGCTGGACAGTCTCTCGAAATTAAGTTGATCCCACCAGATAGGAGACCCCTCGTCAAGAGAATCAGGATAACCTCCGCTAGCGCCAACGATCTCAACGCTATCCTCTACATAAGTCATTTTATCCATCAAGCACTCTGACGGAGATAATAACATTTCCTTACCACGGAAACGGATACCGCACTTGCAGTTAGTACCAAGTTCCTGAGCCGACTCCAATTTCTTCCACATACGGTTGCGGTAGGACGCCGGAGCCTCGCTGGTGAAGAATCCCTCGAACACCTTGTCGCACTCATCACACAACATGTTAGTATATACCGTTGTCTGGAAGCTATGCTGGCAAGCCGCAGGAGTACCGTAGTCAGTGATCTCCAGTTCCGGGAAAGCCTGTTTGATTTCCTCCAAAGCACTGTTCCCGCACTCATCATCCGGGATCGTGATATAATACTTCTCGGTGGATACCTTACAAGAACCACAAGCTGACCAAGAAGCGGTACGAACCGTAGGATTCTCACACATATCGGATGTCTTAGCCACATAGTAGATAATAGCCGTAGGATTGGCCTCCACGAAAGTAGAGATCTCCTCATCCGTCAATTTCTTGGAAGTAGCGGCAATATACAAACCTGATCCCTTGATCTGACTCATCTTATTAACCGTATCGGCTACAACGTTAGGCAATGACTCCACCGTAGTAGACATATCGACACCGTCATCCTCCAAGGAGATAGAATACAGATAACCACCCTTAACCTCGGTATAGTTAGGAGGACAATCCGTACATCCTTTCATGATAGAGATAAGACGTTGAGTATAATCAGCCGGTTTAGCGCCTTTCTTCATCACCTTATAACGTGACATGCTACCCTCGATAGTCTCACGTACGATCTTCAATCCTGGATATTGAGCGCGGACCTCAGCCAACGCCAGATCATCACCAGTATCGCATACCTCCATGCAATAGAAATTGACATCCTCCGTATCAGGCTCAGTAGCCTCGTTAGTACATCTTGTGACCGGAGTGATATCAATATAATCGGACACCTTACCACCACCAGCGATAGGCTGGTTCTTCATCCGCTCAATACACTTCAATACGGCGGGCAACAAATCAACCTCCTCGCAAGGATCGCATTCCTCGCATTGATTAGGGGTATTGTCGCAATCATCCAAAAGGATAGCGTCATTGATCTCAACACGACCTTCCTCGTAGCCAAGAAGCTCGAAAGCCCTGCCGGCGAGAATCAAGCGGATAACGATACGGTCGCCCTTGGAAACGGAGAAAGCCGTGTCGTCAGAGACACCATTGTATCCTAAGATAACGTCATCGACATAAGCGTGATCCTTCTTCGGCCAAGAAGCGTAAATCTCGGTGATCTCATTCAACGAGAACAGAGGCGTGGAAAAATCCTTGTCATATATAGAACGGGAAGCCGCTTGTTCATTACGACCGATACGGATCTCATAACGCTTATCATTACGAGGCTTACCGGTAAAATCAATCACGGCCTTACAACCGTTCTCGGAAGTCTCCTTAGTATCATAAATACCAAGCTGACCTTCCTTCAAGAAGATGGAATCAACATCCACCATCTTAGCGTGCGGGGGTACGAAAAGTACCCGGTCTTGCGGTCTGTGCAACATATTATCAACTTTTTAGTTCAAAAATCATTTACCTAACGCAAACATAATCATAAACAACATCACCGCAATAAAATGAGGTCGTGAGTATACGACATAATATGATGTTTACATTTTATGTAAAACAAAAAGCCTACCCGTTCCCGAGTAGGCTTAATGATCAAACTAACGGTGTTTATTTAAAGGAAGCCACATTATCCTTATCAAACCGATACCTCTGCAACTCATTCTCGTTAAGGTTGAATTGCTTGGCGACCATATCCAAAATCTCCTCCACCAAAGGATCGGGCAGCTCAGGGTCGATGTCCGTGGACCGCTCACCGGCGGCGTTGATATACCCGGCCAGATCCACCCGTACCGGATTCCGGTAGTAGGTCATCCTGACCTCGTCTGTACGAAAGCCGTCCTCATACACCACGACCTTCCCGTCACCTATGGTGTAGAACGTTTCCCGATAGTCAAAAGAAGGCCTATTGTTATCATCCCCAAGAAGCTCATGAACATTCTCGTTCTTAGCCTCCCACATGACAAAATCTCCAACCTCACATCCTTTATAAGAAAACGCTCCTTTTATATTTGAGAACCATAAATAATCATCAGGAAGACCGAATGATGTCGATTCGGGATCATCAATATGACTAACCTCCTTAAGCGATTTCCAGTATACCAGAAGAGTTTGTATAGATCGGATGGTCTCATCATCCTTCCTATTAAGATAGTATCTTATCAACCTGTCCTGAGCCTCGTTGAACAAAAGCACGAACCTCCCGGGATCAAGCTTAATCCCGCCATTGGCGAGATTCTGCTCGTTCTTCTGCAAAGACCTTAGATACGCTTCTTGGATCGTCATCGTTATTCCTCCGTATTAACCTTATCACCTTCATCTACGTCTTCCTTCTTCTTGACATCCTTAACCTTCTTGGTCTTATCGTCTATATTAGAAATAGACATAAGTTCCTCGTACTCATCCAAGACATTAGCCTTTACACTGATAAGATCTTTCTTGGTAGCCAAGAACTCGGCGGACGTACGGGTGTCAGGGCCTATGATCTGACCATTATATTGCAAGCCGGATGGAGTCATGTTAATACGACCGTTACGTTGAAGGACGTTTATGATACGATAGAACTCAAGAACTTCCTTGAAATCACCCTCCAATGACCGATCCCAGATATCAAGCAGATAATCGATGTTGGTCTTCTTCTCGTTCATCCAGTTTGATAGTGATCCGGTGTAATAATCATCCTCCGTGAAATCAGGACGGGTCACGATGCCGATGTACAGAAGAAGGTCAATGACAGCCTGGCGTTCCTTATCACCTTTCTTAAGGGCGTTGATGAACTTATAGCTGATATTCATCTTATTGATCTCACGCTGCTGAACGAAATCCTTAGCGTTATCTTTCTCGATGAAACAGAACATGGAGTTCATGAAAATAGGATCACCATCCATTTCCTGAGGAGTCAACATGCCAGAAAATACAGCCAGATATAAATAAAATAACTCAACGGTATTAGCCGTGTTATAAACCTTACCCATGAATATCTTATCCTTAGCGTCATCCCAAAACTCTAGATTAGTCTGGGAAAGATCCTTCTGAGATATATCCTCAAAAGGCTTCATTATATTATTGACACGTTGATTAACCAACCTATCAACCTCATCTTTATCCATACCATTATAACATCTTGATCTTGGATAAAAACCCGTATTATAGGCTTTTGAGAAATCATCCCACGGGCAACATACGTGAGTAGCATTCTCCGGGAACGGAGCCTTGGCTATATTGGCGTCTTGGAAGGCCTGCGGAGCGCTTCCGTCGTGCTTACCTACTACCTCATACAAGGTATCTGACATGATATTGAAGCCGTTTACCTCGACCAATACCTTCTTTGATTTTAAAATCTCTTTCATTTCCTTATTTTTGCGTTACTTTCCTAAAAAAAGAGGAGAGGAATATCCTCCCCTCTAAAAACCAAATTACATATGAAAAAAAACTTAGCCGAAGTAGTTCGGTTGAAGCTCGATGATCAAGAACTTGCTGTTATCCATAACCCAAGCCGCGGAAGCTGAGTGACACCAGAATTGCTCTTTCATGCCCGGCAAGGATGATACGATCTCATTTCCGTTGGCTTTGTGCGCCCAACGACCGTACTCATAACCCCACCACATGCTTACGCCTTCTGGCTTGATATAAAATACGTTGTTATTCATATTACCTAACTTAGCGTTAGCCGTATTAGGAATAGCGGAATATGCGTTAGTCGATCCAGCGTCAGTGATATTCTCAATAATACAAGAATAAGAGGATCTAGGATACATGCCATTCACTAACTCGCTACGATCTGTCATGTCAGCGTAATCCAAAGAAGGATCATGCTCGAACTCTACATTTCCGATACCAGGGAGAAAAGCACCCTTAACCTGTACCGGACCTAAAATCATAGCATCATTAGTACCAGAGATAGGATTAGAAGGCAACATACGGTCACTACCCATACCCCAGCTCAAATTACTCAACGTAGTAAAGAAAGCCTCTCTAATCAACTTCTCTAAGTTGACCATAGCCATAGCTCCTACCTTGAACTTAATCTTACGCTCCGTAATAGGAAGATCTTGACGACCACGGAAAATATAAGCGGCAGCAGCCATAAGAGTATCCTTAGTAATACCCATCGGGCGACTATAGTAGATAGTATAACCACGGCGAAGCTGACGGTAGATACCCTCATTCAAATGGATAGGACCATTTTGATCCATAATAATACCACCTTCTTGCCACATCAACTGTCTAGCTTCCAGCTTAACCAACTCAGCCATACAGAATACCTCCAGCGTGGACGCTACCTTAGCCGTACGTAAATCAAGTCTACCATTAACAGTCTTGCCGATAATAGCCAAATCAGGAATATTACCCTCATACTCGCTTCTCATGGCATTCATACGACGAAGGGCAGTCTCCACGAACTCTGAAGTGCTATTCTGGGCGGCCTGCATGGACTTCATACCAGCATACATAGTTGTCTCACCCTCAACACCACGGTGGTTTCCTAAACGGAACTCACAAGTCATGGAACCGGCCTTGTCAGCTCCAGATACCTTAGAGAACTGGGTACTGTACTCACCAAGGGCATGACCGATCTTCCAATAACGGATACCCGGACGCAATTTCTCTTTAGGGAAGTATTTAGCCTTACCGCCAATAACACGACCCCAATAACGTGTCAAGTCTCCTTCTGTCTTAGACGGGATCTCACCTGAGATAAGGATATTACAGCCATTAGCTGCGTCATAGGTAATGACATCATAAGCCGTAAACTCAGAGGTATTCAAAACGATATCAAACAAACTACCGTCAATACCCGGTTTTAGATGATGACCTGAAGTATCCTCAGCCGTAACGACAGCGAATGTCTTTGTAACGGGAAGATCATAACGGAAAGAAGCTCCAATACCGTTAACGGAGATCGTAGCGCCGTTATTAATCATACCCATATACATCGGAACGGGGTAATTAGCGATATTAGAGAACAGATTCAACAGACCCAAATGATTCTTGTCCGGATCCTCATAATACCAGCTCGCCAATGAGCCTAAGTTATGCTCTACGAGCGATGTCTTATAGTTCTTGGCATCGGTGAAGGCAATAACGTTATCACCATTCACGGTAGCCGGAAAACTTTTTGTCAAAAAAGGATTCATAATTATCTATCTTTTAATGTTATACACTCTTTGATCCACTTAGATCAAGGAAGTTAGCCTCTATAGTATCATTATCGATATTATTCTTATTTTGCTTTCCTCCCTTATTGCCAGAAAGAAGAGTGATGGTCTTCTTATTGACCTCCATCTTAGCCTTGTTAGTCTTCTGTTTAAGGAACTCGTCCTTATTCATCAAGAACAAAGCCAGATCAGCGGCCATGTCCGGATTCTTGATAGCCTCCGAATAAGCTTTATCTATAGCCGTATGACCTTGATTGTCTATCGGCTTGGTAACGAAATCGACAGCCTTACCTATCATCGTGTCAGTCAACTGGAATCCTGAGCTTATAGACGTCTTAAGACCTTTCTTATAGATCTTCATCTGCTCAATCAACTCCTGTTTCCTTTTCTCGGATTTTTTCTTCTCCTCCTCGATAAGGTTATCCATCTCCTTTTTCAGGATATCATGGAACTTATTGGCCTTGGACTCAATGAACTCATCACCCTTGCCAATCATCATCTCCATATTATCCTTTATCTCGTCTTCCGGCATACCCAACATCTTATAATAATGCTGAATGACCGCAAGCTGATCATTCTTGTTGCTCATATCAAGATTATCCAACGGAGCCTGAATGTTCTGATATTGGCTTAATAGTTGGCCAACGTTACCACCGGCCTTATCCACCTCTATCATCTTCTTCATAAAGTCAGACATAGAACCGGTATCAACCTTATCCTTCAACAACTCATCGGCCTTATCCTTGATCAATCCCTCCACTATATCAAGTAGATCATCTTCTTTTGTGATAGTAGAAAGATCAACTGGCTTGTCATCTACCATAATATCAAGGTTATCGATACTGTCGATGATACCTCTGGCGGCCATCTTTTCCAAGAAAGATTTCCCGTTAAACCCTGATACCACGTTATTATTATCAGTACTGCCTTCGCCAAAGGAATCCGGGTCTGGGTTGGTAGCGTCGCCGCCCTTATCCCCGCCACCGTCAGCCGCTCCGCCGTCGGCAGGCTCTTCCTTGGTATCACCTATAGGATTACCATCCTTATCATATTTACCCTCGATATTATTCTTATCGCCATCACCGTCACCACGGTAAAAAAGTTCCTCGACACTCATGGTCTTAAAACCCTTAGCGAAATCACCCATGTCATTCATACAATTTCCTTTTTTGCTTTTTACAAAAGTATTATTAATCCAATTACCAATTAAATCAAACCCATTATAGTATATGACAGAATTTTACGCCAAAATGATTACAGATTTTGTAAAAATATTTACAAAACTTGTAATCAATTCTTGTTTATTATTGACGTAAACCTATCTGTATCAGAACGTTTGTTCCTAGCGTCTATCTCCTTTTCTTTTAATTCCAGCTTCCTTCTCTCTATCTCCTCACGAGATCTTCGCTCAGCCTCGGCGTTAGCCTGTCTGGTTCTCATATCCTCCTCACGGATATCCAGATCCCTTTCCTTCAAGGCTCGATCCGCTATAGCTTCCACATAATCCATACCCTCTGCATTATCTTGTGTCCTAGCCGCTTGACCGGCGGCCATTATGCTCTTACCCCTTAAGTCAAAGTTGCCCTTGATATAAGCCAGTTCCTTATCCTTCTCATGCTCATCATTACGTGCCTGTTGCTCGGCCTCTGCTTGTTGCTGGACAAGTCGCTGTTGATTCTGGTATTCTTCCTGCCTTACACGATCGGCGTAAGATCTAGCGTCCCTTCCGATCTGATTCATCTCAGCCGTTGAGTTGGCGCTCATCATCCTAGTGATATCAAGTAAGTCATTACCTAACGTATTTGTCTGTAATATATATTGTTTCAAATTCTCCAATTCCAGACGTTTCTTGGAATTAGAGACAGCCATAACATTAAGATGACGTAACGACAAGCTATTATCCGTAAGACTGATGTAAGCCAAGGAAAGATCGCTGTTCCTGTACATCACGGTCCAATCGTATCCTTCCTTCTGGCATACTTGAGCCACGGCTAGATGAATATCCAATGTCCGTTTCTTGAAGTCATCGAAATCATTAAAGTAAGTCTGGGTCTGTAACATGGTGGCGTTAACCCCCTGTTTTACGCCCGTAGAACTCTCGTATCTGGTTGACTGACCCATTGCCTGCTCGGATATACCTATCATCCTATAAGCCATCATATAGGCGTAAGAAGCCATTTCCATACGGGATCTTATCTGATCCGTATTAGTAAGATCATATACACCGAACTGGTTATATATGCTACTCATCTGCGGATTCTGGTAAGGATTGTTCGTATCGTTACCACCTACGCCCATAAACGAAACGGACTTCACGATCTGCATAAAAGTAGCCAAAGCTCCCTTCTTGTCCATCATATCCTTATATTCCGTAGGCAGGAATCCTAAGTCGCCTAAGAAGAACTTACCGATCTCCTTTTCGGCGTTATTGTATAGCTGATTCATAGCAAGGTTATACATCATCTGGAACGGCTGTATGCGATCAGCGAGACTAGCCCCTATAAATCCCGAAACCGGAATGACATAATCATACAGACTGCTGTCACCATGTATCTGATGAGGTATTGGATCCCCACCGATATATATAGGCTTATCCATTAAATTACCTCCGGTGATCTTAACGCCAAACCTAACCTCAGGAACATACTCCAAGATGTAGGTGTTCACCTCAGGATCACTGACGGCTTCGGCCATAACCCTCTTCACTTTCTTGATACCGTTCTTCTCCAAGAACTCCGGGAGAAGCTCATCTGTCACAAGCTCCTGATCCACCATCCCAGTCTCCGTCATGTAAGTTATTAAGAATACCGGTTTCATGGATACCCAATATCCCTCCATAACCCTAAAAAGGCGGGAATCTATCTCATATCTCTTACCATTGGACATGTCAGAGTTAAAATAGCCAAAGGGATGGAAGCGGGGCAAGAAGCGGGGCTGGGTGTGCTCCTCCCCGTCCGGCCCGAAGGTGTGGTACTCACCCATCGGAACGCCGTAGTAATCCTCAGCGGCGACTATAGATTCATAGTCATGGTATCCCTTCCATGGGACAACCTCATTCTCGTACATACCGGTAATAGACGGTTTCTTTTTCTTCCAGTCATACCTAGCACCGTCATTAGATACCCATCCCTCATAATCATCGTCACCTCCCATAATCCGACGCTTGTCCTTGGCTGTCATCTTATGGCCGTATCTTGATATCAGCTCAACACCCTCGTAATAATGAATACGGCCCACATAAGATCCGTATTGCGGGTATTTCACGTCAGGATGGAATACCTCCATCGGACTCCATACCTCCGGACGGTAGTAATCGAAACCAACGAAATGATTCCGGAACATCTTTCCGCTAAGAAGACGATCCCGGAAATTCTCCCTGTCAAGCTCATCCATATAAAACCGGCTACGGTCAGCCTCGATCGTATGATCCCCCCATACCGCCGCCTGCGTCTTCCATCTTGTACTCATGAACCTCTGGATATCATCAGGGGTCATAGACGCTTTGGCCTGTTGGATTTGCTGAACATAAGCCTGACGCTCCTCCTCGGAATTAAACTCATTGTACGTAGGATCAAGACCGTCCTCCACAAGACGCTGATTAACGATAATATCCCACTGTTCTTGTATATGACGATGAAGTAAGTTTGACATCGTATCCTCATACTCACTTATAGCCATATCCCCTACCTCGTTAACCGTATACTTATCCTGTAGGTTTGTCAGCCATCCCTCAAAGGCATTTACGATACCACCTATTATATCATAATGCTTCAAGAAAGAAGGTATCCTTATATCGCTCCTTAGCTTCTGTACGTTCCTTAACTGAGGGATAACATCCGCCATCTCCATAAAAGATAACTTACCATCCGCCATCAGATAATAGTCACGGTACATCTGGTTGCGATCATACTGTTTCAACCCTATCGTCTCAAGAGCGTCCATACAATCCTCCTTCCATTTCCTGTTCTTTTTCTTCGTGGAAATAGCCTGAGGAGGTAATCCTAATAACGCTCCTTTTGCTGGAAACGAATGATCTCTATTAAACACTTCCATGATTATTCAATTTTATTTACAACAAAGATAGGCGTTTAATTGACATTCATTTACCTAAAAGCTCCTATAGATACCGATCCAAAGGCAGAGGCATATACCTCATGGTGTTTATAAGCGTCTTCCTTGCGGGCATTATTCATCTCCTCGATCTTCGATTTAGGCATGTAATTGTTATCGTCAAAATATCTGGCGAGAACCAACGCATGCCCGAACGCTATTATCCTATCGACGTTCAATCCGGGCTTATACTGTATTATCTCATCCAATAGGGCTATATCATCGATCAGCTCAATACCCTTGACAGTTATATCAAGACCAGTCTGATCATCATAACCAATAACGAAATCCTGCCAGCAATAATCCACTACGCACGAGAATAGCAGGTTCTGGTTGCCGGGGGTCGGGTATAGCCCCAGCTTGCTGTTCTGCCGGGAGCCGGCCTTCACATACTTATTGGCTATTGCCTCACCAGCAAACAGAAAGAAAGACGCTGGCATACCGCTTTTACGGTTAAGATACTGCTCATACATCTGGTCAGCGTTCTCCATAAGACATATAGCACCATATCCTTTCTGAAGTACCTCGCATGTACGACAGAATTGGTCTATAGATGATGGGCGGGATACGTAAGAGGCAACTATTCTATAGGCATAAGGATCTCGGATACCAACACGCCTTTTGAATATATAAAAGGATCCCAATGAAGGAGTATCAGACTTGGCCTGCTTATACGGATCTTGGCCCGCCACATAAATAAAATCATCAAACCTATTGGATTGAGGCATCTCGAATATCTGGACAGGAGCGTCAATAACACCGCCGCTAAACGGGAATCCAGCCAGTTGCTTATTCGATTTAGTAGTCCCCAGTTTATTACCTGACTCAAGAAAGACATCACACAGCATACCGCTATATTGCCCCGACTCAAGGAGATCATTCTTATGCTTGATAGCGTACTCGACCGGGAATAGGTTCTGGGATGAGCTTAAAAAACAGTCGTCAATCGTAAATGGATAGAACATGGTATGAGAAGTGTACGCAACCCTATCTTTTGTAGATAGTTTCTTCCGTTCCTCATTAAGTTTATTGGTACTAGCCTCGAAATCAGTAGCGTCGATCTTGATCTTATTAAGCTTCTTGTCATCAGGCTTACCAAGATAATCGCCCAATCCTATAGTTCTCTTAACACCGGAGTTAGCCATCTGACCGGGGACAAACATCGCCCATTTCCTTTCTTTCCATGTTTTCCCTTTCATGGCTCTCCGATTTAAAATATCCCAGTCCATGACCAGGAGATTGTATGTATCAGGATCAGAGAACATCTCCTGAGCGTCCTTGGATAGTTCCACCTCACCACCGGTACCAGCCAAGATAGGACTGAGACGCCAGCCATAAGGAGTGTCGTAGGACGGCATGGCGGCCGTGTACGGTTTCTTGATAGGTCCCTTACCTACCTCGTCGAAAATAGCCGTGGCTGGGGTCAGACCGGCAGTCTTCTGCGTGGATGTCTTCCTACCCATGTTGATATTGGCTATGGATATTATGGCATGAACATCACGAACCCCGTTGGACATACGCTTGCCTAAGGTGACACCAGAACTCCAATCGGTCTTGGTCCTGTTAATTCTGAAAAAAGGATGCACATGATCAAGCCCATACTCACAATACTCACCTATATTAGATAAATCGCTATCGCTGAAACCTACCACGGAATGACTAAGCCCGATCGTCATGGTAGCGTTCATCTGAAGAAGGGATGACATGATAGTCGTATTATGGGATACGACAAAATTAGTGGTAAGGAACTGATGGGACTTGTTATCGACCTCAATACAAGTAGCTTTATACTTCCCGTAATAATCTATATCGGATATCCTAAGCCTGTTATGGGTCTTAGATATATACATATCATCACCATCCATGACGCAATAATATCCCATAGACCAGAATATTCTTCTTACGAAGGATATAATATACTCACTTTTGTAAACGACCTTAAAACGATCGTCACCAGTACTTATGCCGCAAGCTATCTTCATGAATGAGCTTATAAACAACTCTTTCTGTTTTTTGGATGAATAAATAATATCATCCATCTCCTTATTGCTTAACTCGAAGATCCTGTCGGTAGATCCACAAAGGAAAGAGGCGGTCAGAGACCCAAGGAGCTGGGGCGACATCAGCCACCGCCGCTCGGGGAAATCCACGGCCTCCCCTATGTCTATGGTCATCTTATGGAAGTCAGAGTGGATGATACCCATGGTGCTCATGACTTTATAATCACCATGATATTTAACCTTCCACTGATGTTGACCGCAACATACTATACTGCGCCCGTCCTCAAACGTAACCTTATACATATCAACGAACCCTTGAGGATATACGCCTACTACAGTCGTAAGCTTACCATCATCGCCATATATGATATCACCGATATCAGCGAACCCTATCTTCTTAGGTCCATAAGGAGTATATATCAGCTCCGAGTCCAGAAGGGCCTTTCCAAAACGACGGGTACCGAACATCCCCAGCCCTTTCTTCTCCTGACGGGCACGTTGGTACATCTCAGCGAAAAACCATTCATTATCACGTAACCGGCTGATAGCAGGAACACGCTCCCCATTTGGAAGATCTTGAAATACGGGAAAGAAATTAACATGCCAATAAAGCCATGGCGGGATGAACGTACCGTTGATAGTCACCCCGTTCTTGACCTTATAAGCCTCCTCCGTGAAGAACTGCTTAACATCATCATCTTGATCCTCCCAGCCGAACAAATCGTTCCACACTGGAGGATTCTTCATGTTTACATAAAATTCTGGACTCGTGCTTAACCCCATCACTTCATACTTTTTAATACGGACTCTATACCTCCAGACACTTGTCCCTTACGTTCCTTCTTCTGGACATTGCTGACACTCCTGTATACATCCATGATCCCACTCTTCTCCATATACGAGTCATTCCATACGTTGATCTTATCGATCAGCTTGGATATGAAATCGAACGCCCTAGCCATATCCTCAGGCTTCTCCTTATCCCATGGATGCTTGGCGATATACGTCTTGGCGTCATCCACGGCCTTGGATATGACCTCAAGATTATCGTTTACCCGATCGACGTCCCTACTCGTCGGCTTTCGTCTTCCCTGTGGCATTTTCTTTTAATTCCTTAAATTCATTATACTGCTTCATAAGAAGCTCATAAGATTGAACAACCCCGATCTTACTTACTTCCGTCACGCTCATGTCATGGAACATATCCTCAAGCTCCTTGTCAGCGTATCTCAGACGTTCCTTGTCATCATAAAACACGAATCCAGATGTTCTGTCTTCTATAATGCTCTTGGCGGTGGACGCATATGTCGTATCTAAATCCAGATCCATACCGAAGCTGGTAGCCAACTGGATTATGAACATCAACCTAGAATTGACTTTTACAGCCTCTATATTCAACATCTGTATCTTATGGGTCATCTCATGAAGAACGACAAAATCCTCCTCTTTTATCAATGAAGATGATTTAAGGGCTATCTTCTTAGTCCTATCCTCAATATCGCTATACAAACGCTTGCTCTCACGTTTTATAGCTATCCAATGCCTTATATGAGTATCCGCCTCTTCTTTAAGATAATCTCTAATCTCTGTTTTTATATCTTTATCTTCCATATTACGCATTATAATCATTGTTGTTTAACTCAATCTCATCACTGATGCTTTGGTCTATAGACCTCAATAAATCCCTGGTACTAACATCCCGCAAGAAGCGGACATTACCACCATTAGCCCTAGCTATCCTCCTTAAAGCGGAGTAAAGTATATCACCCAACGAATATTCAGGCAACTCACGGCATCCGACTTCCATGACAATAAGGGCATGGATACGGTCATCTATCTTGCTTCTTACGAGATTCCTCATGGCATTATTTATAAGCTTCCCCTATAATACGTAGTGGGAAATGTTTGAAATTACGTTCAGGATCATCCTTCACATAACCGGTAAGAGATAGATGTTTCTCAAAATGACCTTCCGGGTATTTTGATGTATCCAACGTCATACGAAATATGGTTCTATTCTCGTTATCAGGATGATTGTTGTATGATACGTCACCTATACATCCGCATGAAAAATGTTTATCCTTAACATGGAATCCATCCTTATGAGTTATGAACAACACGATCTCAACCTTATCTCCTATCTTCTGATCGAAAAGATTTATATAAAACTCACTTTCATCATCCGATAGTCCCACATCGAAATTATCATTAGGACTCTCGATATTAAAATCGTTATGATCGGCGGTTATGACCTCCATAGCATTCCATTTGGCTTTCTCCCCCTCCACGAACTTTAACGGGCATACCTCTGTCTTCATCCAAGCCTTTTCCTTGATAAAGCAACCACACAACGAGCACCCCGGTCTTCCAATTAATCTATGAAACAATACCTTAGGAGGCAACTTAAAGAACCAAATATTAGAGGAATTCTTAGGACATTTCTTGCATAAATCAAGACGATTCTTGTACCACTCCGGATAATCCTTCTCATCCTTAGGAATCCTGCCCAATAAACTGTCTTCCCAAGCTTGGGCTATTACTTGGGCTTTACCAATTGTTTGCATATTATTTTTTAAATTGTTGTTGTTGAAAATCCTGTAACTGTTCCCATGTCATACCATACCGGCATTGATACATAGCCTCATGGTTGTCACGTATAAGGGGATCTCCGTTCTTCAATCCCTCCATACCCTCTATCACCTTTATCTTCTTATCCAGACAATCAAGCTCAATAGGCATCCTTTCGTCTGGATAACGATTACCCTCCTTGACATATATGCGACGTATCTTATCACGTCTTACACGCATCTCACGAAGATTGCAGATAACGTATCCGATAAACGGGATCCTGATAGATATATTATCGGTATATCTGGCGAGATGATGGATATAAGATACGGATGCTTTCATGCACCACTCGACCTGTTGCTTGGTAAACTTCCCTCCAGATCTTCTCACCACCTCATCGACAATATCCCTGTCGAACGAAATAAGACTCCTATCCATCGATATTCAATTTGTTTCTCTTGAATACGAATCCCATTACACGGGTGTCATCACCCTCTCCGTCAAGAACAAAATAATTACGTAGGCTTCTCATCTCAATAGACAGCTCACGGGTACGGAAATTTCCGTTCTTCTTGTCTACTAAAAAACCGCCACGCTTTAGCTCATTGTTAAGGACAGCGATATAAGATTCCTTCTGTCCATAACAATCCATATACTTGGCCCTGGTATCATCCGAGTATCCGTAGTTGATGTAGAAAGAAAGTAAGTTTATCGTCCTTTCAGTAATCAAGCTCCTACCTTTGGAATCCAGATAGCCGTTGTATATCCTTAAGAACTGCTGGATCATATCCAACCTAGTATCATAAGGCAACGCAAATACGAAAGCTTTCCTCTGTTCGGCCATATAAAATTAGTTTTCGACAAAACTACTTTAAAAAAATATCGTTGTCAAGAAATTATGCCATAATCAACATAATATATGCTGATTAACATGTATTTACGAACATCAAAAGGGGAAAAGGCGGTGGAAGTGGCGGAGGAAAGCCAGATAAGTCCACCGTAAGACACGGCAATGAGGCCAGTGGAGCACAGACCATACATGCCTCCGAGCGGCGGTGGACAGCCCTATCCTGCCTCAAGGGACATGACCACCCCTTTTCCCTTTGGATTCCTTCTTGCTATGTTATGGGATATAAAGCCAAGGGGAAATGGGAAGCCTTGGGACATGGAGCCTGCCGTAGAGGATACGGGCAGCCGGAGCGCGAGCGATCGTACAAGACCTCGCTTTTTCTTCTTTGGCTTATGCTCCACCCGATCCCCCCTACCGGGGTACCGGCTTCCGGTATAGGATACGGCTTCTACCAGGTTTAGCCTGCGGTATCCTGCCTGACGGCACCATACCTTGGCGGTAAAAAGCAATGTTTTATTAAATAGAGACTTTAAGTGGAGTACACAGGAACTCGACGTCAGGAGAGGTTCTGTGTACGGATAGAGATATTAGAAAGTAGTATATGTTTATAGAGTTAATTATATTTAATAAATATACCTATTAACGCGCGCGTAACAAGTAGGTTGAGAAAAAACGATCGTTCACGCGCACAGCGTTTTACGAACATTACCTACCCTCCTTAAACAACAAATGGGCGACCTTCACAGGCTACCCATCCATCCGAATAACTTGTTTCGTATTGATGAAACTTGTATATTCGCAGCAAATAAAAAATCTCATGGAGACAAAGGTAGCACTTTTACAGAAAATGAAATCAAATTTCGATAAGATTCTTACCGAAGCATATATCCCAAAAGATATACAAGCAAAAAAAGATGAGCTTGGATGCCTAAGGCTTCCGGCAGGATCACTTGTCTGCCCAGTAGATTACAAACCTGTAACTAATAAGGACGGGAAGAAGGTTACGGCCGTAAAATACTCGAACAAGAAAGATAATATAAGAGGTTCCGGTATGGTTATAGAAAAGAAGTGTAAGCAGGTAACGGCTTATCTTTCTATCATAAATGTACAGAAGCATGTATTTTTAAGAAATAGGATGAGAGATGGTTACCGTGACCGTATCGAGATCAATACCGATGATTTTATAGATATCCTATCCGATGGCATAGCTTATTTCTGCTATAGGCATGTAATTGAAAATTGCCATGAGGATATAGACTATCAGCTAAAGACGCTTAAGGCTTACGCCGAGGGCGAGATAAGAATAGCTTTATCTGATATCATGATCTACTCGTATAAGGCTAAGAAGAATGAGGATACGAAAGACATATTCGTAGGTAAGAAAAGATCCGTATACAAATGTCTGGATAAGAATTTAAGCTCAGACGAAAGACGGAATATGGCTAACAAAAGCCGGAAACTTGATCGGGTAAGAATCCTTTCCAAGATAATATTCAGAGCCAGAACCAGAAACGTACATCATATATACAAAGTAACTAAAAGAAAGACAGTTAAGTTCAATGTAGCATACCTTCTTAATGAGTTGAATAAGAATCTCATAGGCATAGGTATGCAAGAGATATCTCAATCCACTATATACAGATATATAAGCATGTTCTTAGACATGTGTAAGAAGAGTATATCCGATTTGTATGAAGAGGTGGTGAAGAACAATGGAGTGGTTAACACGAAAGACAATAACAATGTAACTATAGGGCATATAAGGGCATCATACAAAGGAAGCGTGCTGCATATTCTGATATCTACAGACTACATAATAAACGTGTTTTTAGGTAAAAAATCAGCTGAGATGAGCAAGGCTGGATGATTTGAGTATCAGATATAAAATTTAATATTTACATATTATTCACATTTATTTTTATTAGTTAATTATAACTATTCGTATCTTTGTATCATAAACTTAAAAAGATATGATACAAGAGGATTTTAGAAATGAAAACGACCTCCTTCGTCATATTATGACGGTGGATAAAAACGTGGAGCAGGGTCGTGCCTTGAAGAAGATTTTCACCACTAGGGAGAATCTGTTCATTACCGGTAGAGCTGGTAGTGGTAAAAGTACGTTCATGAGACGTATCGTAAAGTTCTTGGGTAAGTGCGTTATCGTAGCCCCGACTGGAGTAGCGGCGTTGAATGCCGGTGGACAGACCATCCATTCGTTCTTCTCTATAAAGAACGATCCTTATATACCTTCTATCGAGAGAGGTATGTTATCGAATAAGGTGGATGTAAGTCCGTTTATGAAGAAGAAGATCAAGAATCTTGATACTATCGTCATTGACGAGATAAGTATGGTAAGACCTGATTTGCTTGATGAGGTAGCTGACATACTTAGACAATGCAGGCGTAGCAAGGAGCCTTTCGGTGGTGTTAGGTTGATTATGTTTGGAGATCTATCACAACTACCGCCTGTGGTGACGGCGGATGATTTTATCGACAAATATTATGAGAGCCGGTTCTTTTTCTCATCAAAGGCATTAAGAGCGTCAGGATTCTCGGTCATTACCTTCGAGAACGTATTCCGTCAAAAAGATCCTCAGCTTCTTTCCGTACTTGAGGATATAAGATGTGGGGTTATTACCGACGAGTCAAGACAGATATTGGATAGCAGGGTCAAGTATCCGGATAATATGGATAATACTATAATTATATGCTCAACTAACAAAGAAGCTTATGAGATAAATAAGACTAATCTTGATAAGATCAATAATAAGGTATTTAAGTTCGATGCCACTGTATTCGGGGAGAAGCCTGTAGCGCCTTGCGAGGATGAGCTTATAGTAAAGGTAGGGGCTAAGGTCATAATAACCAGAAACGGCAATGGGTATGTCAATGGCTCGATGGGTATCATAACCAGCATAGATACTGTTGATGAGACGATATATGTTCATCTAGATAACGATACTGAGGTGGAGATAACCAAAGAGAAGTGGGAGAAGATAAAGTACAAGCAGGTAGATGATTCCCTTGAAGGTATTTCTTGCGGCTATATAATACAATATCCATTGAGGTTAGGATACGCTATAACCGTTCATAAATCTCAGGGAATGACTTTAGATAATATATTCGTAGACATCAGCAGAGCCTTCGAAATAGGACAGATATATACCGCTCTTTCAAGATGTAGGTCTATAGACGGGCTTTATCTGAAATCAGTGCCTAAGGAAGATATGGTACTGCTAAGCGATAAGATATCTGACTTTATAGAGAAGGTGGATGAGAATGAGGGTGTTTTGAATCCAGAAAAGATATCTGATATCGGTAAGGATATGATCAAGAAACAACAGGATTTGTTTAATTTCGATGAATACGGATTATAATGGCTAAGAAAGAACTTTTTTCAGACGTAGATGAGTTAGTATCATCTTTAAATAAAGAGCTTGGGGAAGGCTCGATAATGAACTTCGGCGATGATAAGCCTATAATATCCATACCAAGGGAAAGCACTGGTTCGCTGGTGGTGGACAAGGCCCTCGGCGGCGGATGGGCGGTAGGCCGGATCCATGAGCTGGTAGGCATGGAATCTTGTGGCAAGACCATGATGTGTACGTTAAGTATGATCGAGTTCCAGAAAAAGCACCCCGATAAGCTGGTAGCTATAATAGACGTGGAGAACGCTTTTGATATCGAATACGCTAAGAAGATGGGATTGGACGTTAACCGGTTCCTTATTTCCCAGCCAAGCTACGGGGAACTGGCTATCGATATCACGGTCAAGCTGGTGGAGTCCGGCAGGGTAGGCTTTATTGTCGTGGATTCTGTGGCGAATCTAGTCCCTAAGAAGGAGATTGAGGGTGATATGGAAGACAGCAACATGGGATTGCAGGCTCGTTTGATGTCCAAAGCCATGAGGGTTCTTACAGGAATCGTAAACAAAAGCGACTGTGTTCTGGTATTCATCAATCAGTATCGGGAGAAGATCGGTGTTATATACGGCGATCCTAAGGTAACGACCGGAGGTAACGCTCTTAAGTTCTATGCCTCTATCCGTATGGAGATGTCAAGGAAGAAGGTCATTGTAGGAGAAGACGGGTCTTCTATCGGTCATGAGGTTAGGATAAAGGTATTGAAGAACAAGACAGCTATACCTTTCCAGATAGCAGAGACGGCTTTGTATTATGGCGTAGGATTTGACAAGGAGCTTGAACTTTTGAAGTTATGTGAGGAAACCGGTATCTTTACCCGTAAAGGATCATGGTACTGGTATGGCGAGGTCCGGGTAGGGAATGGAGTGGATAATACGTTAAGTATCATGAGGGATAATCAAGAATTGTGTCAAGAATTAAGAACTAAATTGAATTTGTAATCATGGCAATAGGAGTAAAATTTGTAGACGTAATACCGTCCAGTGTAGAGAACGCTGTCGAGGTTAAGAAAGGGGATGTGAAGAACTATCTGTTCGTAGGTATTCCCATGAGTGAGTTTATCGGAAAGAGATATGAGTATGAGGGATTCATATACATGTGCCTACAGGGTGTTACCGGTGGTACGGAACTTGGCGGCGATATAGCCATAGCCGTATTAAGACCAGTTCGGCCAGCGACAGGGCAGGCTTCTTATCATTTGGTGTCGTATACACCTCTTACGTATACGAGATCTGATGTAGCGATATTACTTAGAAATGGCGATTTTAAGGTTGTTAAACGAGACGATTGTAATCTTATCTAATATGGGAACATATATCTCGATAAAATCAACGGTAAACGCATTCAGGTACGGTATTGATCCTATACCTGAATGGTTCGATAAGATATCTAACAAGACTGATGAGGTTGATGTTATGGTTGAAGGGAATAAGGTAAAGGCATTGGATATAAGGCTAGAAAATGGCATTCTACGGGCTTTTTACGGTTATTATATAGGTATGTATCCGGATAACTCAATACAGGTGTTTAGACCGGAGGATTTCCATTCATTATATACGTTGAAGTTATGAATATATCAATAGGTATAGATCCGGGTATAGACACCGGAGGATTGTCCATGATCCCAGAAAATGGCGAGGTTAAGGTAATTATGACTCCAAGGATATCGGTTAAGGGGGATATAGATCTTAGGGCTATATCAAGCTTCTTCCTCGATGCCGCTGACAAGATCCAAGAAAAGGGAGGCGGGACGCTGGCGATCGCCGTCGAGGACGTCCATAGCATCCACAACAGCTCGGCAGCCAGCAACTTCACCTTTGGCGGGAGACGCCGGGAACCGAACGCCCTATTCGCTATGATGGTGGAGATGATGGAGCGATACGGATCTCACCCGGATGTTAGGTTCATGTTCGAGGAGGTGCAACCAAAGACCTGGCAGAAGGAACTTCATACGACAGCCGATCGGGTGTATACGGCGGCGAAGTTAGACACGAAGGCTACCTCCATCCGATGTGCCATGCGCCTTTTCCCTTTGGTTTCTTTCGTGAAACCATGGTCAGGAAAAGGAGTACAACCTACTAAGATACAAGACGGAATGTGTGACGCCACGCTTATAGCCGAGTATATTAGACGTAAGTTTAAACTATTTTAATACTATTAAGTATTTATTGTATTTGTATTAATATAATTATGATTATATTTGCGATGTAATAAAAAGTTGTTCGTTATGCTTATAAGATGCTTGTCGAAGTCATTAAATGAGAAGTTGGGCAAATTGGAGACGGTTGTTAAGAATGCCGGTCCCAACTCCCTTTATAAGGATCTTAAGATAGATGTTGTCAATAATCTGGCTTATATCACTTCCGTAAATGCAAAGGTATGTGTTATAGAGCGATTGGAGGTAGAGGCTGACTCTAACTTCTCTTTCTTGGTAGAGGCAAGCTCTTTTATTAAGTTCATGAAAAAACAGAAGAATTGTGAGATTACGATACTGCTTTCGGATAGAAAAGATCAGATCACGATCCACTACGCTTCTGGTGAGTATAGTTGTCCGGCTTTTGATATCAATACATTCCCACAGGTACATAAGATACTTGATGGAGGAATTAAGGTTAAGATGAGCGATTATGTTTCGGTTCTTAACAAAGCCAGCGATTATACGGAGGTAGATGACTTTTATCCATGCATCGAGAATGTGGTTATTGATATTGATGATATTAATATTAATATAGTAAGTACGGATAGAAATACTATTTACAGGTATTTTGTCCCTAATCAGGATAAGGTAGAGAAGATGTTTATACCGGTATCGAACGAATCCGCGATATTGCTTGATAAGCATATCAATAAGTCATCGGATATGTTGTCTATAAAAGTGGATGATACTAAGACTTATTTCTCTACGCCTGATATGGATATGTATGAGACCCATTTTGAGGGTAATTATCCAAATTGGAGGTTCGTGGACGAGCATTTTGTCAAAACAAGTACCTATGTCTTTGATAAGGATCTACTCGTCCAAGCCCTCCAAAATAATCTTAAAGTAAATGAGTTTGATCATTGTAAGTTGATATTTACCGATAAAGGATGTGGTATTATGTCAGAGAACCCGTCTTCAGGTAAATCATGTAAGGAAAGACTTACCCCTTTGTCTCATTATGGTGAAGATATTGTATGCAACGTGTTATGTGGAAGATATCTGGGTATCATAAAAAGCATATCGTGTAATAGGGTAGTTATCGAGCATGATCATAAATCTCATTTCAATAAGATTTATGGGGAGGATAATAAGAACGAGTATTTCTTGTCATCATCAGTTATTGTTTAATATTTAAAAATATATAAAATGGGAGTTAGAGAAAATTCATCAGGTGGTAATAACCATTACTTTAAAGTAAGTGGTAGCGGATTATTATATCAGTCATCGAGAGAGCCAAAGGAAGGTTTCGAGGAGCATATAAACGAGAAGACCGGAGCAGTTTCTTATTGGAGGGTATTCTGGAACGGTATCGAAGGCTATTTGTCTGACATCAATGTGCGAGAAGTGGAGTTCAATGGAATAAATGCCAAATACTTATCCATAAAGATAAGTGATGAGGATGGTAATTACTTTATAAACGTTCCTTTGATGACTCAAAAAGGAGGTATCAATAATTACGTTAAGTCACTGGTAAGGTACTTGCCTAATATCGACCTGAAACGTAAGGTGGTGATCAATCCTGCTCATGCTAAGAAAGGGGATCAATATGCTCCCGGTAATTTCTTTATCTCATACGCAAGGGAGACTCCTGACGGTAAGGACGAGCTTATCCAGCAATATTATAAGAACGGGCAGAATGGATGGCCTGACAGGGTTGAGAGTACTGATATAATGGGGAATAAGAAGTTTGATTATACGACCCAAGACGCTTTCGCTTATCAGGTACTTAATAAATATATCCAAAGTATTAAAGCGGATGGCGTGAGACCGGTTCAGTCTCCAAGCCAAAACAACGCTGGTGAGGCTATAACGCAAACGCCCCCACCGTCATACGCTACGCAGGCTCCGCAGCAAGCGCAAGCCCCTTTGTTTGGAGGTCAACAACAACCTCCTCAATATCCTCCTTTTGGAGACGACAGTGATCTTCCATTTTAATTAACTAATTAAAAAACAGAAAGTTAATGGAGAGTAATTTCAATATATCTACTAAAGTGAATCGTGTCTCGATGCCTACCCAAAATAAGGTAGATACGGTTATGAAGAACCTAGGGCATCGATCTTGTATAGCGTATTCCGAGGAAAAGGATATGTATTATAAGGATGGAGAATGGGTAGCGTCAGATCTTGACGCTACTATCTTACCTCTTAGGGAGATGTTCGAGAAGACATCTGATTTGAAGTTAGGATTGAAGATCGTTTATTTAATAATCAAATTATAATGGCCAGTATTGAGGATATTAAAAAGCTTCTGGAAAGCAAGTCGTTTACATCAGCCAGAGACCTTGATGAGCTTGAGGAGAAGCCGGATGATAAACAAAACGAGGTTAGATTGAATTGCGACCCTATGGTAGGGATGATGGAGGAAGAGGGGAAGATCTTCCTTAACTCCGTAAGATTCTCGAAAGCATGGAACTCGTTGGGTAAGGATATTCCTATCAAGCAGGGTAATGCTTTCCCATTAGGACAGGGTGATGTCCTTGATATAGACACAGGGGTATGGGCGTCGTTTCCGGATAATACCATAGGGGTGTTGATGATGCTGCCGTCGTTTACCGGAGATACGGGACTTACTTTGGTAGGATCACCGTTCGTCTCGTCTAATAACGGGAATATCATGATCAGGGTCACTAATGTCCGTAAGGATATGGCTATAGTCGAGAAAGACAAACATATAGCTGAGTTAATTATAGTCGGCAAGATAAAAGCCGATATTTTTAGAACTTATAAAAGTAATGAACATGTTCGGATTGAAGATAGTAAAGAGTAGCTATATAAATACTCTAAAACAGGATCTTGATGAGGCTATTAACTATTCAAATAAATTAAGAGAAGATTACAAAAATGCTCTTGCGAAGGTATTTGAATTGAATGAGAAAGTAAGTTATCTTAATACGCTCATTGATTCTATTAATAAAGATATAGAATCAAAGGATTCTCATATAGTTAAGATGGGAAATGAGCTTAGTAAATCAAGAGAGCTATATAATGAGTCGGTAAAAGAGAAAGAAACTCTTAAACGGGCTTATATGGATATCGAGAAGAAACATAAACTATCATCTAAATTACTCGATGAGGCTAGAAGAAGATATAAGGAACTCGAGGATCAGAATAAGGCTATGTCCGATCGTATCCAGTATCTGGAAAATCATATCGATCCAGAGGCTTTAGACAATGATGTACCTGATGAGGTTGTTGTTGATGAGGATAAGATGGACCCTAATTCCGGTCATATTGATATACCTGAAAATAATGCCTCTGAGGTTACTGATGCCGATGCCGGCAATGACGTAAATGTCGAGAATAAGGCGGAGGATAAGAAGAAATCTAAGAAACGTAAAAAATCTAAGAAAAGTGAATAAGATCTTGTTTTTCTTGTTAACGTTATTTACCTTAGCGGTTGTCGGATGCAGTACGTCAAGAACCTATTATACGGAATATGATACTACTGACATATCTTATGTAGTGGATTCCATAGTGTCTTCCGGGACCGTGATGGGCCAATGGAAGGAGTGGCGGTTTACGCTGGACGACGGCCGGGTCGATAACTTTGGCTTCACCGCCCTGTACGACGCCAAGGGAAAGGCTAGGGGGTCTATACAGGTAAGGCAGAGATCCGATACGTTTAATATTAAGATAATTGATTACCATAAAAAAAGATAGATAATGAAATACGGACTAGGTTACATACCTTCACCAGCGGATGACAGGGACGCTATTATGAATATGCAGCATGAGGCTGTTCCTGATGAGTATAAGGTCAATAACGTTGATAGCGTAGTGGATCAAGGATCTTCTCCTATTTGCGCTGCGGTAAGCTTAGCTGAGATACTTAACTGGAGAAAGAGTATAAGGGCTATTAAAAGACCGGCTAAGATCTCTCCCTACGATATATATGATCTGAGAGAGGATAAGGATCAAGACGGGATGGTTCTTCGTGACGCTATCAAGTCTATCAAGAACATAGGCGTAGATGGGGAGAAAATAAACAGTTACGCTAGGATCATAGATCCGGTATCAGCCAAGGTAGCTTTGATGCTGAATGGCCCTCTGGTTATAGGTCTGTATTGCTATAATTATGGTAATCGATTCTGGCAAGGCCAAGGACAGAACTTGGGAGGTCATGCCGTTATCCTTACCGGCTGGGACAAGGCCGGCTTCGTCCTACAGAACAGTTGGGGGGCGGGATGGGGTAGATCTGGTGTGGAGACGTTCCCGTTTGAGGATTGGTGCTATATGCTAGAATGTTGGACAATAGTTTCATAAAGTTACTATATAAACTTCGAGAAATTCCTATCCATATCCTCTTGTGAAAGACGATGTGGAAACCATCCTGGCGTATCCCCTCAAGCTTATACCTTGTAGAAAGGGTAGTTGGTCGCACGTGGGTTCAAGCCCCTCCGCCAGGACTACGTTGTTTTTTGGGGAAAAACTAGCATAGAGTTTTGTCATTAGATTTAGAGTTTAGATTTTGTTTGATGTCCTTGTCCGGGAGGATCGGGACATATGGATCCGAGGATCATTGGATGATTACCATAATATTGGAGATGCTGGTTCGATTCCAGCCGGATTCGCTAAAATATTGTTTTAATATGGATAATGGATATGTAGAGATAATAGATACGACTCATCATAGAGCTAGAAGTAGCGGAGCTGTATATGAACATATAATCGTGGCTGAAAGAAAAATAGGAAGACTTTTGAAGCCGGAAGAAGTCGTTCACCATATCAATAAAATAAGGCATGATAATAGACCTGATAATCTTATGATATTTAGATCTAATGCCGATCATACAAGGTTTCATCATGGAGCTGAGGTTTACTTTGATAAGGAAGGGATAGCGTATTGTAAACCCGTGGAAGTTAAGTATTGCTCGTGCTGCGGTAAGGATTTATGTCATGATACTGAGGGAAGTTTGTGTTTTGATTGTAATAACAAGAAAAGAAGAGAGGATATGTTATCCAAATATGGTGATATAACTAAGGATAAGCTTTTTGATATGCTTAAAAATGAGTCTTTCCTAAGTGTCGGTAAAAAATTAGGCGTATCTGACAATATGGTAAGGAAAATATGTGATATCTTTGGCATTCCAAGACATGCCTCTTACTACAGAAAATTAAAGGATTGATAATTAGGGGAGTTAATTTAACGGATAGAATTTACGATTCCTAATCGTAGCGTGGATAAGGGTTCGATTCCCCCACTCCCCACATGGTGTTTTCTTAAACATATTCCCGTAGGTCGGTAATTAACGATAACCGGTAGACAGCCTACGGGAATCAACAAAATCTTACGTGCTTAAGATCGCTTTCAGTTCTATTTTTCGTGTGTAATCTATAGGAGGGTAGCACGACCCTCCTTTTTATAATAACTATTTGGGATGGACATTAATCAAATAAAAAAGTACCTGCCATTAGGATGGGATGTGGTTGATCTAATAGATCACGGCATAATTGATCTTGATATCATGAATGGTAAGATGATGGGTGAGTATGTGGCTGTGTTGATGATAAAATCTTATGATAAGACCAATGGTCATATTCTAACCACTTTCTCGTTCCATGATAATGATATGGAGAAGTTGAGGATGTTGATAGGTAACGCTATAATGGCGGTAGGATATAGGAATAATCCTCTGACAGGAGATGGGAACACGGCAATCAAATAAAGGCACGGAATACACTGAAAGAGGGATATTGGATATCCTTAACAGACAGTTCTTGGTATCTCCTAGATGGATTATAAACAACTTGTATGTCTATAACTGGGAGTCCGATTATCTGGCTATAACCAGATCCATGTACGCTTATGAGGTTGAGGTGAAGATCTCGTTGGCTGACTATAACAAGGATTTCGAGAAGGAGGGTAAGCACCAAGTAATGCAAGGCTGGTTCGAGGCCCGGAAGCAAGCCCTATACGAGACCGGGGACTGGGTCAGGTACGGCCGCCCCAACTACTTCTACTACTGCGTTCCTGATGGGTTGGTTGATCCTAAGGACATACCTCCGTACGCCGGGCTTGCTTATGTTTGTGGCAGGAATTTGAGAAAGATCAAGGACGCACCTATCCTGCATCGTGATAAATTTGACCCCGAAGCTTATAAGATGGCGGACAAATTCTACTACAATTGGTGGAACGAGAGACGTAAAGCCAGACAGATAGAAGGGAAGGATATGAAAGATGAGTTCAGGAAGAGCATGAAAAAGGTGAAGGAGAAGATAACCGTCGATGCCAAGATCAAGGCGATGGAGGCGTTCTGGAGCGTCTGCGATTATGCCTACTGGCCGTACGGGGGAAGAGGGGTGCCCGGAATGAGACCCAACTGTTCCGCTTGTGGCGAGGAATGTAAATTACAATGTCCGAAAGGGAAGGAATTTAAAAACAAGATAAAATGAGTAAGATTAAAGATTTATTGGCAAGAGCCATTTCATTGGCGTCAGAACAACCAATGAGTTATAATGAGGTAGAATCATTACTTGAAGATATAGATACTTGTAAGGTCAAGATATGGCTGGAAGAAGGAGCTATATTGCCTAAGTACGCCCATAAGGAGGACGCTTGCATGGATCTGTTCGTTAAGGACATAGAAATTGACGGAGGAAGGATCATATATCATACCGGCGTACATGTAGCGTTGCCGGAGGATTATGAGATGGAAATACGCCCTCGTAGTAGCATCACCAAAACAAAGTCTGTTATCCAAAACGCCCCGGGAACCGTTGACGAAGGATATAGAGGCGAGATTATGGTAGCATGTAGACGTGTGGATTGTTATGATGATCCTTCTTATTCGGTTGGGGACAAGGTAGCTCAATTGCTTATCCGTAGGAGGGAACGTATCGTATGGGATCAGGTGAAGTCGTTGGATGACCTCGGATATACCGATAGAGGCGATGGTGGATTCGGAAGCACGGGGAGGTGATCATGAGCGGAAGGGTTAAGATAAAGATCAAGGATAAGAAACCTAAGATCGATGTATTTAAGGTGATAGAGAACCGGTTTAAGAACATGAACGAGCTTCGGGATCTGATCGACATGGATCCAAGGAAAGGGCTGGTCAGGATCCGGGACGGGGCCGGCTTTAGGGAGGTGGAGCGGGGCGGATGCCTGCACCGGAACTACCTTAACCTGTTGGAGGAAGAGCTGGGCGCTAAATTATCCATAGATCTTATAGAAAGGTATATCAAAAGATAATAATATATTAAATCGTAAAATTATGAATAGATATGTAAAGAAACCAATTGCGATAGAAGCCGTAAAATGGAAAGGCTTTAATAATGATGAGATCAAGGATTTCGCTGGTGATAACGTTAAAATAGAAGTTATTCGTGAAGGTGATGCGGATAGAGGGATACCTCCTTCTGTTGATTGTAGTATAGAAACTCTTGAAGGTGTTATGAAAGCCAATGTAGGTGATTACATCATCAAGGGAGTAAACGGGGAGTTTTATCCTTGCAAGCAGGACATTTTTGAGAAAACATATTTACATGAAGATGATATGGGTAACGTATCCGACGGATATCATACATTTAACGAACTATATAAATATCGAATGCTTTACAATGCCGCTTTCTTCAACGAGTTGGCCAAAGGCGATATAAAGGTCTGTAAATCATATAAGCATTATGATGGAGAGGAATGCTTCGGCGGAGGGTGGTTTATCGTAATGGCAGAACTGCCAACTGGACAGATATCCAATCATTATGAGAACCAGTATTGGGAGTTGTTTAATATCCCTGAACTTGATACGGCATGGGAATGGGATGAACATACGCCTAATGAGGCCGCTGATAGAATAGAATCGTATTTGAAGTCGAATTGAGATTAATATCTGCCCTAGGAGTTACTTAGGGCAGGTTCGTTTTATATACCGAAGTGTCTACCACTATCTGGTTATCCAGATCCTCAATCAACTCAATGATCTCATCCCTTATGTCATAAGAAAGTAAGATCGGTATTATGGTTAATATAAAAGATAGTATTATTCCTGATCCTATTATGATAGCAATATCATCGCACTCTATATCTAACATCGGCATGACAAACATCAACCCGGACATGAATATCATCACGAACAACGTGGATATCTCATTTATCATATCCCTCTCCATTACGTCCTTAATCATATCTCCTCAACTTTAGTATGGTTTATTATCCTACTGATATGACGGATGCTTAATCCAGTCCTGTCCTTTATCTTGCCATATACGTAGTTCCTTGACACGACCGTAGCCAAATCGCCTAACTCGTCCAGTATCTCATTATACATCCTATGGATCTCGTTGTTGCGGATAACCGTACTGTCCCTTACATATATCTTCTCAACGTCGTCGTCGCAGAAGAAGATCTTAAGCTTATGAAATATGTATCTAAACATAATTATAGTTTTGTCCCAAAGATATGAAAATTTGAGGATAAAACCAGAAGGAAGCCAAAAATAACGGGAGGCGGTGGGAGGGCGGGGGATGCCCGGAAGGATGGGAGCCAGCCCGTTCCCTTGGATTCAGCGACATGATCTGAGAATAAATCATATATTTGTATGTACAAAATGCATAATAATATGATATTAAATAAAATTAACTCAATGGGGGGGGGTATTTCCCGTCCTCCATAAAAACAATAGATTATGTTAAGAAGAAGAATGTTAAGTCAAATGCCATTTCCGCCGTCCGGTAACGTGAATGACGCTTATTTTTACGTGGAAGCTCCATGGATAAAAGATCTGTCAAAATATAATATGAATGTGGATGAATCTATGTATATGGATATTGATAAATATAATGGTAAATATGTATTTTCCATGGGAAGAGTAGGAGCCTACAATTCCTATATCAAATTTGATAATGACTCGAATATATTACCATGCCCTCAACCAGATAACGAAATATCCATAGAAGCGTTGCTCTATTTAAATACAGAGCAGGAAGGAAGATATTATCTATTCGCTCCATATGGAACCCAATCTACTACACAAAACTATTTATGTATAGGTGTTAATGTCTCATCATTTGGGACTAAACTTTTTTATACCAAAGGACGATCTGTAGATATACCAGCATATCAATGGGTACATGTAATGGCGTCGTGGAGAAATGGGTATTTAAGGGAATATATTGGAGGAGTACTGAATTATGAGGATGCGACTAATGTGATGTATACACGAAACTATCAAACATATTATTTTAATATAGGAGGATATCCATCAGCATATAACATGGGGCTCCCGGGAATGTTTAGGTATGTAAGGATCTGGAATTATGCTAAGAACTTTGACTTGGATAAATTCGTGCCGGATACTTGATCATACGATATTAAGGTGGTGGTCGTGCCACTACCTATCTATTATTCCATAATAAAGATATATACCAAGGGAAGTAGCCGGCGGAAGACCCGATGGGTAGGCCCGGAGGGATGAAGGGAGGCCTACCTCCCTTTGGTACTACAATTACTATATTTACATTATAGGTGTTATTGTAAATGCCAGTTCCAACGGCAACAGATTGGCATTCCTGACAGGCATTGGTTAATATACAATACTCATCTGTTATAAGATTACCTTGCCAAGTTATACGATTGTTACTTGTAATCTGATTATAAAATTCAGGCATGTAAGTGAAATTGATGATCTCCTCAGGATCGGTTATCTCCGTTATATATATCAAGATAAGCTCCGTTAAATCCAGATTGATATGGCTTCCCATCAATATATATCTACAGGATTAGGACACATGCTCTTGTCTATATTGATACGGTAGTGGATATTACCGGAAGAAAAAGTCCTGCGCCTAAACATACCCCCTCCTTATCTGAGGGTTAAAATACACCCCCCCCTCCACGAAGTTATCTTTAATATATTGATACATGATTAAATAATTTAAGTTGCGTACAATGGGGGAGGGAAGATACCAAGGAAGGGGGCTGGCGTCATACCCGCCGGGAAGGCTATAAGGGATGGGAGCCAGCCCCGTTCTATTGGGTCAGTAGGGTGTATGATCACTCGATGTCACGTACAAATCGAACAGAAGAGGTTAGGCGCTTGTATCGGGTGAATGTGCGCCCATTGTTGAATAGTACGATCCATCCGGAGTTGGAGCTATGCTCTGAACTAGACCAATAATATCTGGTATCTAACGGCTGTCCACCAATAGCCAATAACGCGTTATTGACGCTAATCAAGTACATATATATCAATGAAAGCTGACCACATGATGGGATATACCAATCATCATATCCCTTAGCGTCAGCACTAGCTAAGAACGTATTAAGTACATGACCGGCTGTCGCATAGGAAGTATAAGAACCGCCACCGGTAGTCACCCCTTTTAATACATTGGAATTCGCTTTCCCATCCCAATCAGATAAAGCCCCATTCGTCCAGGAGCTAACATCATCCGGAAGATATGGAGTACCTTTGTATGAATCTTGCTCAGGTTTCAGGAAACCAAAATCATTGCTCCCGTCTACTTTGTCATAATTTGTAATGCCGGTCTGATCCGTACCATATTCACCCCAATAAAAAGAGTAAGTCTTGTTAGAAGAATCGGGCAAACCGGACGTGGCTGTTTTGTAGCTTTGATTAGAATCTTCATTCTTCTCAATCATGATCTTATGATCATCATGTACAATAGCTACGGATATACATTGATAATCCGCCTTTGACAAAGGTATTAATCTACCATCCTGTTTAACGGCATAAACGCCATTATCAACAGGGGATTTATAACTTGAATAAAATCTCCTCCTTATCATAAGAATAAATTTTTACGAAGGATATAAATCCCCCCCCCCCATGTATTTAACTTCTTTTGTATTTAACTTCTTTATTTATAATATATTATGTTTTAATTATATCGCAAATATAACAAATTAAATGAGATGGAAGGTGATATGGTTGTGAGGAAGTATGAGGGATATTCGGGGAGGATGATATGCGGGACGTTATTGGAAGGATGAGGTGGGGTATGATGGGAGGGGGATATGCGGGACGGACCACCTCCCCGAAATCGGCCCGGCCGGACTGCCGTTTTTGGTCCCGCCCCCCCCAATCCACGAAGAACGGGAAACAGGAACGGCAAACGATCTGCGAGCCGAAAAAAGAATGCTTATTTTGTATTTAACTTGCTGATTATCAATCATATAAATCAATATTTTAATATATATTTACATTTGATTAGATTTATTACATATAATCGTCGAATTTTTATTGCAAAATATTTGTTGGGTGATAAAATATGTAGTATATTTGCCCTTGTAAGATAATAACATTAACAAACAGGCGCACCTGAAGCCGTTATAAGTCCCAAAGGTATGGGCAAATCTAATGACAAATAAAGATATTAACAAAGTGCAAAATGAAGTTAAGAAAGCTAGTGAAAAAACATTAACAGGCGCCGTTAAAGCTTGGTGTCAACTCTTTAAATCTGGAAAAGAGGTTAATGAGATTTTAAAAGAAAATGAGATCAAAGTAGATAAAGCGATTGTCCCCGCTTTAGTCAATTTGGCAAAAGATAAAGAGGTAGTAATACAACTTTGTAAAGAAATACTACCACGTGTAAATAACACGTTCTGCGCATACAAGGGAGTAGAGCGTGAATACTATGATAAAAACGAACAGGATAAAAACAAAAAGCTTAAAATGAGTGAAATAGAGGATATAGCAATACTAGGATCGTCTCATAAACGCTTTGGATATAATGAGCCTATAGAGTACGATTTTGGTATATATTACGAAACGTTTAACGGTGCAGATAAACGTATCATAAAGTGTGCCGTACCTATCAAACGGTATACGTTTAATCTCATTGCAAAGTGTGTTACTTACTATTTGACGCACCCTAAAAATGATAGATAGCAAACGATTTGCCCCCTATTTAATTACATAGGGGGCGTTATGGTGGCAATGTCCATACGTTCACGCCGTGCCACTGATCTTGACTAAATGGACATGATATTTAACATATTGATATAAGCATACACAAGTCGGTAGGGGTATAGCCGTTGGCGTTCGAGAGCTTGTGTAAATAGGCCGCCGCTTAACAATGTGGTTTAGGTTTGTTTTCAGTCGCAAGACGAACTGTTATTCTTTGGGCTTGTATCAAGACGGGTTAGTACGTCCGGTCAACCGGATAGGCCGTTAAAAGCGGGGTGCGTTGGTGTATATACGCATGTATATTGCGTATGTCCATGCGTTGCTAGAGTAACACGCATGGAGTGCATTACGGGGTTATATCCGTGCCAATGTATCAAAGCAATAGCGTTTAAGGTCGCTTAAATACTTATACGCTATATGTAGTAGCAGAATAACAACCCTTACAAGGGTGCTTTGTGCGGTTAAATTGACGGACAAAATACGCCTTGTCGGTATGTATCACGGGTAACGTATGTGCATATTTGGTCGGCTTCGTTGCCGGCAAAGGGACTAATCCAAAGATAAAGGCGGGCGTGTGGGCGTTCGGCTGGTCGTATTGATAAGGCCGGCCGTGTCGTTCCTATCTTCCCGTTTCTTATTGGTGTCATTTAAAACGAATAAACCATGTACAAGAAAAAGTTTAATAATTTGAATAGGAAACTATCTATTCAAAGAGAAAAGGCTTTAGAGCCTATCAAAAAGGCTCGAATGGAGTTTTACGCAGAGCTAACCAAAGAACTATATTTATCTAACAAATTAGATTGTAGTAGGGTTTCGGATAAATGTAGGCGTAAGCGTGTTAGCTACATGGCAAACAAATTGCGACAGTAGTCGTTTGTTTTTATTTGATTTTAAAGTTTTGCCCTTCCGTATTGTAGTGATATAAGACGGAAGGGCTTTTTTGTGCCTAATTTTACAAAATGATAGCATATGTATATGTTTTACTTACACATAAAAGTGTTGAGGCGGTAAATTTTAAGCCTTGATCGAAAATGTGTAAGTAAAATGCTTTATTATGTATCATTTTGTATATATCTATATCCATACAGACGGGTATATTGTGCCCTTATGTATGGTTTCGTGCGTGAATCGATCCTAAAAGGTATATAATAGGCGGTACTTATTGTATATTTTTTATCTATATCTGGGCTTATCTTTCCTTAGAGGTAGCTCTAAGGCTTGATATATATTATATTGTTGATACTCAATTAATTATATTATTTTGGTATTGTTTCTAAGTTACGGATACTTATTGTATATTTTTATGGGTATATTTATATATTTCGTACTTACTTTGTTTTGTGGGTACATGGCGTTTGAGTTGGGGCGGTATGTTATAGCTACGGGCGACGCCCTGCCTTTAATCATAGTTCTTTTATTGGTTTTATTATCAATACATTGTATTAGGCAAGTATATAAGGCAATCAAGAGCAAAGACCTCGATATCCTAGACTGAACGGGCGTTCCACGTGGAACAATCGGGAGAAAGGTCTCGGTTTTTGTGCTGGGAGTTGGTGGGGTTGGTTTGTTTTGCGGGAGGGTGCACCTCCAAACAAGGGGAACCAAGGAAAAACCAAGGGAAACCAAGGAAACAAAGAAAACCCCTTCAATCAACAAAAGAAATACCTTCCAATCAATGGGAGTATCTTCAATCAATAGGATTCCTTTCTAAACAGGGGTAATACTTTACCGTTAAGTGGAAACGCAAAGCGGTTGCGAGCGATGGTGGGTAGGGTGTTATTGGTGGTAGATATTGTCTGTTGGTGTGGGAGTGATGCGGAGGGAACCAAGGGAAACGGGCGGCGGCGATGGCGTGGGGTCGGCCCCGCTGGTCGCCCGTTCCCTGTTCTCCTTTGGCGGTAGTGTAATATTAAAAATCTGATAGTGATATGACGAAAGAGGAAGCGAAAGAAAGGTTCGGTGACAATATAATAAACAAACTATTGTCGCTTGGTGCTGAACCGACAAACGTATGCAGGAATGACGATATTGTGGAATGGTGCAGTGATGGATGCATAAAAGTGGGCGATATTGAAGTATGGGCTTACTATTACTTTTATGAAGGAGAGAACCCTGATTTATGTAATTGGGAGGATCGTATGGAGATAGAGGTAGAGGAATGTTGGATTTAAAATTGACTGATATGAGATTCATGTATTTAACGGAGCTTAGAGGAAAGGATATATGCGTAGGCGACAAAAAGTGCAAGAGGGTAAAAATATATGTAGGCAGGCCGTTGGCGGATACGCCTAAAACCTATAAACAAATAGGTGGATTTGTAGCAAAAGAACTATCCAACGCTTATAACAGCGGTTGTGTTTCCATCTATGAAGCAAAGGATAAAACGCTCAGATATTCGGTTTATCGAGATGGTTGTTTTTATCCTTATTACGGGAAATTAGAGGTGGTAGAATAATACCAAAGGGAACGGGCGGCTGTGTCACGGCGTGGCAGGCTACGGGTGTCTACCGCCGTTCTTTTTGGAGTGGTAATATAAAATACTAATAGTATGGACGAAATTATGAAATTACAAGATGAAGCGCTGCTTTATCTGCGTGATAATATTACAAAGGATGAGGCGTATTATATCCTTACGACCGATAAGGAGATGCTAGCGATTCTTATAGCTGATAAGAAGGACGGGAGCAAACGTATCAAGATTCTTGATGCGGAATATACTATAGAGAAGGATGATATGTTATTTCTATTCGATACTGATGGGGTGATAGATGAGTGTCTTTTGGTTGCCAGCTACATAGGTGTAAATATGTATTTTCGCAGGCAAGATGTCAACGCTATTTTGAATAACATCAATAGAGAGAAAGTTATGAAATATCCTTACATAGCTATTCAGTTAGATAATATACAGACTGTAGAAAAGCGTAGGGTTGTTTTTGAAATTACCGGGCATAGGATGGATGATAACAAAGAGAGAATAGATTTTATGTTTGTTTATTTTATGGCTAGAATGTTATGAGGGCGAGAAGGACTGTGAAAGAAAGAGATATTGTGAAGATATTGGTATTCGGGTATGATAGGACGCTTATAAAATCCATTAAGGATTCCGGATTCAGAAGTATGTCGGATGTAATATCGTACGCCAATAATATGGTCGGGGATAAGCCCATTGATCATATTAGGGTGTCGAATGAGGCTCGCGGGTGGTGTGGATCATATACTAATTATGGTAAAATGATAGATTAGTTTGATAGGAGGATATGATATGAGAAGGATTATAAAAGAGAAAGACGATATCAAGGTGTCTATATTTAGCGGGGGTAGGTTGGTTCGTGTTTTCATAGATTCTGGGTATAGGAATATAGCTATGGTGATAGCCGATTGCGGCAGAATAGCTAATGGTTGTTATCACATACATCATATTGAGGTGGTAAATATGGATAGGGGATGGTATGGTACATACACCTTATATGGAAGGAAAATAGATTAGTCGGATATTGAACAACAAAGGAGGTATATATGGATAATATTATAACAAATGTGGATGGCGTGAAAGTAAAAGTAAGAGTATATGATTTTGGCGATGAAGTGGCTGATAGATATACTATAGTATGTGTAAATAAAAACATAAAGGATTGTTATGGAATGGTGTATTACCCTGTTTTTTCATGTAGTGAAGATCCATTCCATCCATTAGGAGTAGGGATGTATGCGGGAGATTATTATCCGCATAGAAGTCATATGTACAATTTTGGTAAAAGAGTGAAGGATATAGATTCACTGCCAAAGAAAGTGATTGAATTTATAAAATATATTACACGATGAACGAAATAACTTACAACAATTACGATTTGGTTGCTTTTGAACAGAATGGGGAAGTGGTAGTAGCCGTAACATTCTACAGGTATTACAAGAAGAAAGCTAAAGGTGAGGTTAATTATAGATGGAGAACCAGATGCCCGGAGCTGGTGGATAAGATCGTAAAACACCGTACCAAGGTATTTACCGGTCAACTTATCCAGTTAGCGAAGGCGTATGGGGAGAAAAAGGTTATAAAATATCAAAAGGAGGAGGAAGAAGTATGTCAAGATACGATAGAGACGCGATAGAAATATATATACTGGATCATATAGATACAGATAATTATGGGAAGCAGTTTAAATATGATAGGGAATATCTATCTTTTATGCTTAACGTGTTCAAGGATGAGTATAGAGAACATATCAAAAGGGATGGGATTAAGAAAGCTTTTGAGGATTACATAATGAGCGTTCCATCCATATTTAGGATTCATATAGCGGATTGCGACATTAGATATTTATTACGTTCATGGGGCGTGGAGTTCGATGAGGATGATGATGAGATATACATCTTATACAAGAGGATCATAAGAGAGGTCTTTTTTAAGATGTGTGAGGATATGAAAGTTTGTTAATGTTGAACCAAGCCTTGGCGGGGCGGAAGGAATACCATGATCGTACGTGTGCGGATATGGTCCGGGGTCGGTTCCCGGCGCCTTGGCATAATTTAAATATAAATGATATGGGAGATAATATTTTAAGAAAAGCGGCTGATGAGTTAAAGAAGGCCGGTTGCAGGGTTTTCGCATGGCAGGATGATACTTATAATAGAGGTTGGAGTAAGGGTGATTATACGATGTTGTATTACGCCTTCCCTGATTCACCCAACATCGGGTATCTGAGTCATGGGGAATATGGGATGAGCGTAGCGTATAGTAGAGCTTATATACCGAGCTGTGGAAGTGGATCGGGGTGTTGTGTCAAGGAGGAAGCTACGTTTGACCTTGAGACGGCGTTAGACGTGCTGAACGGGCCGTTACCTAGGTGGTGTAGGTCTTATGGGGTTTATCCAAAGCAGTACGATAATATTGATAAATGGTATAATAGCGATAATCATAACAAAAAATTATTTAAGGAGATTTGATATGGAGGTAAAAGATTGGGAAAATCTGGTTTTGAATACAGAAGTAGGATCACATTGTTTTGTTACGCTGATTGATAATAATGACATCAGTAGAGGTTACGCGCAGATCAGACGCGCAGAACATTTCGGGTATAATATCTGCTTCACTCGGTTATATGGGAATAAGTTTTATTTCGAGAAGATAGAGGAAGGTCGTACACAACAATATATCAATAGGAGGAAATAAGATGGTAATAGAATTTGATTTTGAGATATACAAAAACGGAGATTACGATAAGGTATATCTCCGCAACGGGGAAGAGGCAAGAGTATTATGTGATAATGGGAAGGGCGATCGCCCCATAGTCGTGATGGTTGAGAATGATAACGCAGATGATTATATTATTCTACGTTATAACGAAACTGGCAGAAGGAATATCAATAGTCAATCGGGTCTCGATCTTATGTTATCGGTAAAAGAACGGAAGCCAGAGTTGTGGGTTGTTGTTATATCTTACATGGATAATAAAGATAAGAGACAAAAGATGGTCTTGCCTAATTTTTTCTCAAAGAATATAAGAGGGAATATATATCTTCAAGGAAGCTCTAAATCAAGTGTATTATATTATGTTGATAAGTTAGAAGAAGATAAGTGCTTCGATGAGCTATGCGAGAAGATAAAGGTAAAGAGAGATCGTATTTATAACATGGAAATAATATCACTATCAGATGACGAGGCGACAGTTTAATCAGTTGATAAATGAGCTAGACGGCAAAAGCCCGTTTATCGTATTACATAGGGATGCCGTTGCGCCTAAATACGTGGGCGTGGAGGTGTCGAAGGATGGGATGGTATACAGATATGCGATAATAGGGATAAACGATGAGTATAAGGCTAAAAAAGCCCTTATTTCGAAAATATTAGGCATAGCTAGTTACCTAAATGGCAATAAGCCCTTAAAAAAGGGTTAATTAGATGTATTTATGACCTGCGGCATCATATACGATATAATGCCATAAATGACGTTGTATAGAGGATATGTATGATAATATGATAGATAACGCATTCGTGTCTTGATATCATAATATTATGCCATTATATCCTCTTTTTGTATAAAAAGGATAACAAATAATATAAATATCTTGGATATGGAAGAGATTAACATAGGTGATAAAATTATGTTCCATATTACTGGGAATCATAATATGGGATATACCAAAGGGAAGAAGTATATCGGGACGGTATTAAGCCTGGATATTCGATCACGCCTTCATGTGCGGGCGGAAGGCATGCCTAGAGCTTGTATTGATGAGCGGGATGTGGATAAGTTTATCAAGGAGGGTATGGATTTTGATATGAATGAGGCGATCCCGAATCCTGTGGCAAGGGAGTTGTATAAGTTGATGGGTAGGTACGTTTATACGTTCGGTAGGTCTCATGAAAGTACCAACGGCTATATCGTGTATGAGTGTATAATGATGGGCAGGGATTTAAGACATAATGTTATGTCTGCGTTGCATGATCATGGATTCGAGACACGGCATATTGATAGTTATTCTTGGTGGATGACTAATGAGAGAATGATGTCTGAGGTGACATATGCGGAAGGGGATATTCATATAATTGTTCATGAGTGTATGGAGGATTATGTGGATAACGTGAAATTTAGGGAGGAATTTTATAAAAACAAGGAAATATGATAAGATACTTACTCGTGACGGCGATGATAATATTGACACCGCCAAAAGGGAACGGTGGTCTGCCCCTCGCCCCAAGGCCTGCCGTGATCGAGGCACGGGTATGGGATAAGCTGGCGGCCGCCCTGTCTTTCGTGGAGTCAAGGGATAACGATCGAGCGTATAACGCCTCATCCGGGGCTTTAGGGAGGTGGCAAATGAAAAGGATATATGTTGATGAGGTTAATAGGATATTACGCCTTAAAAGGGAGAAAAGGAGATATAGATACGAAGATCGAACGAATCCTGTCAAGGCTAGGGAAATGTTCGAGATATATCAATCTCACCACAATCCTAATAAGGATATAGATCGGGCTATAAGATTGCATAGGGGATTGCATTCTCCTATGTATGTTAAAGAGGTTAAACGTAAATTAAGGGAATAATATGAATCGTGAGGTATTAATAAGTATCATTAATAGAGGTGGAATAAGGTTTATCCCAGTAAGAAGATGTTTCTTATGCAATGAATATGTAGGATATAAATTCGTTAGGATGTGTGATGGAAGTATGATACCGGTATTTTCTAGTGGATGTAGGTGTTGTGGCATAAATAATGGGGCGCTATCAGAAAGGACTTGGGATGAAGTGCTTGATCTTGTCAAAACGGTACAAAATAAGCCTATGAATGAGAGAACGGAGGAAGATGAATTTATATTAGATAGTTTAATATAGGAGGTGTTGTATATGAAATGGGTAATAATAAAAGGGGTTAGATATCCCAGTTCCGTGATATCAGCATTTGCGGCATATAATATGGATAACCCCTTCTTGAAGGTCAGGATAAGAAACAAGTATCATATAGTGCCTTTTGATGATGTTAATAAGATGGCTAGTCAGATGGTGTATTTAATAGACAACTATCCTGATTTCGTTCAGATAGGGAGATGGTGGATATCCAAGAAAGCGGTGATGTCTTGGGTTCCCAAGGGGCAGGCCGTGGACGGATCGGGCTGGGTCATATCCTTTACCCTGTCCTTTGGATTGGAGGGAGGGACGCAAATTGAATTTGATAAAGAAGATGAATACCTAAGTGAGATAGATAGGTTAAACGAGTTGTTTAATGTAATATTATAAGGGAGTATGTTGATAGATGTAAATAAATGGATTGATAAAAACGGGAGCTTCGATGAAGCCGGCGGCTTGGATTTAGTGAGGCACGGATATGAGTGGATTAGACGGATGCGTAAATTCGAGAATAAGGCAGATCGTCATACTTTTCAGAAAGTGTTTGGCAATAAAAGAGGCAATGAGTTATGGGACTGTTTTTTAGAGGTAGGAAGATCTATCTTCATATTAGAAGATAGCTATTTCCTGATTAACGACAGGAACGTCTTCTCTTTATGTTTAGCAGAGTGTAGTGATTATGATCTATATGAGCTTGTTCATAATATTGATACGGATAGTGATCAAGGCAAATGATGTTGTTTAATTAAAAAAAAATAAATTGTTATGGAAATTAGAGAATGTTTATCGGTTTATCTAGAGAGTGGATATCTTTTTGACGATATGTCAGGAAGATTAAAGTGGTTTGAGATTGATAAGATCTTGATCAGTTTTACATATGGAGTAGTTAGATATGTAGGAACATGGGGAGGATGTAGGACTGAGAAGACATTAGATGGGAAATTATTTTATTCGTCCGAAGAATGTTTTAAAAAGGGCGAGAGCATTCCTAAGACAAGACTATCAATATATGATGTTTTTGAGTCATTATATGGGTTCATTCCAATAGGTGATGTGTGGAAATACAAAAACGGAAGAGCTGTCAAGGATAAGTTGGAATATTTTGATGTTGAAATAGATGATAAAGGAAAAATTTATTGTAAGGAAACATATTACAGAACACGTGAAGATGTGTATAAATTCAATGACTTAACTGTAGTTGACAGGAATGGAGACATAAGGTTAGTGGAATCATCAAAAAGTAGATTAATGCTTAGTAATGATCAATTGGATGTCGTGGAGAGAATGAAAGGCATCATTGATGACATGGTTAGGTTAAAGATGATTATGTATATTGATCAAGACTATAATCTTTGTTTTCTGCCGGGAGATAAAATAGAAGATTTGACAATGGATGAAACAGATGGATTTGTGGATACCACCGGTATAGTGACATCTATAAAATCTAAGGATGTAGTGGAGTTTTATGTAGAAAACCCATTCGTAAAGATAAAGGATGAATGATATCTGAATCTGGATTGTGGTGGTTCGTGAGAATAGCCACGATCATCCCTAAGCGTGAACATAAGGAGGTACGTATGTCATTCGATTGACGTTAGGGATCTAATTATATTAAAAAAGGAGGGATTATGAAAAAGATTGTATTAAAACTGTATGAGTTTGATGAGCTGTCAAAAGACTCACAAGAAAGGATCATAGAGCGTGAGCACTGGAATGTAATGGAGCAATGTATGGATGCTTATGGCATAGACTATAAAAAGTCAATGAAAGCCTTTGAGGATATGACAGATACTAGGGTTTATAATTGGGAAGTTGGATACGAGAGATATGATTTTAGTTATGAGTTTAAATACAAGGATCCTATTTATGAACACCCTACAGATTATCATCGTGATATATTCCCTGAGAATCTATGCGGTAAATTACTGTTCAGATATATCAACAACAATATTATGCCATATATTATCAAGGGCAAGTATTTCTCCACGTCAGGTAAATATATTGATGGGAAATACAAATACAGGCACAAGTATAGTAGGGTGATGTTTGACTATGGAGATAATTGCCCATTGACAGGGATGTGTTATGATTATTATCTCCTGAAACCTATAATTGATTATTACAATGCATGGTGTACTTATCCGGAGGATTTTTCTTTAGAGGATCTGATGAGACAATGTTATGATAACTTCTTCAAGTCATGGCATGAGGAGTACGAGTATTGGGCTGATAATGAAGATGCGATACGTGAGGAGCTTCATCATAATCAGTATGAAGATCGACTCTATTATGAGAATGGGAATGTGTATGTTGAACCATTAAATGAAATAGCATGAAAGTGATATGTACAAGGTGTGGCGGAACAAATATTGCTTGTGAAGCGATCGTAAATCCAAACACCGGGAAAATAATAGATTATCTTGATGAATCTTTTATGCATGCTAATTGTGGGGATTGCAAGGAAGAGGTAGTGATAACGGATGTAGATAGAGTCAAGAAAGATATTGATTCTATGTTTTTCAAGTTCGTTAAAAAGAATGGGAAAGAACCTGAATACGTAGAATGTCAGATCGTATGGAAAGACACAGGGGATGATCAAAGAACGACAATAAAATTATCATTAAGCATCAATGATGATGATAATGATAATGTTTTCTATTACTGTAATGGGATAGAATCACTTAAGTCACTTGTGGAATATGGAGTAGGAGAGTTTATTGTAATAGATTGTTGGAGTTTTTTTAGTATTGATAATTTGTAAATTGATGAGATTATGAATATAGAGGTAATAAGATACAGGCTTCCGGTTTATTGGGCTCATGCTCTGTGATTATACCGGTTTGTTAGATAATGAAGAACAAGAAATAAGGAATTTCTTGAAACGAGTAAAAGCAGATCCCGTAAGTGTAGACTGGAAAACAGAGGGTTTTTATTGGTACAATAACGCTAATAATACACCGGGGGAATGCGTAGATTTTATTTTTCACAGGTGTAATAATTAAACTAAAATAATATGGAAACTACAAACAGACTATTTTATTCAAGTACAAAATTCTTTACAGAAAACGAGGAAGAATATAGAATAACAGCCACAGTATCTTTAGATGATGATTGTCATAACAATATGTGTGACTGGAGCATAACGGCCGATATCAGACAAAAAAACAAATATGGACGATATAAGGAGTATATGGGAGGCTGCTGCCACGATGAGATTGCGAAGTATGTTCCAGAATTGGCGAAGTTTATACCATTACATTGTTGTAATCATTATGGTGCTCCTATGTATCCGGTGGAAAATGGTATGTATCACATAAAGAATAGCGATAAGTCTGTGGCTATTGAATATTTACGTATATCAGACAAGGAATATTCCAAATTATCTGAAGCGGTGGACGATAAGATGTATTTCAAGTATCTGCTTTTCAATCTAGGGATTGTGGATAGATGGAAACGTGAATCAGACGAGCTTATTGCGGAACTTGAAAACCTGTGTGGAAAGAAATGGGTTAATCCATATAAGCCAGAAGAAGAAAGGTTTACCCTGACACTAACGGACGAGGAACGTTTGCTTATTGAAGAGCGTATTAAAGCCGGGTATTATTCCGCAGAAAATATCGAAAAACGTAGGGAAGAGGCTCATAAGGCAAAGATGATGGAAAAGCGTGCTGAAATTTGTGAGCAATACGATAAGATAATCAGGAATGCGGAAACAGACAAAAAGGTAATGCTCTGTGTGTTTGATTATGGATTGTCAACCGATAATGTAATATATTATAATCACACGAACACTTTATCTTTCAACTGGCGTGATTATGGGGAAAAGATCACACAAGAAGAGTTTGATGATTTCGTGAATAACGTGGATCGCTCCCAACTCCCGGAAGGAATTAAATTTAAGTTAAAGTAATTTTTAGTCTACACATAATCACTATCAGATTTACGGGAGAGACATCCAAGATGTCATGGGCGGCGTTACCGGTGGAGCCGGCGTGTATGGGTAAGGCGGTCGGGGAAGCGGGGCGTCCGCCCATGTTCGTTGGATTGGCTGAATAGATAAAGCTGCAATGTAGTGATATAACTAAAGTGAAAATAACAATATAAATACATGTAAAATTATGGGAAAGAAAATGATAACAATACCATTTGATTTAGAGTTGGCAAAGAAAATCAACAATGGTGAGCGCAATGGAATGATTGTAACGGATGGCGATAATTACAGAGTAGAGTTTGTGTATCATAGGGAAGAGTCTTTCCCAATCCTAGGAGTTATCCATACTGATCACGGCATAATATCAGATTGGTTCTCAAATAATGGATTCGGAGGAAAGAATTATAGACTTAAGCTTAAAGTTCCAGAATATACCACATTCAAGGACGGAGATGTATTGAGTAATGAACAGGGTGATTACCTGTTTATATTAAATACGAACGGAGAATATCTTACATCTTTTCATGCATCATGGAAGAAGGGGAGGGGAGTCGTGATTCCTAGAAAAGCACATGCTGATTGTAATAATATTGAAAAATACAGACTTGCTACTGAGGATGAAAGGCAAAAGTTTATTGATGCTCTTAAAACAAGCAAAGAGCCTAAAGCCAAAATGTATTTGAAACAATTCTTTGGTATTGAAATAGAACCAGAATATAAATTCAAGCCATTTGATAAAGTTTTAGTAAGAGATACAGAAGACGATGATTGGCACGTAAGTTTGTTTGTTAGGAAAATTGCTGATGCTCAATATAAAGAAGAAAGATATGAATGCTTAAATGGGACGGGATGGATCTATTGTATTCCTTATGAAGGTAACGAACATCTTTTGTAAAAACATATTAAAATGGAAAATAAAGAACAGGATTTTATCAATCGATATAAAAATGTGCAAGAATCCATTGTGAAGGCAATGGACAAGGCATTAGAACGGGCAATAGGGAACAAGGTAATAGATTTCGAGAAGTGTGAAGGCAATTATTTGGACGTCTATCCTCTTATCGGGGCGGTTTTATAAAAAGAGCTGGATAGGGTTTTGGGAGGTAGCGTTAGTAAAGACATACATCGAAAAATAAAGAAAGACGCAAGAAAATATGCAAATGATTTTCGTGTGTGGATTGATTATGCGGGCGATTACAAATTTTCAAAATAAATATTAGATATGAAAAGAATAGTAACAGTACAGGATTTAATTAACGAATTAATGCTTGTCGTGAACAAGGAGGCAGAAATAAATGTAACGGTAGCCGGTGATGATTACGAGACAGAGTACACACCATATTTATATGATTTTTCGATCATTGATTTTACCGATGTCCATCCTGATGATGGGGAGGCGGAAGATAGGGTTGTTTTACAAATGTATCGTTAATAAGGCAAAAGATGAAAACAGTAAAATTATCTGATTTTTATCCTTATGACAAGGATAAAGGAGGGATACAAGGGTTACTCCATAAGTTTAAATATCAAATACTTAATTATTGGGGAGGAGATACCGGAATCCTGATAGGAATCACCCTGGTATATGAAAGACATTTGTGGAACGAGGAAGTTAAAGTAATATGATTATGGACGATAATAGGATAATGGAAGCGGCTAAATTGATAGCCAACTCCTCAGCAGCCTTAATACAGGCTATAGGGATGATGAGTGAGAATATAGAAAGGGCTAACAGAGGGGAATCTCTGGCTTATACCGAAGATCAGTTTATGAAACTAATTCAAGTTATGAAACTAATTCAAGATAACGGAATAACGTAGGTGATTATATATTACTTTACACTAAAATCGTGAAGCTATATATATTTATACGGAAATCCGTACCGGGTTCCACCAAAACCCTCTACCTTCTGGTAAGCTACTTACATCGAAGGATTCTTTTGCCGATTTCCTGATGATATTAAACGCACCATTGATATCAGCGTTAATAATATTGCCGGAAGATGTTTTAAACAATCCTCGTCTGATACGTCTTCCAGCATATTCCTCATGCTTACAAATCTTCTCGTTATCCAAGAAACTGCATTTTGAGGTATAGGATTCCTCAACGATCTTAACATTAATACCCTCAAGTGTAGCTTTATATGATATCATTGAGATAAACATATTAAAAGGAATAGATACAAAGTTCTGGTTGTTTCGTTTTCCGATATTGATTTCTTGTTTCCAGCATCTGTTATGACCGATTACGATCGTATTAATGCCATTGGAGACTACATGATTAATCAATACCCTACTGGCTTTATGCAGATAATCCTTGATCTTATTATTCCTTTTGTTGGTTAACGATCTTATTTGTCTTGATACTTGCTTATTGTCTTTTAATCTTGATTTTAGATATGCTAGTCTTTTATTATAATACTGGTTGATAGATTTTAGAGGCTTACCGTTGATGATAAAGCAGGAACCGGTATTTGATACACAAGATGCTAAATTGTTAAGCCCAAGATCAATACCAAGGTAATTACCATTATCATACATAAGATCTTTCTCTTTCTTATTATACACGATCTCAAGCATAATATATCCATTCTTAGGCACAAATCTGAGTTGTTGGATATTATGTTTGTTGGTTCTTGTAGTGAAAGAGAATTGTTTTGGTAACTTAATAACGCCTTGCTTTATCCATTTCTGAGAAAAGGCTGTTGTTGGGAAAACAGCAATAAACATCCCGTCTTTATCAAGATACTTAGGTATTCTTACTTTCTCAGAATACTCACCTCTGCTTTTCTTGTTAAGAAGATTGAAGAAGGACTTGAAATTCCGATCAACCATCATAAGTACCTGTTGGGCTACCGGTGACGGTAAAGCACGATAATCAACGTCATCTTCTGTTCTCAACCTCTTTTCAATGGAGTAGTAGTTGAGGTATTTGTATTTAACAGTATTATCATCCTTATATTGAAAGTAATGCTGCCTAACAACATACAATCCTTTGTTGTATAAGTTCTTACACTTATGCAACAGATCTTGAAGCTCATTGTAATATATTGAGCTTTGCTTGATTATATGTTGTTCGACCAATCTCATGACGCAAATATATATATTATTATTTATATATAAAAATAATCTATATATTTGTAGTATAAATTTGTATATAATTACCAAATGCTATTAAATGCGAACGTAGTAGCTTATGGGGCTATGGTTGATTTGATCAAGAGAACAGGGAGACTTGATCTTGATGTGAGTAGCGTAGGCCATATAGATGATTTTCCGGCTGAAATAAGGATCTTTACCGATAACGGGTTGATTTGTTTATCTATAACATCCGTGTATTTATCGGGGGAAGATAATTTGATGGTTGATGGATATGATGAAAACAATGATAAAGTTGATGGGGTGAATGTTTATTACGACCAGATAGACGAGGTAGTATATCTGGTTAAAATCATATTAGAAGAAATGGAGGGAAAAGATCATGGGGAAAGCAGTTAAAACAGATATAGAATATAAGGAAATATTAGAAAAATCACTATCAGCAATCCAATATCTAAGAATACATGGATTCTCGACGTACATGGAATCGGAGGGAATTGTTAATAGGATAATGATGTTTAAGGATAAAGAGATATAAGTACAAGTGTATTGATGCTTATGAGGAGCCGGAGAATCCAATGGAATGGTTGCCGTGTCCACGATGCGGCCTCCGGCCTCTGGTCTGGGAGTTCGATAACGGGAGAGCCACGGCGTGCGGATGCGGGACAGACTGTTATAGTCATTGGAGCGTGCGAGCGGAAAGTATTATGTCGGTCATAAAAAGATCTGATAACGGTAAGTCGGCTGAGGCGTATGATATTGATGAACTTAAAAATAACTGGAATCATTGGGTGAGGACAGGGGAGATACTGTTTACGCCGGGAAATGGGAGATGGTAATATAATTAACAATTTAAGACATGGATCATTATTTGGCTACAATTCAAACAATATTAGATAGATGTGATGATAACAACACATCTCCTAGTATTGATGACATGGAGATAATAAAAATAAACCTATGCAGAATAATTCAAACTCGTTACGGAATAACTCAGTTATGGTTCATCCCGTTGATAGAAAGAATACAGAATGCTTGTTGTAGACATTACAATGATGTTGATATGTTATGGGAAAATTTTGTTAAAAAAATGACTGAATAGGAGGGATAAATATGAGTACAAAAACAAGTAAAGAATATAAAGCGATAAAGAATTATATCCATAATGAGCTTGGGCTTACGAAGGAAGATATAATCAATGCAATTAGGTCTGATATAAGACAATATGTTGAGAAGTGTATGAATAATACTTACGGGGATGATAATAATATAAAGCGGTGGATTGAGGTTATGGTGGAGAATAAGCTTAAACAAAAAGATTTTAACGTCATTCCAAGGACGGTAGAAAAGGTATTACGAGATAAGATGTTAGACAATATAGAAATTATCGTAAGAAATAAGTACTTAAATGATTGGGAATATGAAAAATGAAAATATTTTAGATAAAATAAAAACGGAGGGCATGAACCAAGGGATATGGCTGGCGGTTCAGGAGAGGATGAGTGTAGAAAGCTACAAGAGGAAAGTGGGTCGTTTGATGATGAGATGCTTGAGCTTATTGATACGATATTCGGTCGTAAGATAGATTTAGATGAGGATAATCAGATGATTGATATAGATATATCTACAATGAAAGTAGGTGATACATATAGTTTCATGAACAATCAAAAGGAGATGGTGGAGATCAAGGCTGTAAAAAGATCAAGGCTGGGGTGTAATGGATGTTATTTATCAAATAGTGAGTTGTTATGTAAGGGGTGTAATAAGAGTGAACGTGATACGAATGATAATATAATGGTCGTCAGGATAGATAAAATGGATAATGTATATCGTAATGATTATCCTCTGGATCCGGGGATAGGCGTAGTTCACTCTTTTAGGATAAATAATAAAATTATAAAAGCGGTAGCATGTCAGATAGTCATTAGGGATGGCATTTGTAGTAAATGTTGTTTTGTGGATACGAATATCTGTAGTAACATGAGGTGTTTTAGTAGTGTTAGAGAGGATGATAAAAGTGTAATTTTTAAGAAAATAGAATTATGAGCGAGAATACGATCGATAAGGATAAGGAAGAAGGCATAAGACAAGGGATATGGTTATGCATACAAAAACTGGTGCATATGGAGCAATACGATATGGCGAAACATTTTATAAAGTCATTCGGATTTGATAGAAATGAGTGCAATAGACTATTGGACAAGAATGGTTCGGATGATGAAATGGAATCATTTATTGCCCGGATGATACTTGATAAAGATGATAAAATAACTTTGAGTAATATAGGGTATCATGAAATATGCTCTGTATTTAAATGCGATATCGGCTCAAAAGAAATAGAGCTGGAGGTGATTGAATCTGGTAATTATAGTTGTGATGGGTGTATATTTAATAATAATATCTATTGTTGTAGAGATACTTATTGTATTGATAGAGATAGAGAAGACAATACAAATGTTATATACAAAGAAGTAAAAAGATCATGAGTTTAATAGATAAATTAGAGGATTTGGTGATCAAAGTAGACACCGAATACCAAGAGAAGATGGAGGCGGTGATCCGGGAGATAGTTCCGGGGATGCCGGAAGGGAACGTGCGCCATGCCGCAGAGTGTATGTGTACGGACAGGATGGGGAGCATGATGGATATCGATATTTATATATTAAAGGAAGAGGATAGACCTTACGAATGCCATTATCTAAAGGATCTGCTGGAGGATAGGGTAGCTAGAATAGCCAAAATGCATGAGGATGAAAGTTATACATACAATATGGATGATAATTATTGGTGCGCCACATGTGGATCCCATTCTCATAAAAAGGATTCCAAGACAGGGTATTGTTGGTATTGCGATACAGTTAATTGGGTTAAAGAGGATGGGAAGGATGTTGGAATATAAAAACAAGCAATTATATAACAAGGAGGAATAAACATGGGAAGAGGTGTTAATACAGGCGCCTTGTCTCCGGTCGGCGGTATCGGGGAAATACGAATGCGAGCAAACCTGCGAAAAATAGTGGCGTACAAAGATTTCGCGAAACAGATGGTCATGGCACAATACGAATGATAGAGGAGATTGGTGATTAAAACATTAAATAACATTAAACATGAAAAAGAGTAGAAGAATTGTAAAGAAAATGAGCAAGAAGAGCCTTATCAACAAGAAGGCTCTTCGGTATATTATCGCAAACAGTAATTTATGTAAACATGCGATAAGAGAATTGGAATTAGCCGGATATAGCAAAGAAGAGGACGGTCCTAACAAATGGATGCGCGAACAGGTAATAGAAGCTGTCGCGCTGTTCTCTTCTCATGGTAACAGCGGATTCTCGGCACCATTTGAAATCAATCTCGTCAAGAAACTTTGCAGTTTTGATATAATCTCTCCTTTGAGATTTGACGATGGCGAATGGGAAAAAATAGGCTTAGACGGGAGTTGCCAGAATAAAAGAAAATCATCGATATTCAAAGAGCCGGACGGGAGTATCCATGATGTTGATGCATTTTCAAAAGTTCCTGTAAAAAAGTTTTTATTCGCCACTCGAACGTGGACGGAGAACATCCATAAGATAGGATGGATAGGAGGGTTGTTTGAGACGGACGAAAACGGAATACTCACTGGAAGATATTTTGGTAGATGTAATGTAAAAGACTATCAGAACGGATATATGCCAAAAGGCAAGAAAGAAATACCATGCAGGGAGATAGAGATATCGCCGGACAATTGGATTATGACAGTTGAATCAAACAATGAGGCTTTGATTGAATTGTCAAAGATTTATGATATAGTCTGGCGACAATGCCCTTGCTTGAAAGGCATAATGAATACCAACGTTACACCGGAACTTGAAAGATTGGCATGCGAACAAATGAAGGGATAAACAATGAATGACAAATTTGTAGACATGCCGAAATGCATGGCGGACAAATACGAAACCGCCGACTTTATTGCCAGCGATCCCGTCCAGTTCCCAAGGCGGTATTCCGGGCGGGACGCGGAGGTCAGTGGGTTCATTACTTCGTGGCTCTCGTTCGGGAATCGAAAGGCGATCATCGGGGCGGCGGAGATGAGGAAATGTCTTGATAAGATATTTGATTTGGCAATTAATGAAAGGCTTAAATAATTCAACACAAAATCATATAAGATGATAACTTCTATAAGGATAGACGACAACAAGAAGACTCCATTTAAATATATCCAAAAGATAAAAGCGTTCAAAAATGGCTCTGAGTTTATATTCAAGCCCGGCGTGAATGTGATTGTAGGCAAGAACGGGAGCGGGAAATCAACCCTCCTGAATATGATATCGAAGTACATGTTGTGCGAGAAAAAGATGTGTTCTGAATTACCGTCAGAAGCATTGTATTTCCCGGATATATTTGATGATGACAAGGTGCTTGACGGGATCAGTATTAAGTCGGATTATATCGGGAAGGTATTCCATCTCCTACAGCAAACTGAAATGAGAAAGGATGATATATTGGATAATATCAATAATTTAAGTTTGTATATGAATGGAGCATCTAGGTCCTCTGGGGAGAAGAACCTTCATGCCATGAACTCGCTTTTTGATTTTGTGTTTAACCAAGATGAGTATGCGTTTCCGATACAGAAACTTATGGAATTTAAGAAAAAGTCAAATGAGTTCTGGGCAAACAGGATCGACAATCTTTTAAAATACTACAAAGACAATCATGTGGTATTAATGGAGAAGGATTTTGAGTATACAATCATTATGGATGAGCCGGACAGGAATTTAGATATTGACAATATCATGGATCTGTACAAAGTATTGTCATTTCATAAACCGCAAACACAAATTATAGCCGTAATTCATAACCCGGCTTTGATTTACAAGTTGAGCAAGCTGGATTGCGTGAACTTTATTGAGATGACAAAAGGGTATTTGAAGAAAATTACTGGTTTTATGAATAAAAAATAAGAAAGGAGATGAGAGAAGAGTTGAGAACAATAGGATCAAAAGGACGCCATGTGTTTACAGCAACCTTTGTTAGATTTGGATTTAGGAATGGATACATTGGACCTGTAAAAACGATGCTTTTACAAGATGTGACACTTGATAGCAAAATAGTATCAGATCATTTGTGGTTCGATTTAACAAAAGGATTTAGTGGTGCTGATTTATCGCCAGGCGATGTGGTTGAGTTTTGCGCAAGGGTTAGTGCTTACGAGAAAGGATACAAGGGGCACAAGGATGATGTACTTAATAGACCGATAGAAAGAGACTATCGATTATCAAGACCGACAAAAATTAAAAAGATCGGGAAGAAATTAATATTAAAAGATGAGGGGAAATAATACATGATAATTATATGCCTAAAAAATTTATAATTTATTAAAATATAATGATATGAAAATTCAAGTAGAATTAAATTTGGAAGATGTATTCGAGGAAGCTATGTACAATGAAGCGACGTTGAAAGAGGAGTTTACCAGCTCGGTCAGGTTAGCTATAATACATGAACTTAAAGAAAAGTTCAAGAATGAGTTGATGAGAGAAATATCCAATCCGATATCAGAGAAGATTGAGGATATAGCGAGAGAATCAATGAACGATCTTGTCGAGAACGCCAGCGAGAAGAAATATAGGTTCAGGTTAGATTATATGGATGAGGAGTTGACAGTAGACGAGTTTATAAGAGGCAGGATGAAGAAAGTTGTAGACAGCAACATCGAGACAATGGTAGAATCAAAAGCCAAATCTTTTGTCAATGAGTTAAGGAAAAGGTATGATATGGCGTTCGCTGCCTTTGTCGTAGATAGCATGAGAAAGCAAAATATGTTGAAGGATGAGAAGATAGCTGAACTGTTAAAAGATAATCCAGATGAGAGGTAGGGAGGATGCCAAAGGAAGGCGGCGATCGGTGCTCATGACACCGCCCGTACCGGAGAAGGTCAGGGTATTATCCCCGGCATGGTATAGGGCGGCAGTGGAGTTTCAAGGTAGGCCGGAGCAGGAGCGACTAGCCTTTTGCTCGTGGTGTTGTTGTCATGGAGGGTGTAATTTGTGTATGGATATAAGCAAATACAATATAAAAGGGCTTAAGATATATGGAGGATAAGGTGATTATATACCATTTTACGATTTTAGTGTAAAATGGTATATAATCACCTAAGCGTATTAACTATTAATAATGTTTATTTAATTTAATTCAAAAACAAAATGTCTACTTTTGTAGACACATAAAAATTACACATATGAAAAAGAGTAAATTTGTAAAGGAGTTAGAGAGGATCATCGATATGGTTAAGACCGGGGATGATGGTTTCGAGTATGGTGGTAAAGTCATTTTCTATAAAGAAGATGATGATGACTATGAAATCTTGGTAAAGAACATCGAGATGAATCTTATGGTAGAGGCCAATACTATGGCTAGTATGGATGATAGGACTTTCGCCTGCCTTATGGGTGAGGTCTATAAACAAAAGTTTACAAAGGCTGTAACGATATCGGAGGATGAGGATGATGAAGACAATTGATAAGATGACCGATCAGGAGATATATGATCTTACTGATGAGCAGGTAGAGAAATTGATCGTAATAAGATGTGCGGAGGAAGGTGTCAGGTTTATGGATGAGCCTCCAATCATGAGGACATATGACTGTAAACCTATTTCTCCATCCCATTTCTTCTACTATTTAGAAGGATTGAATATAGCCGTTCTTGATCAGGATGATGCTATTAAAATAGCTAAGTTCTTAAGTGACTTTGATCTGTACAGGACTAGATATGATTTCACCGTATCCAATGAAAAGCTATACAGCAAATTGGATATAATTAATATCAAACATACTCCGATGTTTGATACGAAAGACGAGGAGACCTATAAGTCTATCAAGGATAAGAACGATAAGATTGAGGCGGAATATAAAGACCAGCTAGAGAGATATGAGAGAAATATGAAGAAAATGAGTAAAATTCGGGCCGAGATATGGGATAAAGTAGCCGATATAAGACATAGGATTGATAATATGAACTATCTTAGGTCGCTTTTTGCAAGGGAATATCTACCACTGGTGGATAATGATACGGATAAGGCTATGATATTTTTCAAGAAGGCTTATGGCGTGGATGATGATACGGAAAGATATATTCGTGAAGGAATAAAAGATTATCCTTTGTTTAACAATAATATAGATTAAAATGCACAATTGGTTTAAATGTACGGTTTCTTATGAGACCGATGCCGAGAACGGCATGAAGAAGAAGGTAAAGGAAGAGTATTTAGTAGATGCCTTTTCTTATACCGAATGTGAGGCTAGAATCATAGAGGAGATGAAGCCATTCATATCCGGTGAGTTTAGCGTTGATATCAAACGATTCAGGATAGCGGAATTGTTTGCCATGGATGGAGACCGGTTCTATAAGGTCACGGCTGATTATATTACGATAGACGAGAAATCGAACAATGAGAAACGCAAGGCGTTTAACTACATCGTTCGGGCCAATGACCTTGATCATGCCAAAAAGAATTTCGAGGAAGGCATGAAAGGAACCATATCAGATTTCGTTGTCACTTGTATCAAGGAAGAGAAGAAACTGATGGACTTCTACGAGTTTGATGGTAAGATCAGGAATCCGGAGAAAAATGAGGATAGTAGGCAGTAAAGCTAGCTACGAAACCACGTCGTCCATAGCCGAGAAGTTGATGGAGATAAGTAAAATGGAGGGTACGATTTATCGTATCCTCACATTGTCTAACAAAACTTATCTAGCTTCTAAATTAGGATATAGCAGATCGGGGTTCTATAAGAAGATACAAAACAGGAGTTTTAATATCCGGGAACTAGCTCAGATATTCGATACGATCATCAACTTCAAGGATCAAGATTGGACTGAGGGTAAGATTAATAGGCTTAAGAGGTATAGGGCTATGAGCCTTATGGAGTTCAACAAAAGTTATAAAAAGAAAAAGGCATGAGAGGTAGGATGTTACCGTGTGAGAGATGTGGGAGGATGGTAACCATAAGGAGTAAGGGGTTGTGTCCCGCGTGCAGAGCCAAGGAGCTACCGCCAAAGGAAAGGGCGGCGATACGGGTGAAGGCCAAGCCAAAGGGGAAGAGCCTAGCCGTTTTCTTTGGCGCCCATGTGGCTAGATTGAGTATGACAAGGAGATCTGCTACCGGCGCATACATACCATGCCCGGGGGTAAGCAACATATGCCACTTATACCCTAAACGGAAATATAAATCAGTTGCCGAGGATAATGATAACATTATCTACTTGACGGTTGATGAGCATGCAAAATTCGATTATCTGTTAGATACGATGGATTTCAGCCGGCTCTTGGACGAGTTTGGCAACGTATGGCTGTTGGCAGCCAGACGGATGAGGGATCTCGCACCTAAAGTCGAGGAGGATGGTAAATTAAAAACCAGATTATTATCATGGATAGAAGAAAACAAAGATTACTTTTAGACCTAGGATATAAGGCTATAAGTGACACAGTATATAGTTATGGGACGATCATGGAAGTCATAAGCGATCAAGAATCGTTTGATGAGATGAAAGTTCGTTTATCCGAGAGACACAATGTGGCTATTGCGGATGATGGAGAGATAGGATGTTCGGCTTTAGGCAAGATTTTAGGCAAGATAAAGGACGAGAATGCGTCGTCATATTATTGGCGATCATCATTACCAGTATTAAGATCATATCATACAGATCCTAAATTTACCGCTTTCTTTGGCATATTAGACGTTTTATCAACTGTCCCAAAGAAAGATATGGTCGAGGAGGAAAAGCCTGTTGAAGAGCCTAAAAACGAGCCTAACGAGGAGATGGAGGTTGAGTATGATCTGGAGACAGAGCAACAGTATTATGCCGCTGAATGGATAAAGGATATCCCGACACCTGTGTTATATAGAATGACTGTCGCCGGCAAACGTGTGTATTATGAGATGGATGTTGATGGGTATCCTATCATATACGATGGAGCCACTAACAATATCGCCAATGGGTATTGTGATACGTCCGGAGCCTTGGAGAAATGGAAGAATGAGATGAGACTCAAGGGCAAGGACCCTGATGAGTACGCTAACTATAGGGCTGATTTGGGTACTATCATGCATTATCTATTTGGATTGTATCTGACCGGGGTTAAGATAAAGCTGATCCCGACGTGGATAAGAAAGGCTGTCAAGGAGGCTAAGCTGAGAATAGACAAGTATAGGATGGAGCGGATATTAGTGGATAACATTGATGAGCTGATAGAGGATCTAATATCATTTGCCATATTCTGCAAGGAAAGACATGTAAAACCTGTATTGATCGAGAAGATGTTGAGGTCAAGGAGATTGAAAGTAGCTTCTTCGGTGGACGCAGTGGTGGAGATGGATGGCGAGCCGGAGATGGTGGAGATAGAGGTCGAGACAGGAGAGTTCTATAAGACGGGAGCCAAGAAAGGTCAGCCCAAGACGGAGAAAAAGAAGATAAAGAGATGCAGGAGGATATTCGCTATATTGGACTTCAAATCAAACAGGAAAGGCAATTTCTATGACGAGTATGCTTTCCAACTTGAGTTATATAGAAGAATGATACTGGAGAACTATGGAAAGATATTGGAGATAGAGGAGATATATAACTTCGCTCCGGGTGATCCTACCGCAAAGACCAGCCAATATAAGTTGAAGAGACAGACTGACAACCCTATATTGAATATGGCTACCGTAGTATATCTTCAAGGAAAGTATAAGTTCGAGAAAACTAATTATACGGTTACATCAAGAATCGGATCCTTAGATATAGAAGGCGAGTTTGATGTTAATAAGTTGGTAAGGAAAGAGCCGCTGAGGGACTATATATATAGAGTCATGAATGAGAGGAGAGGGTGATGGAATTTAGGGAGTTCAATAAGAGCGTTCATCGGTATGAGCTGGATCATAGCAAACCAAGGAGGAAGCTGACGTGCCCGCAATGCGGCAAGGATAAGTGTTTTACGCCGTACGTGGACGTAACCACCGGTCAGATCGTTGGAGAGCAGTTTGGGGTGTGTGATCATAAAAATAAATGTGGTTACTTTAAATATCCAACAGGGAGCGAACTTGGGAACAATGATCTTTTTACCGATTCAAACAAAGTATTAAGGAGGTACAGACCTCCTATGGATCCGGATATAGCCAACTGCATTCCGGTAAGCAAGATGTTTGAGACGCTTAATCCTTTCGAGACATCCGATCTTCAGGATTATCTATCCAATATCTTCGGATCGTATCATACCAATAGGGCATTTAGCTTGTATAAGGTGGGGATGATGAGATTCGGGGACTGGGGTAAGTGCTGTGTGTTCTGGCAACTGGATAAGAATTGGGTAGTGCGGACCGGGAAGATAATGGACTACGGGCCTGACGGGAAGAGGGTAAAGGTTCCCATGGATCATGTATGTTGGGTGCATATACTGGACGGTCAGGATTACCTGCTTAGGCAATGCCTGTTCGGGGAGTTTCTTATCAACTTCTATCCCAATGACGCTCCGGTGTATATAGTAGAGTCAGAGAAGACGGCTGTTATCTGTAACATCGTGTACCCTAGTAGGTTGTTTATGGCCTGTGGCGGTATCCATATGCTGAAAAGGGAGATGATAGAGACATTGGGTAGGAGGCGGATAGTCCTGTACCCGGATAAGGGCGACGCTTTCAACGAATGGAGAAAGAAGGTAGACAAGGATATGAGGGGGATGAATATAGAGATAAGTAATTTTCTAGAATCAAAACCCAATATAAATGAGGGAATGGATATAGCGGATTATTTTATTATTAAACAAATTTACAATGGCAAAGGTAGTTGACAATTACAAGAAATTCAAGGTGCTTGAAATAACAAGACAGGAGATGATGGATAAGCTCACCAGATATGGGTGCTTAGGTATTTGCGATATGTGTAACAGACCTACATCCGTGGGCTATTATGTAGCAGTAATCAATCAATGGATGTGCGAGGACTGTTATAATGATTTCATCAAATCAGTTGACAGGTATGAGGAGGATATGAGAATAGAGAACAGGAATTTTAATAGATTCTGTGATCTATTTAATGTCAAAATACAAGAAAAGGCATGAGAGAGCTATCTTTAGCCCAGAAAGCTATGTTAAACGGATCCGTATGCCCGTATTGCAAGGCCCCATCCACTATGATAAATACGGTGGAGGGAAAGCAAGTTGGGTGCGAGAAGTGTGGGGCTTGGATGAGATCCGATCCTTTTGGGAAGCCGATGGGGAGGCTGGCTAAGCCGGATCTTCTTAGGAGTATGGATATGGCAATGACTGAGATTAATATATTTGCGTATAGAACAAAACGGGATGTGCAGGATATTTACAAAAGCCTATCTGGTGAATTGGATATACCAATAGAACATGTATCCCCATATAAGATGTCTTTGCCATCACTACTTAATACCATGAGATATATTGAAAAGTATAGCGATAATCATATACGGATATATGATAGAACCATGGTAAAGAAGGCTTGCCCTAGGCACGGAGCGGTGGTGATCGGGAGCAACGCCTGCCACGGGTGCCCGGAGTTCCTGTTCCATGTGGTAAACGACACGACCGATACGGTGGTGTGTGATATGGATATGAGTTATGGAGATCGCAAGAAGGATAAATATGAGCATTAGAGCTAATGATAATGGAACATTTGAGTATCGAATCAAATTGGATACCTTTAATAAAATGAATAATACATGTAAAATGAAGAAAGTTTATTTTGTTCACAAACCAACAGGTTTTTATGTTGGGGGCAATGTAAGTAGCGTAGAAGCTACAGTTTATAATAAAATGGTTAATATGGGGATGAGTAGCGAATTAGCCGATAAATTTAAAAAGGTAATAGGTACATTCCCTTGCACATGGGAGATACCAGATGAATTTGCGTCTGATCCATATTCGTATATGATTAAGCGTCTGGGATTGGAATATCCATCTTTTTTAAAGGAAGAGGATTTGGATATGCAAGAGAATATAGATTTTGATGATGAGGAGGACGAAGAGGATGGGGAGATCGACTGAATATTACAGGACACATCCGGAAGCCAGAAAGAAGAAGGCTGAGACGGACAAGAAGATCAACGCCAGACCTGAGCAGAAAGCCAAGAGACGGGAATTGGGTCGCAAGAACTACAAGACCGATAAGTTGAAGGGGAAGGCTTATCGGAAGGGGAAGGACCTATGCCATACGGCTAAGGGATTAAGATATAAATCAAGATCAGCTAACAGAGGATCTAAATCCGATACGGCTGGCGATAGAAACGCAAGAGGATGAGTGAGGATAGGATATGGAGGTCATCCAAGGAGATTATCATGGATGCCTATGAGAGGATAAGAAAGTATCAGTCGGGGGAACTTCTCCCGGCTCATACCGGATATCCTTATCTGGATAAGGCTTTGCTGGGGGGATTTTACCCCCAGCATGCGGTAGCCATAGGAGCTAGACCCGGAGTCGGCAAGTCTTATTTGGCGCAGAAGATCATGAGCAATGTGATGAATGTCAATATCAATCCACAGGCAGATGATTATGTATGGTTAAGATGTGAGTTTGAAATGAACCCAGAAGATTTGATGTTACGTTCACTATCAAAAAAAATGGGGAAAGACATACAAGATATACTCCTTAACGAGATGTCAGAAGATGAGGTAAAAGAAATGCAGAGATGCCTCAAGGAAGAGAACTCTAGCAGAATAACATACATCCCTAAACCATCAACCGTAGATGAGCTTCAAAACTTTCTATGGAATGAGTATATGCCAATAAACAAGGATAAGAAAATGGTATTCGTGTCTATAGATCATACGGCTCTAGTACAAGGTTCAGGAGACGCCAAAAGAAATATCGACTCGTTGATAACCATGTGTAATATCGCTAAAAGAACTTTTCCTAATATTTTCTTTCTTATAATATCCCAACTCAATCGTGATATCGAAGGACGGCGGGATCCAAAGGATCATATGCCAAAGCAATCTGATTTTTATCAATCAGATACATTGGGACAGTTATGTACGGCTATGGTAGCGTTAAATATACCGAAAAGATACGGGTACTCCTCATACATGCAATTTCCGCAAGGATGGTATCCTAATCTGGAACGTTTCAAGAGCGAGTCAAGACGATCCTTCCGTGTGGATGGATTATTGTTCCATCATATCGTAAAGGTCCGTCAACGGTCATTAGAGGAGATTGATGCGATACATGTAGATATCATGAAAGGATATGAGCGATATTATCCTGATGGAGGGGTGGTGCGCCAAGAAAGACCGGGAGGCTCGGACGCCCCAGTGGGTAGCGGCAAGCCGGACACGACTGTGGTGACGCTACCGCCCCCGCCTCCCAGCATCCCGTTGGAGCAACAATATATACCGCCCAGTGATGATTTCAATGTAGTACATGACGAAACACCTTATTAAGCATGAGATTGAGAAAAAATTTTTTGCTTGTCATCATAAAAGGGATGGAGATGTTATTAAAAGCCAATTTCTCCACCGAAAACAAGATGGGCATACGAGAGATCATATCCTCATTAAAGGAAATGGCCGAATACAGTATCAGGTATATCATAAACCGGGACAGGGAGAAGGAGATCATGAGCATCTGTGATGAGGTATCCAATAAAGTACAGGAGTATAAAAGAATGAACGATAACTCAATGGTATTGGAATTGGAGAACTTGAAGCGGGAGGTAGTGGCGGTAGAGGATCTTCTTAGCTCTTACAAGGGCGTTCTTGACGCCGAGCTGGTGATAGCCGAGGATGATATCAGGATCATACGGGATAAGATAGCTATAAGTTTGAGGGAGGACGGGACATGCAAGAGCATGACTGACGCCGATAAAAGGGCTAGGGTGGACGTAAGATACGAGAGGGCGTTAGAGGATTATCGAATCCTTCTAAGATGCGCCAATACGGTTAGGGCTAAGATGTCGGTTGTAGGGCATCTTAACCAATCTATAAATCAATCTATATCAGTTGGTAGAGTTGGTATGGCTAATGAATCTTATACAGTAAAACAGTATGAAAAAGGGAAAGAGATTATCGAAAGCAGACGCCCTTAGGGTGTTGAGAAGAGCTTACGATCTAATAAAGAATGATAATTATACATTTATGTGCAGAGCAATAGAAAAGGCAGCGGTTGAATTATCACTTGCTGAAAGATCATGTGTGGCGTGTTATCTTATACCAGAACTGAAGATGTTCAAACCTGTAAACAGAAAAAATGGAGATTTTTGGTTTCATTCATCAAAGAAAAACATAAGGTTACATATAATAGATACGCTAATAGATATATATAACGGAAATGATCATCCAGATATAGTCGAGAGGGTAGCCAGAAAGATCAGGTCAATATTTTAACTCATTAGCTTATGTATATAAATTTTGAACAGATGATGACATCAGGATTAACGATGTCTGATGTCGGGTATCTTTTGATGATCCGGCAGAAAGAGGAGATGGCTAGCGTCATTCCAAAGGAGAAAATAGATAGTTATAAAGCATCTGGTTATATCGAGCTTCAGAAGAATGGGAAGTGGAAGATAACGCCAAGGGGAGGGTCGCTGCTGATGCTGATAGAGACACCCGGTCTGACACCGGAGGTCGAGGGGATCCGGGACCGTATCGTTGGGGTATATAACGATATGGGGAAGGATACAGGAGCTATCAAGGAGGTAGAGAAAAGGCTCGTATGGTTCGTGGCTAATACCAACTTCAAGGAAGAACCTATAGTAAGAGCCGTAATATCCCACATAGATCTTAAACGTGAGTATACGATGAGATTGGATAACTTGATCTGGAAACCATCAAATGTGTATAGCGTGCATATGAGTTTATCGGAATCAACGTTATTCGATACGATCATAAAAATGTATGGCATGACGTCTGACTTGTATCTTAGGGAGAACAAGAACAAGGAGCTGGCATGGTTGTTCGCCATAAGCCGGCTTCCGGATCCCCCAAAGAGAATGGATAAGGAATACGCTATCACAGGCGATGTTAAGATGGATATCGAAAGGATATCGGATATAAAAAAAGAATTAGGTAGAAGATTGAAAATGTCGATTTAGTATGGAAAGAAAAGAAGTTGAAAAAGTAGTCAAGGAGGCGATATTCGAGAAGATGGGTGAATTTAATGGCCTTGATCATGCCGCTCAGATAATGAACGAGGATAAGCTGGATACGGATATGGCTATGGATTCCCTTGATTTTGTAGAAGTCATAATGGAAGTGGAAAAGAAAACGGGTAATTGTATCCCCGATGAGGCACTTGGCGTCAAGCCTTATCACGAATTGACGGTAGGAGAGCTTATAAATATGTTGGGTGATTATTTAGAGGATTATGAAAAGAGATGAAATATTGAAGATAGCGAGGAAAGAGATATTCGAGAAAATGCATGAGTTCAATTACATTAATAATATAGAGGTAATTGACGATGTAAGAGAAGACAGTAATTTGTCATCTGATCTAGCTATGGATCCATTTGATTTATTAGAGGTATTGATGGGGATTGAAGAAAAGATGGATATAAGGATACCGGATGATGATGTCTTTGGCGATAAATCTGTCGATGAACTAACTGTAGGGATTTTTGTGGATATGTTGTACGATTGGCTTGAGAGTAAGTAATGGACTTCGGATATGATGATTGGGAAGAGGGGTTAGAGACCCCTCTTGTCGATGATTGCGATGACGACAATAACGAGGAGGAAGAATATGATTTCAGTTAAAGAGCTAAGGATAGGTAATCTTGTAAAAGACGAGAATGATAATATATGGAGAATAGGATGTATTACCGGTATGTATAAAGATGATGGTAGTTTGATCCTTGAACGCAGAACTGGTAATGGTATAATAAAGTGGTATACTACTGAATGTGATGTTTATCCAATAAGCTTGAATGAGAAGATATTGGATAGGGCTGAATTTAATGATTATGATAATTATGATTACCGTTATAAAGAAAATGTGGTAATAACAAAAAATTACACTTTAGGTGTCGTAAGTTTGTATAATACGATTATAGAAACAGATATCAAAGGATTCCATCACCTTCAAAATATAGCATATGATTCATATAAAACATTACTTGATTTAAATATATTCGATGATGACTATCCCGGAGACACATCTCTTGTGTAAGATAATAAATGGAGAGAAGGTTCTCGCCGCTTCTTACTCGCAGATAGACACGTTTGTCCAGTGTCCGTATAAGTGGTATAAGACTTACGTGGAGGGTCACAGATCCACGGAGAAGCATGAGGCTACGTCATATGGTACGGTTATCCACCAGACGATGGAGTATTTCTTCAAGAACGGATGCAGACCTTCTTATGAGGACATGAGTAAGGCATTTAACTATTACGCCGATATAGAGAAGATACCTTTTGATAGCGTAAAATCTCAGATCGAGTCCATGCAACATGCGGCTAGGTTAATAAGATGGATTGTGGGGTTGTTTGAGAAGGATGCTGCTGGCAACTATAAGAAAATGTGGTCGGATCTTACGCCAATGGAGAAGGTGATCCGGGGGTCGAGACCGGCCGGCGTGGAGGAGGACTTCGTCCTGCCCTATAAGCTACCCAAGCCCCTTACTTTGGATGGCGTGACGTACGATAAGGTACATATCATAGGATCGGTGGACTGGCGTGGAGAGTATAAGACAAAAGACAGGATAGCTATGTATACGATAGACTGGAAGTCCGGGAGAAAGTTATTCGATGAGGATAAGCTGCTTCACAATCTCCAGCATCCGATATACGCCTTCTACATACTGAGAAAGTACAAGGTATTGCCGGATATGTGCAGCTATTTCTTTACCCGCATGCTGGACAATCAGAACGTGAAGGTAGATAAGGAGAAAGTAGAGAGATCGGTCAAGGAACTTAACGATATTCTCCTTGACATGTATGATTTCGAGACAAATAAAATAGATAGCTATCAAGCTCACGTTTGGGACGACGCCAAACAGGGGTATAAGTACGAGAAGCGCTACCTCATGGGACGCCAGCCGGCCTGCCTTGAACCCCGCCCCAAGCCCTTGTGTTTTTGGTGCGATTTCTCGATCCACAAACAAGGGACATGCAGGTACTCATCGGATTGGGATGAGTCAAAAAGAAAGAATAAAAAAGATTAACTTTATTAAAAAGCCTAGGTAAATATCTAGGCTTTAATTATATTTGTGTCAATAAATAAATGATTATGGATAAAAACGAAAGAGAAAAACAGGTATTGGATCTTCTGATGTCTAGAAAGGATATTAGGAAATTGGTAGAGAAATCAAATGAATGTTATTCTAAAATGGATTTCGTTGGTGCCATGAAATGCCGGCAGGAGATAAAGGATATCGTAGACCGGGAATCGAAGATCATGTTGACAAAAAGCGAGTCTTTGGTGAGTTTGATGAATAACGCTGATAATGAATATAAATTCAATATGCTGGTATGGCTACATTCCATGATGTGTATGGCGGATGTATTTAACGGGATATTGGAGGATTTCAAGGATGGGGTAAGAAAAGCCAATGGCAACTCCAAGTTCGTTAAGTTCGATAATCTGGATCGGTTAATGGCAGAATGTAAGAAGGAGATTGATTACCTGATGAAAGGCACAAGTAAATCGTTCCAGATATCCTTCGCCGTAAGGAGCGATGAAATGAGAGAGATGATAGAGAATATGGTAGGGGATAATATCCGTGAGGGGTATGACGTGTTCAGTAAGGAGGCAGAGATGGTTAATGAGACGGATAGGGACAAGATCGAGGAGTTTAACAAAAGTCTGGCTCATGAATAAACACATATCAAGATGGTATATAAATTAAGATCATATCAAGAGGAATGCGTTAAAAGCATTTCAAGTTATATAAATTCCGATAGGAATGATCCGGTATTGGTTATAGGCCCAGTAGGTTGCGGGAAATCCTTGTTGATAGCGGAAGCGGCCAGATTGATGGGAGATAAGACACTGGTCTTACAACCATCAAAAGAATTGCTGCAACAGAACCACGACAAGATAACGTCGTATGGCATACCGGCTACCATCTACTCCGCTTCCTGTGGTAAGAAAGAGCTGTCTAACATGATATACGCCACGTTAGGATCTGTCAAGAAAGTTATTGGTCAGCTTAAGGAGATGGGGATCAGGAACGTATTGATAGATGAGGCTCATGCCGGGTATAGCCCGGAGGATGGTAGCGAGTTTATGACATTCATGAATGAACTGAAACCGAAAAAGGTGATAGGGTTTACAGCCACGCCATGTAGACTTAAAAACATGTCGATAGGACAGACATCATATTCCCAACTTAATTTCATCACTCGTATGAGACCGGTATATTTTAAGAACCTGATCCATGTCATACAGGTGGAGGAGATGATAAGGCAAGGATTTTGGACACCTCTTAAATATGAGACATGGGATTTCAATGGGGATGCCCTTAAACTTAATTCTAACGGCTCCGAATATACGGCTGAGTCTATTAGTGAGGCGGTGAGAAAAAACGGCTTAAACAACCTTATTTTACGTCGGTTGATGGTATTAAAGGACGTATGCAGATCTATACTGGTGTTTATGGATTCTGTTGAGAGCTGCAATACCGCCGCCGAATGGATGAACGCAAAGATATGCGCTGGCATGGCGGAAGTGGTTCACGGAGGCACGCCAAAAAAGCAGCGGGAGGCTATAGTCGAGAGATTCAAGTCAGGTGGGACGAGGGTAGTGTTCAACTATTCCGCCCTCGGTACGGGATTCGATCATCCGGGTCTGGACTGCGTGATAGTAGGAAGACCGACATTTTCGTTCTCGTCGTTTTATCAGTGGCTTGGCAGGGCGGTTAGGATAAAGGACGGTAAGGATAGCGCATTGGTCGTTGATTGTTGTAACAACTCGTCAAGGTTCGGTGATATAAGGAAACTTAGTATAGAGAACTACAAGGGGTATGGATGGGGAATGTTTATCGGCGATAAGCTAATAACTAATATCCCGATGGGGGATAAGGTAACGAAAACAGATCTGGATATCAAAGCCGCCAAGAAAGATCGTAGGAGGGGGCTGGCGCAGGGCGTAACCGCCGCCCCTGTTCCCGGAAGGCCGGATCATCCCCTTGGATCTACGGTGATGACATTCGGGAAATATTGTGGGTGGATGTTGCATTCGATCCCAGTATCGTACCTCAAATTCATAAACGAGACATTTGACTGGGATAATGATAGGAACAAGGATATAAAAGAATACATAGATTTTTTAATCAAAAACAACAGATTATGACAGGATGTATATATCATGAGGCTGATCTTGACGGAGTAATGTCAGCGGCTATAGTAAAAAAGTATTTCAAAGGGGACATTGATCTTCTTCCTTACAATTACGGCAAGGAAATACCTGACGTGAATAAATATGATAAGGTATTTGTAGTTGACGTGTCATTTGGAAACAGAACAAGATTCCTTTTCGATGAGTGGAAAGAGAAAGGTATAGATGTCGTATGGATAGACCATCATAAGACCGCCATAGACGATATGAGGGATTACGAGGTAAAGGGCAAGAGGCGTATCGGGACGGCGGCCTGTGAGCTTACGTGGGAATATCTTTTCGATGACATCAAAACTCCTAATGTGGTAGAATTATTGAGTGCTTATGATGTATGGGATCACGACAGGTTCGAGTGGAGTGATGTCATGGCGTTCCAATACGGGATGAGGGGATATTGCGGTCTTGATGTAAACATTGTTAAGGATGTACTAGATAAAGCCGATAACAACTTAGTGAATGATATGATAAATAACGGGGAGGCTATAATAGAGTATATAGTAGGGAAAAACAGAGGGGAGATGAATATGTTCTCATTCGAGGCAGATATATTTGGGTACAAGGCTATATGTATGAATACCACGGAGTTTAACTCCACCACATTCGAGTCTATGTACGATCCTAGAAAACATGATTTGATGATGCCATTTTGCTGGAACGGAAGATTCTTTAGATGCTCGTTCTATACCACCAAGGAGGAGGTGGATGTCTCAGCGCTGGCACGCAAGGCCAATCCTGGTGGCGGAGGTCATAAGGCAGCTGCTGGCTTCCAGCTTAGCGTGGAGGATATGATGGGATTCCTGAAAGAGAGGAGGATGTGATATGGTAGGATTGATATTTATTATTATAATAATAGTAATCTCCTTTGCCATGATGATGGAGGGATGGGAAAAATATGATTCACGAAAGTTTTATACAGGGTTGCTTGTGATAGGCATAAGTATCATAATGATATTTCCAGTAATGCAATATAATATGGAGAATATGAAAAACGTGTATAAATTTAATAAACTTAACGAGATGAAGCTAGATGATTACGGTTTCGGTTTATTCGAGTACAATGGCGCTCTTTATTTCAAGGAGGCAGATGAAGGGAGATGCTTTGATGTGAGAAGCGGAAATGAGGTTATTATCGGGAAAGATAAGATTGTAACGGTCTTGGAGGATTGATCATGAGAAAGCTTAATGACACCAACAGGACAAGGAAGAGGAGCGTACGGCACTCATGGATAAAGGCGGGTCCGGGGATCCAACGCTGCGCTATTTGCGGAATTACGAAGCAAAGCGAGTGGAGAGACGGGAAGACCTCGCATTGCGTATATCTATCATCTGGTGAGCTTTATTCTATGACAGGAGAGACACCGGAATGCAGGGATCTTAGTGAATTTTATTAATAAAACAAAAAGGAGTTTGAAATGAAAGAGGAATTTAGCAAATACGACAAGGTTGTTTATGATGGTGAGGTATTTGAGGTACTTGAAACCGCCGACAATACGGGGATAATGAAAATAGAACCGTTATTTGATGAGACATATAAATTTATTTGGGTTGATGAGGAGATGGTTGTCTCGTTAAGCAGGGCTATCAAGTTAAGGCTTATTGATGATGAGACGGCAGATGAGGCGATGAATTTCGGGAAGCCAAAAATAGGAGACGCGGTGGTGGAAAGCGGACCGCTTGTAGGGCAAGACGGCAGCGGCAAGGACGACCGGGCCGACGGCAAGCTTCGGTGGGATCTCCTTCCTTTGGCTGAGATAGAGGATATCGTGAGGGTATATACGGAGGGGGCTAAGAAATACGCCGACAATTCATGGCAGAATATACCTGATGGATTTGAGAGATATAGAGCGGCTTTACTTCGCCATATGACGGCGTACATGAAAGGCGAGAGATATGATAAGGAGACAGGGCTGATGCATTTGGCACAAATTTGCTGGAACGCCATAGCGTTATTATATTACGATAAACATAACAAAGGGTTAATAGAATGGAAGGATCAGGAGAAATAATAGTAGACGAGAAATTAAAAGCTATTGACAAAAGGACTGGTAGGTACATTAATGTGATCGCACGTACTATTGACAATGGTACTTCATTCCCGATAGTTAAGTACCTTGATAAGAATCGTAAGGAGCTGAATTATGATTGTGTAAGGCATCTTAATTTTGATATAGACATAGATTGGGAGTTGAGAAGATATCAGATCGTAAAAGATTTATTGTCCAACGATTTCGATGGGAGGAGGTTGAGTGTAGATGAGGTAGATAACGCTATATTTACAGCGGATTTAATTATTAACAAATTAAAAACTATTTAAAAATGGTAAGAATTGATTTTTTCACGAAGAAAGACGCTGAGTACAGCGATTACATGCGATATATTATCGCCAACACATTACAGGAGTATGAGGGTGAGGTCACGTTAAACCAGATCCCGGAGAACAAAGCCACGGAGGAGGAAATATCCAAGTACGGTATAGAGGTATATCCTACTATCATCGTCAGCGGAGATAACATGGATGGCTTTAATAAACTTGAGGGGATGGCCAGAAAAGCTGATCTTATTAACGTCATGTCGTTATACGACAAGAAATAGGCTTATGACGATAAGGGATAAATATTTTGGTTGGAAAGATATATTCTTTGACAGGTTCGTGCATTGTTGTAATGAAAAAAGTGACCAACCACAAGGAAGTAATATACCTCTAGCCAAAATAAACTTCGATAACAAGACAGGATATGTGGAGGACGGGACTATTAATATAGCCGAGCTTCTTCAATATCTTTGGATAAATAATAAGGTCTATAGGTGTGAATATGCACCCATAGATATATCCTCTGTCTTGCAAACATTGATTAGATTGACCGAGAACGCTAAGTTCATATTTGACGACCAACCAGGCATACATGATATGATCCCATATAGAGGTTTTTTTCTTAGAGATGATTTTTTACCCGGGAAAGATTATTCACTTGATTTGGATAAAATAGTGAGCGGGATGGGAGGATGGTATGGGGAGGATGAGGATCCATGTTACTCGATGTTCGTCAGTCAAGATCAGATATGGAACTTGAACCCGATATTGAAGGTATTAGCTGATGAGGGATCTATTCTAGCCAAGGAACTTGGGTATGATATGAACTCATATGTCAGCGATAATGGATACACGATATACAACCCATATCTGTCATGGATCAATCATTACTATCATTATTGCCCGACATTTAATGAGGATAAGCTGAAACCTTGGGATAGGGTGGAAGACAGAAAGAATAAATTCAAGATGACGGATAAGGTTAAGAGAGGCGCCAATAATTGGTATTATTCAGGCGGGACTATATCTTGTGTGGATAATTTCTTGGGGAAAGAATACAGGAAAAATCTCCGAACCTTCATATATCGTGGAATAGTATTCTTTTTAGATCGGATATGGCATACACCATTGTTTGAGAAGATGGGCGTGAAAATGAAATACAACGCTTATTATTGTTATGCCGCTACTTCCGGGATATGGTATGATAAGGGATTCAAGGAAAGACTAGCCAAGAGGTTTAACAAGTCGCTGGGCGGCGACGGGGAACTATTCGGGGCTAACCTAGCCTGCATGGTATGTGACCGTAAGGATATCGATTGGGAGGCGCTTCGTCTTTGGCTTGACAAATACGATGATCCTACTGATAAGGGCATGGTGAATAGCCCTATTCAATTTATGTATTTATATTTATATTACACTTTTAACAAATAATTTGAAATGAAGAAGATAAATGACTGGGTTATAAAAACATTTGGGTTGAGAGGCTCATGGAGCTGGGCTAAGAAACAGATGTTAAATGGAGCGATCATTAAACGTAAGGCTACTACAGGGACATACAAAATAGCTATTGATGATGACAAGAATAGGTTACTTGTAGCCACATGGGATCATCTAGATCAAAACCCTGTATGGGAAAGGTGCCCGCATAGTTTATTAGATGAAGATGCGGTTGATTATTTTGTCACAGCTCATAAGGAATTATCATATGGAGGCATAAAGATCAGGATGAAAGATGAATTTAATTGTAACGATAAAATATCGAAAGTATGAAAAAGATTACCGATAAAGACGTAGAGGCTCTTAAAGCCGGGAAGAAGGTGACAAAAGGTTTTATCCATATGCAATTGGATGATAAGGGAAGATTGAACTTGTGGAGTGATATCAACATAACTGACAATGGTGATTATATATAACTTTACACCGGGTTTATATAGTTACGATTAACAAACGATACCGGAGGTACGCCGGGAATTAAAGCACGTGAAGAGACCTCTTTAGAATCAGTTTCGTGTAAGCGGATTCAACAATGTCCCTATGAAGCATGAAAATATGCTTTTGGTGTAGAAAAGTATATAAGTACCTAACATTATAATATAATTTAAAAGATGGCAAAGAAACAGTTAAAGATCCCGTTTAAGGACGGGAGACCATGTAAATGGGTTAAGGATGTTCATGATGAGGAACGTGATAATTATGAGTTTGATGAATGCCTTGAGATACACGGATTCGTTCGTGGACGCTCTTCGGCTGTAATGATATTAAGACCGGCAAATGATCATGGGGAGGATTTTAATTATGCCAAAAGTGTCTATTACCAAGTATTCTTGACAGACAGTAAGGAAGTAATACAGAATATGATGCATGGAATCATATATGGTAAATGGACTTTTGTTAAAAGGGGAGAAAATTTTGGTATAAAATTGGTTAAGGTCTTGCCGGGGATACACAAATGTATATTACGTATAGCCGAAAAGGATATTTTTGGCCATGAAAGTAAATAAAAATGGAATTTATGAAAGCGGAGAAAAATATGACAGTACAAGATTTGATAGACGAATTGATGCTTGTCAAGGATAAGAGTAAGGAAATAAGGGTTGTTATAAATACGAATGATTATATAACATCCTACCCTGCCTCTTTATCTGATATGTCTATAAAAGAGAAGGGAGATATAGTCAATGATCATTTTGATGATACAATTGCTATAGAATTGCATAAATAAACGATAAACAATATGAATGTATTATCATTGTTTGATGGGATATCATGTGGATATCTAGCATTACAAAGAGCCGGTATACCTATTGGGACTTACTATGCCTCAGAGATAGACAAGACATGCATAAAGGTAAGTCAAAAACATTTTCCTAATATTATTCAATTAGGGGATGTTAATAACTGGAGAACATGGGATATCCCTTGGAAAGACATAGATCTGGTCATGGGAGGGTTCTGTTGCCAGAGCTTCTCTAGCTCAGGCAAGGGTAAGGGATTCATGGACGCTCGTGGAAGGCTTTTCTTTTGCTTCTCGGACATCGTAAAGCATTTAAGAAAGGAAACCAAAGGTAAGGTCCTGTTCTTGGGCGAGAACGTCCGGATGCGGGATGAGCATCGCTGGGTGATAACGGAAGAGCTGGGCGTGGAGCCGGCGGAGATCGATAGCGCCTTGGTCTCGGCACAGACCCGGCATCGCCTTTATTGGTGTAATTGGCCGGTAGAAATGCCGAAAGACAAGCATATATCATTGGATGATATTCTAGAGCATGACAAGGGTTGGAATCCGGGAGCCATAAGAGGGAGATATATAGGGACCATTGTCGGTAGAAGGATAGGAGAGGACGGGTATCGAAAGGATTGTGACATGGGCATAAAAATAACGCAATGTCTGGAGATAAGAAAAGATAAGAATACCACTCCCATCAAGAAAAGTAATTGCCTGACAACGGTTATGAAAGATAACGTAATCTCATCGTTACCTCCCGGAAGATATCCTAACGCCTTTGACATAAAAGACAAATTCAGATACCTGACCCCGGTGGAGATGTGTAGGCTACAGACATTGCCGGATGATTACCTTGACGGGATAGCCCCAAATACGGCCATGTCTTTAGCGGGCAATGGATGGACAGTGGATGTGATAGCCCATTTGCTAAGGAGCATCGAACGTAAGCAGATAAATGATATTGTAAAGGAATTTCGCAAGATTACTGATGAGCTTATGTTCGGGTCATTAGAAACGGATATAATGTGACATGTGAAGGTAAACACGAGCAAAATGAGACCATACGGAAGAATCAAGACAGTTAAGGGATCTTTATGGAAAAAGGATATACATCCACCGAAAGGGCACAAGAATTGATGGGAGGACATATGCGATCCTGTACCTAGAAGTACTATGAAGCTTAAATTTAAAACAGAGTTAAGAGATGATTATAAACAAGAAATGGTCAATGCCGAACAGCGAGACATTCAGCATAAAACCGATAAGGGAACTTATAGATAAATATCGAGAAGAGGGGATGGTTATAGTGGATCCATTCGCCAGAAACAGCGATATAGGGACGATCACCAACGATCTTGATCCTGATACTAAGGCTATGTATCATAAAGACGCCACGGACTTCCTGAGTGATCTTGGCGATAATATAGCTGATATGGTATTATATGATCCACCATATTCCGCGAGACAGGTGTCCGAGTCATATAAAAGGCTTGGAGAATCTGTTAATATGCAAACAACACAATCTAGTTATTGGGCTAGACAGAAGAAGGAGATAGCTAGGATCACCAAGAAAGGCGGGGTGGTCATTACCTGCGCGTGGAACTCCGGCGGTATAGGGACCGGGCTTGGTTTCGAGCAGCAGGAGATTCTTCTTGTGGCTCATGGGGGATGGCATAATGATACGATCGTTACTGTAGAGAAAAAGATCAAGGGTTAGATGAAAGAAAGGATATTCACCACAAAAGAACAGGGGAGGGTGCTGGTCGAGGCCGGCCTCCCTATCTCCACCGCCATCGGTTTCAGAGACAAGTATCTGGATCAATTACATTCTATGGAGGATGACGCTGGTCGTGTAGGACTGATTGAGGCTGTTACCCCTGATGTATTCAATCCTGTTTGGGATGTAGGGACGTTACTGAATTTACTCCCATATGAGATAGATGGTTCTACATTCGAATGTTATAAGCTAGAACATGCATGGTCTGTAACGTATAGAGATATAGATGAGATTCCTATATATTGGAGTAGTGAGAAACTTCTTGTAGACACATTGTTTTCGATGATGATGGAATTACTTAAACATAAGATTATATGAGCATAAAGCAAATAACAAAATTAAGGTACAAAACGAAAGATAAGCCTCCTATAGAAGGGGTTCCTCTTTTAGGATACAACAAAAAATATAGCTGTCCGTGGGAAGTAATGTACAGGAGAGGGGATAAGTACTACACCTGCATGAAGTATGATGCTGAATTTGAAACATATCCACCGGAAGAATATGAATATTTATATCCATGAGAACATGAAACAAGTAACAAGAATAAGGTACAAAACTGAGGATAATCCACCTATGGCCAATGTCCCTCTTATAGGATACAGTTTGGAATACGACTGCAAGGTAGCGTTAGTATACAGAAAAGGGGATAACTATTACACCAATATGGAGTGCGATGTTGAATATAAGACATCTCCTCCAGATGAGTACGAATACGTATATCCGTGAGAACTAGAAGGGATATATTTATATTTAAGCATGATTAATATTATTTTTATATTATTCATGCTTTTATTTTTGTTTAAATCTTACTTTTGTATCAACATTAAAAACCAGATTGTTATGGATGGAGACAAACAAAAAGTCAATGAACTTACGATGAGGACGCTGGGTTCTCATTATGGCGGATATGCCTATGTAAAGGTAAAAAATCGTCAAGCTGATGTAAAGATAGATTGGAAGTTGTTGAGAGCTATAGAAGAAGGAGAGGTGGAGATAGACAACGAGAAATACCATCTATCCGGGATAGAGTATGTAGCTAAAAGATATCAGGACATGTTTTACGTTGGTCGTGATATTTATTATTTCAAGGGTATGGGAGAAAGAGGAATAACCAATCTTCTTAGAAACGCTATAGATGATTTGCTAGATACCATAAGCAGCAGGGAGACTTATCGTAGCGCAGAGCACAGGGTGTACGCCCAAATGAATCAACTTACGGAAGCGGGAGCCATGATCAGCTTGGCTATAGAATTACTAACATCTAATATCCGTCATAGTTATGGAGAAATTAATTTTGAACGATATCCAAGACCTGTGGAGGTGGAGGGAGAAGATAAACATTGATGACTTCAAAGAGGATCCTATGGCTGAGGATATGCCATTATATTTCCCGTGCGCCGTCGTATGGCATGTGAATTGGGGTGAGCATGACGCTGATAATTATATATGTTATGGATTTGTTTATGTAGCAGAAATATTAGGGATATGAACATTAAAAAACAGATAATTCTTGACGATAAAGACTATGAGCGATTAGTTCACGATGCTAATCTCAGTAATGATGAGATAAAAAGCAAAATCGCCAGCGCTCTAACCACCGATATAGTGGTTAGTTTCGATTTCGATGTAAATAAAAAGGTTACGGGGAATATGAGGATCGAAAGCGCCACCCATAATCTAGGATATAATGAATATGATAATATCGTAAGGGCTAGAGACGAGAATATTCACCATGCTGTTTATACAGCTATATATGATTATCTTGAGAAAATAAAGAGAGATAATAATGAGCTAAGCGCAAAAGATTGGATATTATTCACATCTATAATCTTATCTATTTTCGCAATGGGATTTGCAGGTGGATGGTTGGTATTTAATTGATTAAATCATGGGTAATTTAAAAGACATACAAGATATAACCGGTCTTACGTCAGAAGCTATATTCAATATACGTAAACCTGTTGATTATATGTGCAGTGATATAGATAGCCATATAAAAGATATCAGGACACAATGTGATTATATTATGGATGGGGATGAGGAGGATGTTAAATACTATTCAAAATCAATCAAATCAGACGTAGATTCTTATTTCGAGGATATACGGTCAAAGGTCGAGAATCTCCGTGATTGGGGAGAGCAGTGGAAAGCATTGGCTAAAGACTTGTTTAATGAGTTGCTGGAAATAGATAGCGATAATACTATAGACAGCTATCTGTCTTATGAGGCATTGGATAAGATTAAGGAACATTTAAAATAAAACTATAAACATGAATAAAAGAAAAATCAAAAAAAGACTCCATTTAAATAATAAAGAATTTCAAATCTTATTTCGTTCAGGCAAGAAATACTTTAGATATGCGATAAATAATCTATGTCTTGCTTTTGGATGTTCTTCATTAGAATATTGGATATACTTCTTTGAAGGTAAAAGAGTTGATGGGAGTATATATTATAAAAGCATTTCACGACTAGTTCTTAGATAATGATAAATTAACAAAATAAATAGACATGAGCAAATTACTATTTTTTGATTTAGAGACAACCGGGGTTAAGTTCTGGAGAAACGGGATACACCAAATAGGAGGGATCGTGGATATCGACGGGCAGGAGACTGAGAGGTTCGACATCCGCCTAGCCCCGAACCCTGCCGCCACGATAGAGCAAGAGGCGCTGGATGTGGCTGGTGTTACCTTGGAGCAAGTGCAGTCGTATCAGCCTATGGAAGAAGGGTACAGGCAGTTAGTTGGTATATTATCCAAATACGTGAATAAGTTCGATAAGAGGGATAAAATGTATTTGGTGGGGTATAACAACGCTGGATTCGATAACAGCTTCCTACGGGCTTTATTCCAGCAATGTGGGGATAAGTATTTCGGATCATGGTTCTATCCTAACTGTATGGATGTATATGTTATGGTGACACCGTTCCTGATGGGCGTAAGAAACGATATGGAGAACTTTAAGTTGATGACCGTAGCCAGAACTATGGGTATTGAGATCGACGAGAATAAGCTTCATGACGCTACTTACGATATTGAGCTGACTAGGGATATTTTCTATCGTATAATCGGTAAAATGGATGTTAAGTTATGAGAAGTATCTTAGAGGCGATGCATGATTATCCGGATGAGGCTCTTGGGCTATTTTTCTTTTTGATAGTGGTCTTCTGGTTATTGTCAGGTATATTCGAGAAAAAAGATGAATGATAAACTCGATAAGATACTGGATCTCCTAAGATCTCAAAATGAAATGATCAAGGATATTCACGACTATGTGAAAGAAGTTACCAGCGAGAAGTATATAGGAGAATCTAGGATGACTAGCTTCTCTATTAACTTGGCCGCTGATATACTTACCGAAGCCATTAGCCCTAAGATAAAAGGGATGATGGTGGATTTATTAAGGAAACAGGGATGGAAAACCGAATGAGACATGGGAACATATGAGAAGAAGGTAAATCAGTTAAAAGATTTGATGGTAAGGAAATACAAATCGACTTACGACAAGTCAAAGGGAATAGATATAGATATAAGCTCAATAATGTATCTCCCAGTACCAAATGAATTTAATGATATGGATATTGAGAATATGTATGTTATTCTCGATAAGATTAAAGATATTATAGATAACAACAGGGATAAGCTCAAGAACCCGACTTGCGGCACATGCGTACATCTGCATGATAATGAATGGGCGAAAAGATATGGCAAGGCATGTTGTTCTATTTGGCAGGTGTGTGACCATTATATAAACCCTAACAGGAAACATAATAGGAAACAAACAACATACGTAAGGCGTCCAAGCAACAAAGCTTGTCCTAATTATGAGTATGGTGATGATAATTTTGAAAACAGAAGAAGATGTATAAAAGAAAAGAATACCCGATAAAGAGCTATGTGCCGATGCGCACCAACAAGGATAGGACGTGTATCTGCTGTGGCGATACGATCCCAGCCGGCAGCAGCAGGATGATACCTAGACACGCCAAGGCAAATCACGGTCTATGTTTCCCGTGCTTCAGGAAATGGAGAGATACCGGAGGAGATCTTAAGCTTATGGACAACCCCGGAGATGCGAAGAAAGAGCATGTCATACATATGTCTAATATCCTGAAAGGAAATTGTGATATAATAAAAGGCCGAAAGCTTTACGTGGCTTTTAAAAAGGCGATAAACGGCGGAAAGAAGATCGTTATCAAATTTGACACTGATCAACCGATATCTATGTCAACAAGAGTCATGAATCCTTCATTCGGGGAGATTATGGATGAGTACGGCAAGGACATATTCCAAGGTAATCTCAAACTGGTAGATGTCCCAAAAGGAGTTAAAGATTTAATAGTTAACTATATAGAAAAATATCGTAAATTGTGAACATAAAGACATTTATATACATGATCTTAACATTCAGAAGAATAGATCCTATACCTAAGAATATAGGATTTATGTTAAGTATAACATTCTGGATATCTGTAGTATGGATAATATCCAACTTTGCTATATTGATAATGAGATTAATAAAATAGACAAGATGAAACAAGGAGACGTGATATACAAGAATGGCATGGAGCTGCTTGTAGTATTAAGTTACGACCATAATGAGCCATGTAAGGGCTGTTTCTTCTACAAGAATAAGGCGTGCGGATCAGAAAAACTGATAAAATGCTGGGATTGTAAAAAGGAATATATATTCACGGCTATACGTAAATATAATACGACTGAACTGTGCGGAATAGTAAAAAGATATGAGGAGACGTATAAGATAATACTTAAAACAATCAAGAAGATTGAGAAAGAATGTCAAAAATATGTTATCTGGGATACTGTGCATGTGATGTTGAAAGATGATGGAGAGCTTATTATAAAAGCCTTATCCAAGGATAAGTCCGTGCTTTTAAATGATTTCATTATATATGTCAACAATAATGGGAGTATAGATGAAGATGACTATGATCTATTATTAACTAAATAATTGATAGTACAAATGGACAAATCAAACAAAATAGAGAATCTAGCAAACAAGTATGTTGAAAGGCATATAAGAGATAGACATCTAAGCGATGATACGATAAAAGAAATAAAAATAGCTTATATTATGATTATAAAAGATTTTATAGCTATTGTCGATAAATCTACATCAATGAATGAAGATGATATAATATACGTCGTTAACAACATATCATCAATATTATATGAACCTGTAGAAATCTCTAATACCGATAAAAAAATATTGGAGATAGGGATAGCGCTAGGCCTAAAGGGCGCCATATCATGTATATTTGGTTCATTATTAAAAGATGACTGCAATATAAAAGATGAGATAATTGATATATCTAAACATGTAAAAGAAAATTTAATATCAAATAAGATAAAATGAATCACGCTAGTCTTTTCTCAGGTATAGGAGGCTTTGATCTAGCCGCAAAGGAGGTAGGATGGAACAATGTCTTTCAATGCGAGATAGATCCATTCTGTCAAAGTGTATTAAAATATTATTTTCCAAAAACAGTATTATATGAAGATATTAAAAGAACTGATTTCACTTCATGGAAAGGGAAAATCGACGTGCTCACCGGAGGTTTCCCTTGTCAACCATTTAGCGTCGCTGGACAACGAAAGGGAGCGGATGATAACCGTTATCTCTGGCCGGAAATGCTTAGAGTCATACGAGAGACAAGACCGCTCTGGATTATTGGCGAGAATGTTGCTGGAATCACCAATATGGTTCAACCCGGTAGTGAAACTGACGTGGAAACGAAAAGTGATCAAGATGAAGAAAATTACAAGGAAACGATACTTGAGCAAGAATATATCATCAATACCATCTGCGACGATCTTGAACGTGAAGGATATTCCGTCCAACCGATCATTGTTCCAGCTTGCGGTGTCGGAGCGCCACATAAACGGTATAGGATATGGTTCATTGCTTCCGACTGTTCAGACGCAAGGGTTGAAGGTTTGCGACAAGGACGGGAAGACAAGATTCATGGATTTGAGTTCACTTCCCAAACAAGGGATAAAATACGGAGACTTATTACCGACACCAGTGACCTCAGATCACACAGGTTCTTGTACGATAAGGAAGATGACAAAAAGCAACGGAGCACCGAGAACAGACTCTTTAAGAAATATGCCTGCCGTGATTGGGATGGACGGGGATCGACTCAATGGAAGAGTTTTCCAACTCAGTCCCCTATTTGTAGAGGAAATGATGGGCTACCCTTTAATGTGGACAACCTTACCATTCCTTACGGGAAATGGAGAAAAGAATCAATAAAGGCTTATGGTAATGCCATAGTGCCGTTGATAGCGGTGAAAATATTCGAGATGATAAATAAAATAGAAGGATATGAACAACAAACAACTTTATAAAATAACATTGACAAGGGAACAACTGATGCTGATATCCCGGTGCGTGGAGGACATAAGCAGATACGCAGCCGGAGACATGGATCTTCAGCATACCACGGAAACTTTGATAGATGATATGGACAGGACGGAGTCGCTGGGGATAAGAAGCTTTATAGCAAATAACTCGATGGCTATAAGAAGAAGGCTGTTCCCGGATCTCGAAGACTATGAACATATAGGGTATGATGGAGGTAGTAAAGATATGATCAATAGAAAGAGACTTATCGGAAACACCTACCAGATATATAGATCAATACTGCATCAATTGGCTATTGACGAGAACTGGAATAACGTGTATAGCGACATGACGTTACCTTCAGGCGATATGGGGATGATTAAGGTGGAGAGGGTTGACGATGATAAGGATAACGACATTTAACGATACTAAAATATGAGCTTATTTGTATGCGCTAAATGCGGTTGCGTTGATAATACCGCTACGTCTAGTTATTGGATGTTGACAAACGAGTATATGGTGGATAAATTCGACTATGCCAAGGAACTACAGCCGTACAAGGGCATGGGGCTGTGCAGCGAATGCGGGAGGCTGGCTACCAGCCCCGACGGCCGTGATGTCGTGGTGCCCGGAAAATGGCACGGGAAGTTCCCGAAGAAGAAAGCTACCGAAGAGGAATTAAAACGTGTAGGATATAAAAATTTGATAAGATGAATACAAAGAGGAATAAGATAAAAAAAGGAGATACCATGATATATGAAGAGAAGAGATTCATGGCTGTCTCAGAGATAGAGAAAGAATGTTGTACAGGATGTTGTTTTTATGACAATGGAAATTGCCAGTTAGAAAACCCAAATTGCTTTAACAGTGGTATTATATGGGTGCAAAAAGAGGATTATATGAGCGAGATCAGTGAAAAGGCTATTAAATTGGCTATAGAGGCCATGAGACCTATCCCCGTGTATTCGTCACCATGCTACAGCGTAATTGATAACAGATCGCCTGAGGAAAAGCATGAGGAAGACATGAGGTTTTGTAAGGAGTTTAATAACCTTAGATGTGAGATGCTTATTGATATGGCTAAGAAAATAGAAGAGTATTTATTACAAGATATATAATATGAAGAAAATAATAGGGATAGATTTTGATGGGACGTGCGTAGTAGACTCATTCCCTTATGTAGGAGACAATATCGGAGCCGCTAAAGTATTGAGAGAATTGGCTGATAAGAATCTTCTGATATTATATACGGTAAGAGATGGTAAATATCTACAGGATGCCGTAGACTGGTTTAGATACAATCATATCAATCTGTATTCGGTAAACTACAATCCTGAGCCAGTATCATCATCACCAAAAGTGTATTGTGATTATTATATAGATGATAGGAATATCGGCACTCCACTTACGGATAAAGGATATGTTGATTGGAATAAGATGTTGGTATTATTAAGACAAAAGAACTTATTATAATTGTTATGAAAATAGAAGAGCTGAAGATGAGGAAGAAAAGATCGTATACGATACTATCTTGATGATCGGGGACGCTTCCGGAAAAGAAGGGCAGTTCTCCGACTCCGATAAGAAGACGGCGGGAAACTTCGGGTGTGAGTATATGGATGTGGATGATTTTGTGTATAAATATAATAACCGATAACGAAAATAAGAAGGATAGGATGATAATCGCCTATCCTTCTATTATTATGTAAATCCATTTTTGGATTACATTAATTATCAATGGTATAACTATTTATTTATACTCATCTTTCTTTCCTTGTTATCAAACATTCCACGCAAAATGCAGTTATCGTATATACAATTGTTGATCTTCCCTCAGTAGGGTTTTTACCATTTTGGGTAAAAACTTTATAATCAATATCTTTAGTGAACCTATTATCGCCAGTAAGCGCTCTAATAGCCTTGCCTTTATCAGAATAATCGCAGTGAGGGGCATCATATCGTGAACCGACCATATTTCTCAAAAACGCTCCTTTTTTTTCTTGACAATTCTTCCAGTTTAACAAATCCCTTTAATGTTATCATAACAGTCACGGCCTTAGCCTCCCAATATTCATCACCAGGATCAGATCCATATGTAACTAATCCAGAATTACGAGCGGACTGATATGCCTCTATCCTACCTCTCTCATTCCTAAAAACATATTTTAATTCCTGTAATAACGGATACATGTTCTTAATCCCGATATAATAGCCAAATTGCTCAAAATATTTTGATGATTCACGGATAAGGACACCCTCTCTTGGAATAGACCTTTTAAACATATCAATTACCGGTTCATTCTCCTTTATAGTATCTATAGCTGTATTTAATTCAGCTTGAACCATCCTCTTCTCTTTCTCAATCTTTTCCTTAGCCTCCAAAGCTAATCTAACTTCCTTCTCAGCTTTCATCCTAGCCTCATACTCATCGGCCCATGCTCTTGCTGCTTCCGGAGGATTATTAAAATTTGGCAGTTTCACTAAACCAGTAGTAAGAAGCTCCTTTATTTTAGAATTACACCAAACTTTGAATTTAACATCAAGCCATTGGGCGAAATCTATAGCCACATCCTCATACAACCATGTCCCTCCTCCGTTTTCAGAGCTTCCTCTCATTTTTATAACTAATTGATCCTCAGATATGTGTGTCTGGCTCACAATTGTACTAACTAATTCATTTACATATATTTGCCTTAAATAGTCAACAGGTCTCTTATTATATGGGCGAGCCATATCAGTGGCATTAATAAGAATACCATAACTGGTCTTGATAAAAGCTACATTATTCCCATTGTAATTAAAAATAGTAGACAATCCCATTTCGTTGGATTCAGACGTCAAAATTCCGCTACTATCCTTCACGGAATCTTGATAAATGCTTACATTTGCATTCATAATTGATAATTGTTTATTCCCATCCGTCCGGGATGGATAGATGGGAATACAAAAATAGCCAATCAAATTGTCTTAAACAATTGACCGGCTATTTTTTTTTTGTCATACCATATCAGTTATCTTCCCCTGTCAAAATACCAATTAGCGTCCTCCCCGGACTCATCCTTATCCCTGCCTCCTAAGAAGAATCCCATCGTCATGCCGTTGGTCATCAACCAGTAGTCGGATGTCTGTTTAATATCCCTAGCCGTCTTGATATTATACCATTGCTTACCAAACGAGAACTTCATGAGCTGCCTCCATAGCTTGCTCTCGCCCTTATATACGCCGGTCTGGACGGTAGCGAACGGATCCCAGTTTCGAGGATCGGTGAGGTCGCCTAACTTCCGGGCGGTGACCAACGGATCCTGTAGCATGTCTATGGCGTTAAGCTCCATGAACGGGGATGTCTGGGAGGCGATCTCATTGATCGTCCTGAACCCGATGTAGGTAATGAACTGCCCGAACCAGCTATCCTCATTATCCTCCCTATATCCCATCAAAGCCCGTCCTATGGCCATCATCGTAGCGAATACCGCCATGTTGATAATCGATCTCTTGATATTGATCTGCTCGTAGGGGGTAAGCTTATCATACTCTTCCTTAAGCACGTCATATGCCTCTCCCATCCTGCCCTCGGACATCGATCCATAGACATTACCGGCCAGTCTCCATAACGTTCTCATATATCCTTCCTCAAACTGGTTGGTTTGGAAATTGAAACCGGCTTTCTTATACGCCCGCTGTACGGCCAATATAAACCATCCACGATGAGGCAGCACCATATTAAGGATAGCGTTCCGGCTAGCCCCCACCCGGTTCTGCTCGTTCAAGGCGCCGTCACAGATCTGCACCATACTCCTTACCCTACTGGACAAGGTGGGTATATATCGGTCTATAATATCCTTGTTAGCCTCGTTCTTAGCCACGATCTTTCCGTCCTTGACATCTACCATGTTCCACATAGAATAATCCCTTAAACGCTCCCAATCGCGTTTAGCCTCGTTAGCGGACATATTTCTGTCTTTCATCATCATCTCCTTGAAATTGGAGTATGACCAGAACTGACCTTCGTATAGGCGGGTATCATCCATGACCGAGATAATGACCTGCGGATCCAACGGGGAGTTAAGAACCTCCATCATCTTAAACGGCAGATCCCGGAATAAGGTTCTCCAGATCTTGTTGTACGCCGCCGATCGTACACGGTTACGGACATTGAACACGCCTAGAGCCTCTCCAACGACATATAGCTTGTTGGTGCGGTTTATATCCCCGATCTCCGACACGTACGTGCTTAACTGCTTCTGGGCTTCCCCATAGGCGTATTTCATGGAGTCCTTGCTTATATACTGCCCTACCATACCCTCCAAAAGGAAGTTGGCCTGCCCGGTAAGGGCGCCGGTAGCCGCTACGAACGGGGAGAAGCCTAGGTTGGATTTGGATACGAATTTGGTAAACATAAGAGCCAGCTTATTAAGATCGACCTTATAATTACCTATATTCCATTCCGCCCGCTTATTATTTATCCTGACATCGTAGATGCTGGCGTTAACCCAGTCCTGAAACATCCTATAGGCGTGAGTGGCCTCCGGGTTCTTACCGCCGTCGTATTGCGTCTCCAGCATCATGTTCCTGTATCCCATGACATCATCCAAGGCCGCCCTCTTATACTTGTAAGAGGTCGCTTGTAAGGATAACATGGAATAGGAGTAGGCGAAGTCATGGGACACGTCATCGGCGTTCTCCAACTTACTAAGATAGTATTTGGGGATCATACGATATTTGTTATCGTTCTCATCAAGCCCTCCTAGGTCTTGTCCCTGACCATGTATAGGGTCATCCACCCTCTCGCCAACGATATCACGTACGGCGTTGCCGATGGCCGCCTTCGGGTCAACCCCGGCCTGCACCATCCTCTCCACGCCGCCCTTGGATATCTGTGGTATTTGGTAGATGTTCCGGAATCGCTCATCATAATCCTCCATAGCCTTACGACTTATGTTAAGCAGCTCCTTCCTCATCTCCCACTTATCCTTATTGATCGTAGCTTCCTCCCCTTCGTTGGTAATACCGTATTTCTTGAAAAAAGCCTCGTTCTTGTACTTATCGAACCTAGGCGTATGATACCCATAACCCAGATCGGGATTATAATTAGGATTACGGAAAGAACTCTCGGCATCGGCCTCATCAAGCCACTGGTTGTTGATCGTCAGATCAATCATATTAATATCGAACCCGAAACGGGATACGCTCTCTTTCTCGGATATACCATTTTCTATGGCATCAAAGAACTCGGATACCTTATACGTACCGTTATTTATCTTCCTGACGAAATCAGAATATCCCTTGGGAGAGTATTTCCTCATATAAGGATACAACCGGGTTCTGGCGTACTCGACAAGGATCTTATCAGTCTTACCCATCGCTATGTCGTTAGCTAGCTTATTATTGAAGTCAGGACCGTATTTCCTTCTCAAAAACGATACCTCCACGGTCGTCCATGACGGGTTCTTCCTAGATAGCTTAGCGGCCATCCTATCCACCTGACTCCGGGAGCGGGCAGACATATGTTCCTTGGCGAATTTAATCTCATCCATACTCTTGTCGTATGCCATGGCATCCCTTAAAGCGTTACGGTAAGAATCCGTGACTCCACTCTCCACCGTATCAGGCATATCCATCTCAATAGCCTCAGCGGAAGCGGCGGCGTTAATAACGCTCTTAGCCTCAGCCAGACGATCATATAACTCGTTTATCTTTCTTAATGAGGCGGATCCACGTAACCTATCGAAATCATATTCCCCGTATCTCGTGCTATCCCGGTACTGGATAAGCAAGGGCCTTAGCTGGTCATTGATCTCGTTTATTGTCGCCATCGCCTCCTCTACCTTCTCTATCCTTGATGATGATACAGATTGCTCCGTGATCTTATCAACCAGATTCTCGTAATAATCACCCTCCTCTGATCCCCACATATCCTTGGAGAAGCCAAGATGACCGCCAGCTAGCAGGAACTCAAACGCAGCCTTGCCTCCCTCGGACCGCTCTATCCCACGAAGTATCTCCTTGAACTCGGCGGAAGCCTTACGACCCTCGTTGGTATTCCCGAACTCCTCGGCCCACGCCTCGTCCCATGCCTTGATCTCCTCGGACATCATCAGAGCCTCGGATCCCTCTTCCTTTGGTGTCCCATCGGAATACCACTCGCTCTTGGCTATAGCCCTGTCACGTAAAATATCCAGATAAGATCTCCAAGCTATAGGATCGGATTGAAACGCCTTCCAATCGACCTTCCCGTTCCTCACGAACTTATCCATAGCCACATACCGGCTCCTGCGGATACGGGTCATGAAATCGGACGTGGCTTGCGATACCCTACGACCCAGTCTTTCCTCGACCTTCTTATTAACTTTCTCGATCTTATCGTAATAAGCCTGCACCATAGGTTTCTCTCGGTTCTCATCCAACCACTTATTTATCGTATCCAGATACCGTTGCTGATCCTCGAACGTCATGTTCGAGATATCAAAATTCTGGATGGTAGGTTTGAATACATGATATACCTCCTTCGTAATAGGCTTATCCCCGTCATATCCTACTATGTCGTCACGGGTCTTCACCTTAAGACCTCTATCGGATAGAAGAAGATCGATAAGTTGTTTCTCGGTCTTACCCGTAACATTCTTAAGATCATATATATCGATAATAGCCTTAGCCTGCTCGGTCCTGAGCAGTAAATCGTATTTGGCGAAATCACGGGACGAGTCAAGGTAATCCGAGTTCTTCCCATTTATCTTCTGTATAAGATCCTCATTATCCTTTATCCCCCATCCACGCTCTTTCATCATCCTAGTCATCTTATTGATATTAGATATACCTTCGGTATGGGCTTCACTATGAGCCTTGGCTAGACGTTGGCCTAACATACCTAAAATAGCGTTACCACTATGCTCCAGCGTGCCAAAGAACCGGGACATGACATTGATATCCTTATGGATGTTATTTATCAACTTCTTTATCCCATTCCAATATCTTTCCGGGATATTAAACATCCTGAGCTGTCCATCCAGCCAGTCCTCATTACGATCACTTCGAAGAGCATTTATATCAGACATGGATGTCTCAGCCATACGTAATATATCATCCATATCCTCTACCATGCCAACCTTATTGCTGCCATAATAATCAGCCGCCTGATTATTGACGAATCCACGAAGGTTCCTGATCAAAGGAACTATCTCCCCATATACGTTATCGATAACCTGTATCGTCTCATAATCCAATCCTTTTCCGCTCTTACGTAGGCTACTGGCGACAGTGACCAAATACTCCACCTCAGCCTTGGCGGTCGCTATGACGCTCTTGGTGGATAATAGATTGTTATTCTTATTTAGCTCACCCCCGACTTGTCTTACCTTCTCGCCTATATCACGGAGAAGGGAGATACTCTCACCGATCCTCTGGCTTTGGCTTGACCTCATCCTCTGTAACCTAGTGTATAGCCTTTCCAATGACCTCCCGTTCTTGATCAACTTATTAGCCACATCAACATCCGATAATGAGTACATGAGATGGTCGCTATCCTTTAACAGAAGCACGTCAAATGCGCTTGGATCATCAGCTAACGCCGACTCCTTTATCCTATCAAGAACCTTATTCAAGTCTGATCTTTGAGTAGAGAAGAAATTCCGTATAGCCCGGATTATCCTGCCAAACAAGGAGAGCTGGGCGTCCTCGGACGAGGCCAGATCCTCCACCGCCTGTTCCATGCCCGGTACGAACCGCTGGGCCAACGTCTTACCTAGGATCTCCCGCTTCACCATCCGATCCAGTTCCTCCCCTTGGTATTCCTTCCCATACACCTCATAGTAACGACCGGCAAATTGATTCCATAATGGCGTGCCGACAACAGAGTCCAGAACCTCGTCAATCTCCTGTTGGTTACGATAAGTATCGATCAAGAAGTGAGCCACCTCCTCATTAAGATCCTCTACCGTAGCTCCCTCAGCCAGGGCAATAACCCCATTAGCCATATCGGATAAGGCCCTAGCCGAAGGCTCGACACCATTACGCATCTTATACTTATCCATATACTCAGACATACCCATCACCCGAATACCTAACGTGGATAAGATGTTGGTGATATCAGTCCTGTTCTGAAGATCCTCCGCCTTCTCATTCTCAATAACCCCACGGACATTACTTCCGTACAAGGCGTTATCCTCCATCATCAACGACAAGGCTAGCTCCATGAACCCATCATACTTATTATTAAGCTCCTCAAACTTACCTTGCCTTAACATGCCCTTTATCTCCGATCTGCTTACCGTAACCTTCTCCCCTGATGTCGTGATAAGATCAAGATCGTTATTTACCTCCGTATCAAAACCGATGGAGCCTAATACGTTCATCTCAGAAGACATACTACCAAACCTGTTCCTTAGTCTAGACAAGGCGTCCATAGCGTTATAGATCTTAAGACCATCAGAGTTGCCGGCTCCGGTAAGATAATACCTATCCCCTAACCTTATACGCTCCCCGCTCAACAGACCTTTCTTGATAAGGTAATTGACAAACCCTCCACGGGTACTTATATTAGAATCTGAGCTGATGCCAAGGACCGGGATGAACGAATCACTGTTGTTAAGGGTTATGGAGGACGAGCCAAAGGAGATGTCAGCCGTACCGGACGGGACGTCGCTCTCCTCGACACTGCCGGCCAAGAACCCGGCCTCGATCCGCCCGCCGGACGAGCCTTTTATGGCGTTGGCGTAAGAGTCGTGTATCTTGCCGTCATCCGATCTAAAGAACAGGCGAGGCTCACCGGAATCATATACCAATCTTGAAGATGGGGGCGTATAATCTTCAATATCATTTAACGGCAAGACATTACCAGAAAATATGATCTCCCCGTCTATATTTCCGCCCTTCACCCTGATATTAGGTCGTTGACCGGTAAAAGCGCTTTCCACGGCCTTCCATAGCATACGGGCTGTTTCTTTAATATCTATATTCTCCCTGATAGCCCTTATATCATCCCATGACGCCTCTTTCAGTATCGTATCGCCAATATTATCCTCGTTTATGGAATCCAGATCCACCTCCTGTACCGTGGATGTATCTACCACAGCCATATCATTGACATCACCTACCTCTCCGGAGGTAAGATAAGCCACGACACTGTCGCTATTCCCAAGGCTTCTGGCCAACGCTGGGGCATCCATGTCGCTTATGGCGGACAGGACCTTGGCTGACATAAGTTGCCCCCACTCGCTGGCGCTAAGTCTGGCGCTTATGGATCTGGCAGCCTCCTTATTTCTTGGCACGGATCTCGTCCAGTCTCCGAACTTAGACCTGAACTTATCGTTATAAATAGTCATATAAGCCTCAGCGGCCTTATTAAGGTCACTTACGGCGGCTATACCCGCTATCTTATCGAACAAGGTGGATACCTCGCCGGAAGGGGTCAAGACACGGGTTATCTTACCTTCCTTATTCCTTTTAATTACGCAACTCGACATAACTTCATGTTTTTGACAAAGATAAACAAAAAGCCCCCACAAATAAGCGGAGGCTGATATTCTTGTGTTCCTTATATAATTTATGGCTTAATCCGTATTCTTACTATTGATGAACTCGCTAACACAATCACCAGCGAAGCCGGCTATATACGCCGCATGTTCATCCTCCCCGACCTTAAATCCAAGCGACATATTACAGAACTGACACACGCTCATGGCTATATGGAACGACTCATGACATATATTTCTCATCATTATATCATCGTCGCTTGAAAAATTCCAAAGTATGGCGAATTTACCATCATCGTCCCTATCCCTTACCAGATTCACGAAAGACGCTTCCTTATCCATATCATCCTTATCACCCCATTCTCCCTTATGATCCGGCTCCATGTTCTCGAAACGGTTACATAACGTCTCGTAATCCAATCCTACCGTGATAATCAACTTCAACGGATATACCACGAAATCAAATTCCTGCTCTCTCATAATTTTTTTAATTTTTCTATAACCTCAAAACACATCTTGCACTCAATCCTACGATACAACTGCCTTACGCCATCTATCGTAGTCCAATAACGACCACCCTCTCGGTGCAGGAACTCACTCATTACCTTAGTGTCAGCCACATCATGTAGGTCATATGAGTCAAAACATAACCTACATATATCGTCAAGATCAAAATAAGTAACCTTATTATACGATATACAACTGATTTGTCTCCCATCAGGAATCTGAACATCGAAAACATTTAGCTCTTCCATTTTTTCAATCAATTACAATTTCCTCAATAATAGAAATAGGAACATTCACGCATACTCCTATGGTTTTCAACCCACATCCGTTACGCCTATTCTCCTGAATCTGCTCCTCTGATAAAGGGGTCTCGATACTACAATACTTTGTGGTATTTTCTTCATAATCATTCTCATCCTCCTTATAAGGTCTATAAAGAACGATATCTCCAGCCTTAGCAGCTAACATAACAATACCATGAACGTCTTTTTTGATCATGCCGATTTTACCTTCATAACCATGGTTCTTGACCAGATTAATGTGTTTTCTTATATCCATATACATAAAAATATGGGATACATATCCCATCACAGACCTGTATCCCCTTATAATAAATTAGCGACAAAAAGCATGGTGATGGACATGCGCCACAAATGTAATTACAAATTTTGTAAAAACAAAGCCGTTTTATGGTAAAATGTCCCTGATGAACCGCACACGATAGCGGTCGTTCTTAATGCTGCTCGTGATGCCATAGCCTGAGTCTACGCGGCCATTGCTGAAGTTCACGTACCATGCTTTTTTGGTGCCAGCTTCAGAACTAGACCAATAGGTGGTGGAAGTATTGAATTGTTGTCCACCAATAGCCGATAATGCGTTATTGACACTCGTCAAGTTCATATATATCAATGAAAGCTCACCACATGATGGGATATACCAATCATCATATCCTTTAGCGTCAGCACTAGCTAAAAACGTATTAAGCACATGGCCAATTGTCGCATAGGAAGTATAAGACCCACCACCGGTAGTCACCCTTTTTAATACATTGGAGTTGGCTTCCCCCTTCCAATCAGATAAAGCCCCGTTTGTCAAGGCAGTAACATTTGTCGGAAGGTTAGGAGTACCATTGTATGAACCCGACTCCGATTTTAGGTAACCGTAAACATCATCTCCATATGCTTTGTTATAATTTGTAATGCCGGTCTGATCCGTATTATATTCACCCCAATAAAAAACGTAAGTGCTGTCCTTCCCAGACCCGGCTATTACGTAGCTTTCATTAGAGTCCTCGTTCTTCTCAATCATAAATCTCTTACCTTGAGCGTTAAGGACAACACCTATACAATCATTGGAAGGTTCGTCCGTTATGCTTCCATCAGGGCGGACGTAAAAAACACCAGGGCAAGTATAATTACACTGACATGGAGCGTCACTCTTCAACACCCCATACACCCGGTTGTCGCTGGTTAACCACCGTTTCCCGTCGCTCGTGATATAAGCTTGCCTACATCCCTCCTGATTCACCGTAAGCGTCTTCTTAACGCCTTTGGGGGTTGTTATCTCCAACTCAAGGGTACGGTCAAGGCCTTTGTTCATCACCGAGCCAAAGGAAACGGGGGCGTTACCGGTCCCGGACCCCGGACTGACGGTCAGAGGCTGGTCCGTTACCTCGCCTACCCCGTCCTTCCAATTAATATTCAAATCATTAGCCATAGTTGTATTATTTTTGTTCTATTGCAAAGATAGCAAAACAAATAAACCCCAACCGGCTTTAGTCGATCGGGGTCTGAGTAAGCGAAAAGAAACTGATTATCGTCCCATCATTCTCAATACGGTTCTAGCCGCAGCTTGCGCCCATGTCCAGCTGTCATTAGATGTTACGTTAACCGTCTGTTGAGTACCATTTACATCCAAGTTAATAGTCTCCTTGTCAAGCTCGATAGTAGAGTCTCCAGCGGCTTGCGTTACCGTCACGTTGGCTATCTGGCCACCAGCGGCAGTTACCTTCAATGTAGCTGTCAGTTCCTCGATCGTGACGTTGGCCGGTACGTCCGAGATCGTGATGCTCCAAACGAACTCGCCAGCGGCTCCGGGATCGTCGGCGATAACCGCTCCGTTAGCCGTAGTCTTTCCAGCCGCCGTGTAGTTAGCCGGGAGCTGTAACGTAAGCCCGTTCTCCTCAGCCGGCGTGACCGCGAACGTAAGCTTAGTACTGTTAGACTTACCGGTGATGGTAACATTACCGCCTGTCTTTTGTACGGAAGCGTTAGGGCTGTCTGATCTTACCACCTCAGCAGCCGCTGCCTGATTAACTACCAACGCCTTCTTAGCCCCGCCGTTCGTGGTGACCGTAAGGTTGATAGTGCGTTGAAGACGACCGGTGTGTTTCTCACCGGAGAAATTAACCGCCTGATCTCCTGATCCTGATACCGGGTCGACGGTTACGAAACCGAATTTTTGTGATGCCATACTTAAATATATTTACAAATGTCATTTTATTATGCCAAAAATAACTTGTATCATATCACAAGCCAAATATAGGGGGGGTAGATACGACTAGCCCTGTACAACCTCAACATACAACCCTACTAAGTCCTTTAGATTATGACTAAGAGGAGTTCCGCTATCCCTAGTGCACTTATATACATCAGCGTTCTGGATGTAATATTTATCCTTGAATATCTCCATTGGAGGGAAATACGGGATAGGATCCCCTATGGTCCCGGCATGCTCCTTATCAATGACCTTGTATAAGGAAGCCGTATCCAATCCGGGTTCCCATTCCTTTGATAATGTATGTTGTTGAATAACCTCATAAAGGATATCCGTATCGTCCTTCACCACCCTGAGACAGAATCCGGCATCCACCGACAACCCGAACTCCGCCCCTTCTTGTCCCCATATAGGGAATAGAACCTTAACATCCAGTTTCTCATTAGGGGATAAAGATATAGTCTTGTTATTAACCACCATTCTGGAGAATCTGACAGCCACTTTCTGAGGATCGGAGACATCTTTCTCCTTTGCCTGTTGCCGGACATAAGTCATGGTGATATTTACCTTGTCTGGATAGCCGGACTGAGCGTCAATAGCCCTCACCTGCTCTACGGTAGTGGCTAAGCTTACTTCCCTCTGTTTGGCTCCTAACGCCGACATCAGATCATTATCATACTTATCCATCATCCCGATCAAGATCTTGCCTTCCGTCATATCAAACTTCAGACCCATGATCGTTATCTTACCAGCTATAGCCCCATCAGCCAAAGCGTTACGCCTATCATATTCAGGGATATAGATATTTTGGTCATCCAAGAAAAACTCATGAAGATTATTATTCTCATAAGTCCTGATCTCCTCATACTTAGCCGATTTCTCCTCATTAAGAAGCCTTGAGTCATCCAATTTAGCCTCGATAATCTCCTTAACCGTAGCTTTAGGATTAGCCTCCTTGAACGCCAATTGCTCCTCCCCAAGCTCTATCCATGGGGCGGGATTCCCGTTAATGTAATCATCATAACTATAGCCCTTGGCGTAATTATCATCAAGCGGATCGCCCTGAACTAATTGATTGGGATATATTTCCCTGTTTATATATACGTAGCTCATATCTTATATCATTAATCTTGTTCTTTAACGGCGATACTATACTTACCTGAAGCGTAACACCAGATATTTATCTCGAAAGGCTTGTTAGCCGTAGTGGTTATAGAAGTACCACTCATGCTTACATAAGCCCCGGAGTTGGGTATAGCCTGCGTGAAGGCCGCCGACGGGACGCACCTGATCATCAGCTCCTCCCCTATCTGCATCCCTGACTGCACGGATAGGGTGGTAGCGGCTGATAACGTAGCCGTGATACTTCTCTTGCTAATAGGCAGGTTAGCTAATGTCGTGACCGTATTAACCCCTATAAGCCTGTTCATGGTCTTCTTATCGGCGGCCGCCATCAAACCGTTAGTAGACTCATTGGCCACGGCGTATGTCGTGTTAGGAGGTGTAGCCCAAGTGCCATCTCCACGCATGAAACTGGATATACTGCCATTAAGCTGTCTCAACAAGCCGTTAGCTGTAGTAGAGGCCAATCCGTATGTGGTATTGGTAGGTACGACCCACGTTCCATCGCCACGAAGAAAAGATGCCTGCTTGCCAGCGGCTGGGGCCGGTACCAATCCCGCAGCGCCAGCCGCCGAGGCCGTAGCCGCCTTCATATTGGCGTAGGTAGTATTCGTATCCTTATAATAGGGGATACCACCGACAATAGGACAGGCGGTATAGCCGGAAGCGCTTGTCACGGTACTGCCGTTCTTGACCAACCCCGTGGACCCGTTAGCTCCTACAACACCATACGTTGTATTAGTATCCGTCCAAGGCACGTTGACATACATCTTACCACTACTATCCAGCTCTACCGGATAATTCTTACCATTCTCGGCATATCCGATCATCACCAATCCTAAGGTTGTGGTATTGGCCTTGGCGTATGTGGTATTTGTCGGAACCACCCATGTGCCATCACCACGAAGGAAGGAGGCTTGCTTGCCGGCGGCCGGAGCGGGTACCAATCCCGCCTAGGAGGAGTTTGCCATGTCCCATCACCACGAAGATACTTGGCTTGCGCTCCGGCGGCAGGTGCGGGGACCAAACCTGCCTTTCCCGCCGCTGAGGCAGAAGCGGCTCCCATATTGGTGTATGTCGTGTTGGTATCCGTCCACGGAACATTCACATACATCTTACCATTTCCGTCAAGAGCTACCGGGTAATTCTTTCCGTTAGCTGAATACCCGATCTTAACAAGACCCAGATTATCGCTTGTAGCTTGGGTATAAGTCGTGTTACTGTCAGTCCAAGGGACATTGACGTACATCTTGCCATTAGCCAATAGCACAGCGTAGTTCTTTCCATTAGAAGCATAGCCGATCTTAACCAATCCTAAGGTGTCGGCCGTGGCTTCATTATACGTTGTGTTATTATCCGTCCACGGAACGTTAACGTAAGCGTTGCCGGACGAATCCAGCTGTACCTTATAGTTCTTCCCGGAAGTCGTATATCCTACCTTAATACCGCCAAGAACGGTAGCGGAGGACGTGGGAGGGGTGAAGGTACTTGGTTTGCCCGTAACCCCGGACCAAGGCACGGAGGAAGCCTGACTGGCCGTGTAAGGCTCATACCCATCCTCACTGTTCAATTTAGACTCGTCTTTTATCAGATACATCTTACCTGTAGACGTGACCTTTACCGTATCACCGCTTTGAACCGTAGCGGTGGTAAGGGCGAATCTAGCCGTATCATCAGCTACCACGACCAATCTCTCCAAAGCCGCCTTAGGTAACCTATCTATGCTGATGGTTCCGGATGCGATCTTAGAGGCATCAAAATTGGCCAATGTCGTGGAGATAGTTACGTTGCCTCCGAAGTCCGATGAGACACTACCGGTAACAGCCCCGGACAGCGCTATGGTCCTAGCCGCCTGTAATTTCGTGGCGGTAGGGGCATTATCCGTCTTAAGAGCATATTTGGTAAGATCAATATCATTAGCCTTATCCAAAAGCTGATCTATCTGCTTACCATTGTATTTACCTTGAAAATCTTCCATATCAAACTTATTTTTTGCTCAAATATAGTTATATACATAAATACCAAGAAATCGAGGGGGGGGGAGATACGGGTAAGTGTCAGAAACTGCCGTCCCCGTGCAGGAATCCGCTACGGAATATAATAGCCTTGTCTTTAAGTTTCTGGACAGACTCCCATTCCCATTCACCCTCACAAGGCTTAACGACATACTTATTCCCCCATGTCTTAAACTTCCTCTCTATAACAAACATCTCTGGGTCTTTTAAGACATGGAAGATACTTCCGACAGGGAAATACTTATCAGTCCTCAATATAACACGATGATGTTTCTCGTCATATTCAGGATCGCCTACGATACGTGCCTTATAAAATTGGAAATCATTTAACGTCTGATCCACTGGCTCTATCCAATAATACCCCTTACCCATTGCAGTTTGTATTTAATTATCTATATTTGCGGTGTAGTAACTCATAATGTTTTAAGTGATTTTCAACCAAAGGGAAAGGGTGTCCGTGAGGATGCCTTTTTTTTCATTCCCGCCCACCCTACCATGACAAAAAGATCTACCTCGAACAAATGTAATCATAATAAGGCTACGATCAAAAAGAAACCCTATCGGTATTCTATTGCCGACAGGGTTCTCCAACGTTGTATCAAACTAAATCATATCACTCCATTTGATTGTGTCACCGACGAAGCACCGCACCGCCAGATACCTTACGAACGCCGTCCCTTCCGGGGCGTCAGGGTCTTCCAGATAAGCCAAGACAGCCTTGACTATTTTCTGGTCGCAATCCAATACCTTAGGAAAGTAGTCGCTATAGAACATAGCGAACAGGTATTGGATATCTCCCCAAGTGGCGTTATCAGGTTTCTTGGCCCCGCATTTATCGAACATCTGCTTAGCGTCCTCCATCGTCCATCTTCTCTTGGACCCGTCGGCGTTAAGCATCTTGTCAGCGGCTTCCCTAGCCAGCTCCTTGGAAAAGTGATATCCATGGGTGTCTATATACCGCTTATAATCCGGGTCATCGGCGTCTGCTCCTCAGTAGTAACGACTCCTGCGTCCCCTGCGCATATACGGCTCGGTACCATCGAACTCGTCACGGATGCCACGCTCACCGAACCATCCCCTGCGATACATCTCGTCCTCACGTTCATGGAGTCTCTCGCGTTTCTCAAGCTCACGCTCGTCACGTTCCAGCTCCCTCTCGCGTCTTTCAAGATCACGCTCACGGCGTTCTAGCTCATCCATCCTACCGTCATGCTCCTTGCCATAATGGTCGTATATTCCGCCACCATAACCCATGTAAGTTCCATCCGAACGTCTGCTACGTCCACGGCCGCCTCTACGATCGTAGATCTCATCATCGTAGTCCTCATCGTGGCCGCCGCCTAAATCTATAACTCTCATCTTAACCTAATTTTTTAATTAACAACTCTTTTAGCTCATCGAAAGAGGATCCCATCCTATCGACTTTCTCCTCAAGATTCTTGATCTTCCGGTCTTGATCCTTAGTCTGCTTAAAAGCCGGATTGATTTCCTCAAGGATCGAATCACAAGCCTCTAGTGTCCTCCTATGCTTATCGATACTATCGAGAATATCGGAGCTGGTTCTCTTAGCGGCGTTAAGCTGGTTCATGATCGGATCGACCGAGCAGGCCAAAGTTATGTTATTGGACATAGCGACATCCCTGCTCTCCGGTACGACATAGGTCATGGAAGACCCGTTTATCTCCACGGTAAGGTCTATCACCCTATCCTGTAGTTGCTGATATTGCCCCATCTGACCCATCTGGGGTTGCTGGAACCTAGGCTCGGACACGTTAACCACATTCCCCATCCTGAACACCGGAACATCGGACGTATCCAGCGTATATACTTGAAATCCTTTCTTTAAGTCTCTAAACATATCTCGATTTTTAAGCGGGAGGGAATACCCTCCCATTAGACATCCAATCTAACCTATCCCTCATCAACAGTCGTCTCCGACGCCGAGGCGGAAGTTGTAGGCACACAGCAATCCATGAGCCTCAATACACCCCTTACCTTGTTGAAATAAACAAGGCGTTCGGTGTTGTTAACCATAGCCGCTCCGGTCACAGCCACGTTGATCGGATTCACCACAGCCACGCCGGTTACCGGGCAGCATGTGTCATCACCTACCGTGGATACGGTGCTGTTCGCTGGAATAGCTATCTGCACTGGCAATGTCTCGCCTGTTGTCGGAACCACCTGCCGGATTTTCAGCAGCAGAAGGCCCTCGCATGGCAAGGACAGCCATATCCTTGGGTTGATGCCGAAGATGGTGTTGGTAGTAGTCACTACCACGTTCTTCGTGACCAACTCATAAAGAGACCCTATTTTAGAAACACAAGCCATAATAGCCTCCTTCCTTTATAGAGTTAAATAGCAGCGTTTCCGTTGTTGCAGCATCCATTGTTGCACCCACATCCGTAATTACCTCCATAAAATGCTTGACCCCATCCATAAGTCTGGTAAGGAGAGCATGAAGGATAAGCCGGCACAGGGGTAGGTCTCAACTGGTTGATCAAATTCTGAGTCTGTTGCTGAGTCAACGCGGAGGCTTGATAAGCTGACCTTTCATCACGCAACTGATTGATCGTATTCTGCATCTCACGCATTTCCAATTGACAGAATTTATCATTAATCAAGGTTGTTTGAGCATCAATCTTAGCGCTCAAGATATTGAACTGCGTAGTAGCCTGCTCACGATTGTTTGTCAATCCTTGGTTGATGTTACTCTGAAGAACATTGGTTTGCTCTAATGTCCGTAATTGATTGTCAAAGCCTTGCTGCGTTATCATATTTTGAGTAGCGCACGTGCTTTGGTTGATCAAAGAACTCAAATTGCAGCAGCAAGAGCTAATTTGATTACCGATCTCACAACCTTGTTGCTGTACGGCGTTAATAACAGCCTGAGAGGTCATACCTACCTGACCAGCTACCTTATCGATAGCGCCTTGTACGTTACAGATAGCGCTTTGCAATTGAGTGGTAGTACAGTTCAAGGCGTTAGCGATCTGATCGATAGCGCTTCTGTTACCTTGGATAGCCTGCATCAGTAACTCACGACCATAGTCGTTATTCAATTGAGCTGGAAGACCATTAGCGCAACACTCATTACCATTGCCAAAACCATTGCCAAAGCCACGGCCACCCCATAACCAGAACAGGACGATGATCCACAACCACCAACCGTTAGCCCCGCCGAAACCGTCTTGGTTGTTACGACCGTTCATCAAAGCCGCTACCAAGTTCGGATCCATCTTATTTCCGCCTATCAAATTGGCGAACATACCCGGAATCATAGATAATAAACCGTTAGTGGCGCTTCCACTACCGGAACCCATACCGTCTAACAAAACGATTTTGTCTCCACTTGTACCCATGTCTATTTATTTTTGAATTAATAATAACCCCACCTGATGGCGGGCGTTACAAAGTTCAAAAATTAATAATCCTAGGATCGTGATATATGTCATCATCAAAGCACGTCATGTCATGCAATTGGTATTAATAAGAACCGGTACAAGACAAAAAATCCGGAACGTATCACTACGGCCCGGATTCATGCAAATCTATAAATTCAATGTTTCAATGCTCGAAAGAAAACGTCTCACGACGTCAAAGAGAGATTAACTACACGAAAAATCTCGCATCAACTTATTTGTATTAGCAGTGTATTCATTAACTATCTTACTGGATGAGGGATTATCCTCTATCCTTGACAGGCGGTTATCGTCACTCCTTACCGTAACGTCACCCATCCTTCGTACCATGTTTTCTTGATATGATGATGGATCGGAGTATATAAGATCATCAACGAACCTGTATATCGCACCATCAACCGTCTCACCTATCTTCTCATATAAGCCGGATTGGAATGACACGAAATCATCATACCTCCCACGAGCCAAGAACGAACCGTCCGGTCTCGCCTCGACACCGCCGTTGACCTCCCGGAGCAGGCCCGGATTCCTTTGGTACAGATACCTATAAAACCCGGCATCCATCATCCTATCCTGTCTATCCAGATAGAAAAGGTTTCTCATGCTACTGTCACCGGACTCGATAGCCACGTCAAACAGAAGATCCCTTACCTGACCTTCCGGCAACGACATCTCCATGCTTTTTAACGTACCTCTGTCATGGTGATTCAAAGATACATTATAAAATCCATTAAAATCAAGGAAACGTAAGACATTATTATATAAATCCGATTTTTTTAACCTTTCCTTGATCTGGATCTTCCTCAACGATGTACAGGATTTGATAAAATCCCGATCCTTCCCCTGTCTAGCCTCGTATCTCCTGAACTCCCGATCGATATCGGCATCATCCATCTCAGGGGTAACTGGATGCTGGTATATCAATCTGGCAAGGATCATGTTCTCGGTATTCGAGGATGAGATGTTGGACATAACCAGCTTTTTTATATTATCCTTGACCACGCCAATATCGGAACGGGAAGCCCCGGCGGGGACCACGCCAGCCGGCAAGTACGAGGGCCGCTCTATCCCGATATTGGCCAACATCTCATAGGCCTGATCGGTGTCGGTTATCGGAGCCGTGTTATGGTACGTATTCCTACTAATATACAACATGCTCCTATCATACATATCGGAAGGGGATGTATTCCCGGATCTTACATACACCATCCTATCCCCAGTAGAATAAGTATCCTGAACCTCGTATATCGGATTCCCTTTTCCTGTTATCCTATCAAGATCGGAGATAAAGCTATCGTATACCGAATTGCCGGCCTGTATGGAAGATAACATGACATCCAGCGATGCCATAAGATCACGGATATCCTCCGGTCTGGATATAACCATCTCATCGCTGATCGCCTCGCTTATATCCACGCCCATGTCGGCAAGATCCATGGCTATGTCATGCAGACGTCCGGCAACGTCCTTGATGTCCTTAAAATCATCCATATCGATTATCTCCCCAACCTTATCCCTTAGACCCTTCATATCCTTAGGCATACTGATATACGGTGTGGTACTATTGAAGTACGAGTCGGTAATCGTATTTCCGTCCTGACTCCGAACCTCCATACGGGTCATATTACGATACGTGTCATACATCCGATCTGCGTAATCCTGATCCTCCTGATACCGGAGTGCCAAGGAAGGGTATGGGATGGAGGCGAAAGCCTGATCGAACTCCCGGCGGTCGCTGATACCGCCTACCGCCCTCATGATCGTATCCCTTACCTCTATTGGATTCAAGCCCCTTCTCTTTCCTAACGAGTCATATGTATCCTCATATATCATATAATCATCACCAAGGCCTGACTCGGAGGATAGGAAATACATATCCTTCTCATTAAGATTCCCCTCAGACATAAAATCGACAATCCTCCTCATCATATCCCTTACCCGCTCATACTCCGATCGGTTAGTCATGATATTATCAATCTCATCAGCGTCATACATCCCAGATCGCTCAAGATTGTACCTATTGAGGAATATATCACCGCCGGAAAGGAAGTTAGATACGATCATATCGTTAAGATCATTGATATTATCAACGCCCAGGGAAGTAATGGTATTATTGATATCCTTAACCTCGTCAGCCATGAAATTACCCACAGCATAATTCTTTTGTTTGATAAAGGACATGACATCATCATACCTAGGCTCCCCATTGCTATCTAAGCCGTATTCTGATGGCATGGACATCCAATCGCCAAAGAAAGACACGAAGTCGGGGGAGTAGGCCGTACCCCAGACCGATAAGGCCTGCTTCTGGTCGCCAAGCACCTCCATCGCCCTTTGGTATAATCCGGATGGTTGGTCGTTCGGGGCAAGGACATTATCTACCCCACCCTCCTTATTTTTTATAACATAACAAGATCTACCCATAGCTAAATCGTTTTGTTACAAAGATATGAAAATCCCGCCTACTCTCACGAGCGGACGGGAGCCAAATAACAATAATAACAAACCTTATGTTTACTCTGAAAAAGTACAAATCATTTTGCCGATCCTCACGGACAGGCAAAAAACTCAATCCTAAATAACAAAAAAAATGAAACTTATCGTTTAGCGAAAATATCTTTATCTGATCTACTCAGAACCCTACCTTTCAATTCCAAGAACCTAGGCATCCATTCCCCAGATATCTTAGACACGATCCACTGGAATCCCTTAGGAGTCACATAAACAGTGTTAGTTCCATAAAACTCATCGTCATCACGATATCTGTAACGAGCATAACCACGATCTATCATCCTTTGGGATAACAACCATCTCTTACCGGTTTTGGCGAAGAACTTATTATCCTCAAGCAATATACGAAGATTCTTCTCCGCTATATCATATCCATGAGCCTCTAGCTTTTCCCGAACCTCTCTGATCAACATATCTGTCTCTTGGGCTATTTCGGCTGTCTTAGCAAATTCAACCATAGGAGCCTGTTCTTTGATAATATTATCAGATATCCTCTTAGCTTCTTCTGCCACTTTCTTGGCTTCAGCTAATGCCTTTTTCTCCTTCTCCGATTTAATTAACGCTTCTAATGCCTCTATATAATCGGATGGTAGATCTCTTCTGCTTATATCAGAATTACTCCTATTTATTGATGTATGCCCTTTCAATAAAAGTTCCTTTATTTTATCTGTACACCACAGCTTAAAATCTACACTAAGCCACTGGGCAAAATCTATAGCTATATCCTCATGCAACCATACCCCACCTCCAAAAACCGGCATTCCAGTCTTCTTTATAACTAACTGATTTTCAGATTTACCAGTTTTTCTGGTAATTGCCTTAACTAACTCATTAGTAGATACTAACGATAAATAGTCGTTTGTTCTCCTATTAAAGTATTTAGCCATCTCCGTGGCATTAACATAGGTTACATCATCAACCGTTTTAAAAGTTACATCATTACCATTGTAACTAAAAATCTCAGATAATTCACTCATGATATAAAAACAACGAGAGCCATTGGCGTCCGTTATTCCACCAATGACCCTCATCTATCGCCTACGCTTAGGCGAGTTAATATCTTCTTATGGCCCAATAACGGATGGACACCGCAAATATAAGACCTTATTTTGAAACTACAAACAAACAGGAGACATTTTTACAAAAAACGTAATCAATTATATTTGTCCATCATATAGACGAAATATAACTATATCTATCCTCCATCATCATCACCACCTTCTTGATATCAGATAAAGTTAATTTCTTTATCTCCATATTCCTACTATCCATCCTGACGAAAGAGTCCTTGAACTCCTGCTCGGTTATGGCATCCAACCTAAATAGATTGTATTTTATAAGTAACTGGGTTACGTCAAATATCAGGATATTAAGATCAATATCATCCTTCAACTCATTAAGAAGATCACGCATCATTTCCTTAATGGCGTCAGTGTCAAGTTCCAGCTTCTCGGCCTCCTTCATCAGCTTCTTGATGATACCATTGTACTCGATTATGATATTAGCGTTATCGTCATCGGTAGGTAGAAGGATATCCATCGTACATTTTATACCCACCTTATCACTAAGCCTTTTGTTGAACTCAGTCATATAATCAAAAGCCTGATCCCTGCTTAAAGCGTATGTATGGTCAAGCAACTGCTTTTGTCTGTTATTGACAAAATAATGACTGGTGTATAACATCATCAAGACCTTCGCTCGCTGGATGCGTAGGTCTTGCATGATCTTCCGATGTAAAAAGGCATCTAATTGCATAATATAAAGAGTCCCCACCGGGGCCATCACACACCCGACAGGGACCAACTTTTAAATATCTTACTCGTCAGGTGATGGACTGACGCCGCAAAGATAAGTCAAGATATTTTATTTAGCAAGGATTTTCCGCCTCATTTTCTCCGGATACTACGTTACCGTCGGAAACCAAAGACTTGTCCTCGGCCGCCTTCGTAGGCGAGGCGAACTCCGATGGCAGATCCGGCAGGTTAGGGAACGAGACTTCCGTCTCCTCCTTGGATACCTTGTTCTCCTTGATACTCATCCTAAACTTAGGAGCTATGAAAGGATCGTTGTTAAGATCGATGTTGATCGTAACGTCATTCATCAAAATATCCTCCTTAGTTCTGGAATCACCTATCCATCCTCTTACGTCAGCGGTCATAGGCATCCTGCTAGCCGCTTCCTTGACAGCTTTAAGCCGGTTCTTGATAACATCCACGTCTCCCGCCAGCGGAATCATATATGTCTTATTATCCAACCCTGATCTGGCTATAGCGTTATTAAGATCCATTATATCATCAATACTTACGCCTCCGCCTAGACCCTCCGTAATCCTATCAGCCATCGATCCGATCATGGATGAGAATGACGATATATCCTGATTTTTCAATCTTACGGGGTACAGGTAATTTCTTCCATTTCCTGTCTTTATAGCTACGACCGGGATACGTGAATCTTTATAGTCACCATACTTGTCCCTGACGATAGCCGTACAGAACGGGAATATATTATACTTAATATCATCCCTCATCGTAACCTCCCCATTCTCTATATATCCTACGCTCTCGACTTTACCAACCGTCTCGTTGGTAAAATCATTCTCGGATACCATCAACGTACCATTATCATCACTTACGCTAAAATTAGGTCTTCCCGGCAAAACACTGGTAACTGTACCTACGAACGGTATATCAATCTCGCCAGTAACAGATCCTATATTATCCCTATATAACTCAAAGGCCCTACTCCTTAAATCAGCGTTACTTCCTTTTGAATCCGGGTCATTGGCTTTCAGTACCGAGACGAAATTGCCGTCGCTATCCACGATCTTAATAACCATATTATCAACCAGCTCTCGGTAAGCCGACTTAGTCTCATCAGAATTAGGGTCAACGGCGTTAAGGCTATTGTATTTATCATACAATTCCTTGGTATATGGATCTAACATATCCATCTTAAACCTTACCATATCACCCTTGCGGAGGCTAGCCGTTGCTTCCTGATTCACCGACTCGTTGTTAGATCCAAACGTATCACCCGTATAATAAGGGACAATAGATCCATCCTGCCCCTTGCGATACACCATAAACCAGATGGAGGTCGACAAGGCGGTTTGCCGCCCCAATATGACACCGGTAGCGTTCTCGAAAGCCTGAGCGTCATCCTCGCTAATCATCCATCTTGAGTGGTTATTCGACTCTATAACAGTAAATATGTCGGTTCCGTTGGTGAAATCCATCACCCTTCCATTATCAGTATCAGTGGCATCAGATCTTTTAAGCCCAAGACTGTCCATAAACCTGTCAAGTCTCATTCCGCCAACTTCATAATACATAACCCCACCGATCTCTCTCTTCTGAGCCATCAACACCACCGGATTCTGGGCGGCGTTAACTTCCGTCCTGCCGGTGGATGTCCCGGGTTCGCTCTCTGTGAGGACATCACCCATAGGTATGGATTTATCGTAATCCTTGACAGCTATACTTCCGTTATCATACAACCTCATCCATTCCACGAATTGAAGAAGAGGCCCATCGGAATAATTATTGATAATATCAATAGCCTCATTAAGCTTATCCTGATCAATCTCATTGCCATTGTCAGCCTCATTCATAAGATCATTATAAGTCTTTATAGCTTCTTTGATCTGATCCTGATCAAGACCATTGATATTCATATCTACAATATCATCAACAGCGTCCTTGATATTATCATAAATATTATCATGGATCTTCAATCTATCTATTATCGATCTAGCCTTATTGATCCTTGAAATAGGATTATCCCCAAACCCGTTAACTAAACTATCGACACGAGGCTTGTTATTATCATATATCTGTCTCTCCCTAGGAGATAAGACATCCTCATTACCGTTCCATATCTTTATAGCTATATTATTGATTCTATCGTCAGAAGGATTTATGATATCCTCATCATCAGGAACCCTCTCGACTATACTACCTTCATCGGTCTTAATCTCGTTCTCCATAGATCTGGCTATCATATGATTATATGTCTTGAACATAAATGCCTCATCCTCTCCTATAAGACCATCTTGGTAAGCCTTGTCTATGGCTTGATCATTAGCGTAAAGGGCGTTTGCTTCAGGATTATCAGTATTCCTGAAATCATACTTGCTATCATCCTCCTCATAAGTCTTACCCCATACGTTCGATAATATCTTCATGAACCCGCGCTCCTGCGCCCGGATGAATCTTCTGTCACGCATACGACGAAGAGACTCGTTTATATTCTTATAAGCCACAAGATTATGACGATACTCACTAAGCAATGCCATAGCCTCCTTATAATTATCAACCCCACGGATAGATACGACGTTCTCAAAATCAGCTATAGTATCATAAGCCGCCATAAGATCAGCGGCACTGATCCTTGAATCATTTCTATTTAAGAACAACTTAGATATATCAGCCTCTGAGTTAATTAACGTAGTTAATTTCCTCTCCAATGCGATCCTATCCTCTGTTAATTTAAGAAGCCTATCATTCTCCTTGACCAACTTAGCCTTATCAGATTCAAGAGCGTCCTTCGACGCGACACTTTGTTGAAGCCTCAAGATATTCTTCTCCATCCTCTGTATATCATCCGTAAGCTTCCTTAAGTCTTCAAGATCCCTGCTCGAATCAGGATTAAGACGAGAATATATATCAAGAGCGGGACCTATATCCGTATTGTATATCCTTCTTAACTGATTGGCAATATCGTTCAAATTATCCTTCGCCTCAAGGCCATTATAAGCCATATTGGAGATATAGGCGTTAAACGACCTATTGGATATACCATCGGTAAGGGAGTCGGCGAATCTGTTGGCCATAATGAAATTATCCACCTTCTTATTAAACTCGTTGACAAGATCGGCTTTATACTCATTGACCTGCTCATCCGTCATATTCATATCGGACGCTATATCGCTATTAGGTATAGATTCGACTACCGTCCTGAAATTCTCCTTCGTATCATCCAGCATCCCCATCTCCGAATCATAACGAAGACGATTGAATACGGCGTCACTAAAATCCTTGTTTATAATCCTACCTTCACTCTCGTACGATGTGTCTATGCCGGATAATTGAGCGTTAAGAGCCATACTGCCACGAATAGCACGGACAGCGGCGGTAGTCAAAGCGCCGGCATTGGTGTTGTAGGCCTCCACCATCCCCTTGTTACGGGACATGTCTTGGCTCCATTCCTTTATACCTCCAAAGGTCTTTCCACCCATAACCGATCCGATAATCATACCGATACCGATCTCCTTCCATCCCTGACTGGATCCATAAGTCTCCTTGAATCCGTTCTTTATAGCCTCCATATAGCCTATATTCTGCCGGATAGCCATAGGATTGTATCTTGATTCTACCCAATCCTCGGCGGACTTACTAGCCACTCCCTGAAGACCCTCCTCATACAGACCCTCGGATACCGGACGTTTAATGATATTGAACGTATTCCCGGCTACCTTCTGCCATTTCTTTGGTGTTATGGCTCTTAACATACCGTTATCCATCCTCTCAGCCCCTACGCCAAATATATTGCGTTTTATGAACTTATCCACACCAAGATCCATACCAAACATATCACCGAACATAGCTATGTTAGACAATGTAAGAATACCGATATTAGCGGCAAATATAGTATTGGCGGCATCGACGTTGTCATTTCTGAACCTCATAAGCTCCTCATACGAGGCTTCTCTACCATAGGCATTTCTGTAAGCCTGCTTGAAGTTTTCCTCAGACTCCATCAACCCACTCCTTGACTCTACCGAAGCCTCCCAAAGCGTTGACGTGCCAATAAAGGTTAGGTTGTCCAAACCCTTGCCTATGCCTCGTCCTATGCGGGCGGCCCTCAGCATGGAGTTAAACCCGCTCTTCGTGGCGGAAGCAGCCCTACCTAATCCAGCGACAGTCGCTCCTATCCTAGCCCCCATACGGGCGGCATTCATAAGACCAGCGCCAGCGAAAGCATAAGACGACAAGATAGCCCCAACCGTAAATGCAGCCCCCGACAAAAGATCGTTTGTCAAAAAATTGGTCGTAAACATACTTTTAAGAAATCCGGCGTCTCGCTCCTCCTTACTGTAATAATGATTAAGCGTATAATCACCACGCTTATCCATATCATCCAACCATCTGGCAAAACTGTTATCATACATAGCTGATAACGTCCCTTTTGTAACAAGCTCCTTTAATCCATAAACAGACTGACCTACTCCACCTATTCCATACAAAGCAGACTTATAAATAAACTTACCTAATCCTCTATAAGTTTTCTCCCAATCACTTTGACTTCTCGATAGACGATCGTCATTATCTATATTATTGATATAATTCTCATATTTAGGAATCCACTCACCTGTTGATAACCTATATCTTGAATCACGAAGATTGATCCTGCTCCCAGTTATATCATAATTACCCTTAGGTATACCTACCTCATTTATCATCTGGAAAAGCGAGTTTCTGGCTCTTACGTCATCATGATAAGATGTCTCTACAGATTTTTTTATACCCTCAACCAATGACGGTATGCTTCTACTTCCTTCCCTGGATAAAACATCATTATCCATATCCGATGAACTACTCATCCCGACAGGAATAGGGATAGAAGAAATATTGTCCCCAGAAATCATAGGGGATGGAATGGATGGAGTCGGAACATAATATCCCTGATCCCTCATCACATTCCCCATATCATTATTATTATTGCTGTTCATTTTTACCATCTATTTTATCTATGGTCTCTTTATCCAACACCGAAAGAAGATTGCTAAGGTCAGAATGCTGTTCATTAATATCCCTACCCTTTACAATAACATCCTTATTAATAGCCTCAACTACAGCTTGAGTAAGATACATCTGAGGACACATATTTATGATTTTCATGATATTATCAGCATAATCAGTATTATACTCTAATACCTTAAGCGGTGTCCCAGTCTTTGCTTGACCATGGAAATAAATACCAACTTCAACCCCTCCTGGGAATCCCTTAGCTTTGACATCATACGACTTGTAATTCCTCAAAACCGTATTAATTATCCTAATAGCCCTCTTATTAAGCTCAGATGTAGCTAGATCATTACTCTGAATATCATACTTATCAACCATCCTAGAAGCCTCCTCCGCCGCATTCTCGACAGTAGCGAAAGCGCCAAGCGAATTAGCCTGCGCCCATTTCTGGTAAGGTCTATTGGCTGTAGCAGAAAAAGACACAGGAATGATCTTGGATTCATAATCTTCCGATCTCACATTTCTTTCCCTTTCATACAAACTATACCCCATACTATCTAATTCTTCTTTAGTAACTTGAACCGTAGCGATATTCTTTCCACCAGCCATAGCTACCAAATCAAATGTATTAGGATTATCTGTAGGACGAGCATACAATATATAATTATTAAGTCTACTATCTTTATATTTATTCAAGAAACCGGCTCTCGCCAAAAGCAGACTCTCTAATTTAGCATGCATACGCCTATCCTCTTTAGAAGCGTTGGTAGAATTGGAAAATGACCATGATCTTGGAGCAAACTCATCATATCTTCTTTCATAGACTGTTTTAGAATCCTGAACAGCCTTAGCTATATTACGACCTACATTGGAAGAAGACCATTCCCTTCTGAGCGTAGGGCCATCAGCTCTAGACATATTCTTACCTATGATCTTGATCATTTTATCCCTATTAGTCATATTGGCATCATCACTATTCATTATTGGATTATCTACACGACTATAAGTTTTGGCTATATTATCTATATCATCCAAAGTGAAATTTTCTCCCGAATATCTATTTAACAGATTTATATAAGATCTCATCAACTCCGTATTAGCTATAGACCTATCCGTGTAGTTGATGTTTTCGCTTATCAATCCAACTATAGAAGAAACTTTCAAAGCATCTTCCGGAGAATACTCCCTTCCTCCAATAACCGCTCCATTCTTACCAACATCCCTTGCGTTAACCATACCATTATCAGTATATGTATCAATACCACCAGTAACATAGTTTTGATCTTTGATAGCATCATTAAGGATATTCTTCGTAGCGACATCAAAAGCATTCGTAAGATAATCAACTTCCTCGTCCATTATCTTACTATATTTCTTCCTATTATCATTCGCCGCCATAAGGGCCTCATACCTACCTACCTTTTCTGGTGATGATAACACAGAACTAGACCCGCCACCGTTATTGGTAATCCATGCCATAATATTCTCACTATTAACACCACCTGGATATATAGAGGGATTGTTTTGTATATCGTTCTCTATACCTCGTAAATCAACAGGGTTTAAAGACGATATTAAATCCTTCTCTCCTGTTGATATATTGTTTTCATTCTGAATATACTGATTGTCAAATATATTTTCAGGAGTGACATTAGGCTGAACTTTTTCTAGCTCAATCATAACACCTGAAGAAGCGCCGGGACTGTTACCACCTTCTTTAGTCATTATCTCCCTAAGCTTAAGATTCTGATCTATTTCCTTGGATTTTTGTCTCCATGAGAACTCCCGCTCCTTGAAATCAAGATCTCTTACTTTAAAATAATAATCATCCGCACTATAACTTTCTGATGAATTATTGTATGACCATCTAGCAGATACACCATCAAGAAACTCGTTACGGACAATAAACTCCCCTGCCCTAGCGGGATTCATGTTGTTGCCAATAAAGGATGTAGCTTCCTCCACTAACGCACGGCGCTGCTCCCGAACCTCCTGCAACGAAGCCTCGATAGCCGCCTTAGCGGAAGGGCTGGCCTCCGCCCCTTTGAGCTTGGCTAAAAGAACGCTCTCTTCAGCGTCAAACCCAGAAACATATTTATTAACAAACTGTTCAGTAGTCATACCACTAAACATGCTAGGATTGGTCATGGCTAAATACTGTCCCTCTATCTGCATCTGAGCTTTAGCATTCTGAGATATAGACCTAGCCGCTATTGATCTAATTTGAGATTGACTCATCTCATCAACAGTAATATCCCTCATCCTCCCTGTAGGTTTACCATCCACTATTTCAGGAACAGAAAACTTCTTTCCTTTATTAAGACTAACGAAATCTTTCATCATCTTATTCATTTCCTCATTATAATCCGTATAAGGAGTATAATGAATAGGATTCATCCTTGTCCCAACCTGACCGTCATTAACCCATTCATAAAATGGCAACAAAGCGACAGCCTCATTTATAGCACTATATTGCTTTGGATTATTGAGTTTCATATCCTCGATCTTCTGCGAGAAAGATCTATACTCCCTAGTACCGGCAATAGCATTCAACACACGGGTATCCAGAGCTTCTCCAAGGCGAGCCTGTATGCTTCTGGCTATACCGTCGGAAGCCAAATTAGATTTACGATACACGTTATTCACATCCTGTATCAGCCCATTTAACCTGTTCTGAAGATATTCCCTGTCCTGAGGTTTTATAATGTCAGAATTGATAATATAATCAGCATACTCGTTTATAGCCTGCCGATTGGTATCTATCTTCTGCTGCATGTACCCCATCCCCTGCATCATGACATCCATGTTGTAGGGTGATACGTACTTGCCGTAATTCCTTAATATACTATATTGTGAAGCCATCCTTTATCCTTTCTTGCCTTTAGTTACTTCCTGAGCAGGATATAATCTCCTATAACTCAATATATCTCCTTGAGGATCAGCGATTAATTGTCCATTGGGACCAATCTTTACATCCCCAAATATAGACCTTAATGTATTCATGGTCGTAGCCGTATTCCACTTCTGCTGGATCTCGTCATTTACGCTATCGAAATACCTAGCCCAGTTCTCGTCATTTATAGCCAATCCCTGCAATATACGTTGCTGGTAAGCTTGACGTTGGGCTATATTCTTATCATACGTATCAGCCCAAGTACGGGCGTTTACATTATCAGCCCAAGTCCTTTGAGCCACGTTCCCTTGTTCTACCTCATTAATGTATCTACCTATATTGGAACTCATGATAGCCTGTAAGTTGGATGATAAAGCCCCTCTCTGGGAATCCGGGACATTACCCATCTGATCCAATTGTGATTGGAAAGCACGATTGGCCTCAACCATATACTGATCAGCCGATCTCAACACCGGATCCACGGTAGGAGCGTAATGCCTTTCCAGACCTTCCGTTGTCACGGCTCCCGGAGTCATCCTGAACACCTCAGGGAAGTCAAGGCCACCACCCACTATATTCCTGTTCCAGTTACCATTATTAGTCTTACCGGTGTTAGTACTGGCATTTGTATTGGTCTTAGGGAGTGTATTAGGATCAATCAGCTCAGGCATATCCAACTTAACATCAGGATCCTCCACATCACCTATATCCATAGGACCGGGAGCCACCTTATGAGGGTCAAGTATAAAATCAAGACCTTCCATTCCTTTCATGGATCTCAATGCCTGCATCTTAAGCATATCCTCGCCAAGTATCTTATTAACGACATCCTTGTTCTTGTCAGAGAATAGTTGGCTAAAATGGGTGATACCAGCATCGTTAAGAGCCTTATGCTGTTCCTCTGTAACAACGTCTAGACCGATCATAGGGCGAGATGTGGTAAACAAACCTAATTTATTGTCTCTCATCCTATCATGATATGCGGCTTTCTTGTCTTCCGGGTAATTACCTTGACTATCCTCACCGCCAAAGGAAACGAGCGTCGTGTAATCCCGAAGCGCCTCGGCGTTGGCGATGATCGGGTTCTCAGCCGTAGCCAAGCCCATCCAGCTACTTGTCTGACCGTAGATAGCGTCTTGCAATGCCCTAGCCCTAGCGCCCTCTGAAGCTCCCATATAAGCATCGTAAGCGACTGGATTGAATGTCTTATAATAATTCAACCTCTCATCCGTATTAATACCTCCATAAGAGCCATCAGTTCCTTGGCGTTGATAACCGAAATAGTTAGGATCATTGTTGAACCTATTCTCGATCGGGCGGAAAGTTAATTTACGACCGAACAAAGACGTGCCTCCTATCTCCATCTTCTGGCGAATACCAGCCACTTTCTTAAGCAGCTCTTTCTTAGCCTCAGCTATATCCTCCTCCGTAAGACCGTATTCTTTCATGGATCTGGATATGATGTTATCTATCTCACCACCCTTAGCGAAATACGTATCCTCATCCTTCTTTATCTTCCGGTCTTCCTGCTCCTTGTATATGACGTTAGCGAAGTCCGTAAATCTTCCCTCTAATCCATTAACGATATCGTTGCTATCATTTATAGCCTTGGATAATACGGAGGCGTTTAAACGCCTTGTATTCTCGTCATCTATCTTATCGTTTTTCTTCAGCTTCTCCAGCGCCTTTTTCTGATCATCGTAAGCCGATTTAAGACCGATCTTAGCCTTATACCTGTCCATTAACGTAGCATACGTATCCTTAGGCGTGGCTTTGATCCCATACGTATCTCTGATGTATTTAGCGAAATCCGGCTCTATGGTTGTGTCGTCGGTAATAACCTTCGTTCCCTGCTCCAAGGAAACGGGGGTTCCACCATCGGCGTGCTTCTGCCCCATAGCCTCCATCGGCTCCTCTCCGGGCTGCGTCACGTACTCACCCTTCTCGACCTCTACGTTGGCTTGATCTTCCATCGACTTAGGTAACGGATACAGGTACTCACCGGTAAGGCTTCCGCTATCGAACCTATTATTAGGCCCTAGATAAACACCCCCACCATCCTTGTACTGCATCTGGGATTGCCTTCTTTGCCTAGCCTCACGATCTTGAGCCAACCTGATATTAGTACGAGTACCTTTCTCTGACGCTATCCCAGAAACCACGTTACGAGCCAACCCCATGATACCACTAATTCCTGAGGCTATGGTGGTTATCGTATTAGCTGTTTTAGCCCCAGTGGATAAATCACCATATCCCTCGCTTCTCATACGCCCTATACCACGACCCATCTGAGTGAATCTAGACCCTATATCATCAGCGCCATAGTAGGGGATGGTGGTAAAATCAAAAACATCCGTCTCGCCTGAACCGGTCTTAGACTTATCAACATCGTTAACAGTTATGTTATTAAGCGTAATACCATTGTCCTGATAATTCTCAGCTATACGCTGTAAACTACCCTTGAAGCTAGCCGGAAACACATTATCCTGATCAAAAGCATTAGCGTATTTAGTCCTCAACTGATCTGGAGTATCCAAAGAATATATCCCTAGCGGATTGACCGGCGCGGGTAATCCTTGGTTGGTATTCACCAAAGGTTCTATACCTAACCCTTGTATACCGTCCATATTACCAAGCATATACGACCCGACTTCCCCGGCCTCTTGATATTTAGGTATCTTCCTCTTGATTACATACTTGCTCATATCAAATTAATTTCGTTCTGACACAAAGATAGTTTAAAAAAATAGAGACTCATCATTTCACAACGATGAGTCTTTTTAATATCAATCTTTTAAACACGTTATAGGATTACTCCACTTCTTTTTCCACTCATGACCAAGATAATCTATAAGTTTATCATAAGTATCTATAAAGCCACCATCTATAACCCCGGTGATAACATTCTCTACAGCTACTATGTCGTTTAACTGATTCTTTGTAGCCGTATTCCTTATCCCACTCTCATGCTTGTTAAAGACGATAAAATTAATAGCCTTAGCTACCCTTGATATCTTATCAGACAACTGACTCTTGTCGCTAACCAACCTGGCGACGGCCGAACTCATCTTGATATAAGCCTCGCCAGCGGCATTCCTGTCCTCTATGAATCCATCATGCAACCATATTATCACCTTGGCGTATATCTCTGGATCCAATTCCAATGCTACCATAACAAAAAAATACGGATTTACATACCATTTCTGACCCTCCCCCTTTCCTCTTCGGTAAGCCATTCCGTATTTTTTGAGATCGGTTATCTTATTGATTTTCAATTCGTGGTTTTGTACCGTAAGATTTCTTACAGTACATATATCATTAATACTCAGCTCCCTAACAAGAGCTTTCATCTTTTCCTGAAATCCATTAGTAGCAAACAAATGATCAAGCCTTCTAGACTCCAACCCCATAGATTTACGTTTTTCATTCAAGGCTTCCATAACTTCCGTTATGCATACAAACCCGTCCTTGGACATAACAGAAATGTTCCTACCTAATAATTCCCTACTCTCTGATGATAAAATCAAATTACTTTTCATACCTTTACTAAAAGTTTTAAATTAATAAATGCGCCTATCCGCTCGTGATGAGTAGGTAGGCGCACAAATATAAGCAATACTAATATTATTACAAAATATAATAGCCTATATTATAGATAATAAAATCTTGAAATTTTACATATCTCAAATAATTATAAGATGCTAGATCCTTTTTACAAACAGTGATCCTATAGCTTTCACCAGATCGTAGAAGCCGGCACTACTGAACCCAACAGCTATCCCATACAGCAATGCCTCCCACCATTCACTCCCTATAAGCAATGGAGACACCTTTAGAAACCACGCTAATATACAAACCAGCATACCTATGACTACGGCGGATAGGACTTTAGCCCACTTATGGGTGTCAATATACGGCACAACCTTGGCTAGTTGGGTAGCTGACATCGTAACAAAAGCCATGATGCCGGTAAAGGTAGTCAGATCAATAGTAATAGCCCCTTCTGATGGGATTACCTCTTGCGCCATCAAAGCGAACGGCGTCAATAACATAGCAAATAAAAACAACAATCTTTTCATATCTAAAACATTTAATAATTTCACAAATGTAGTATTAATTTCGAGTTCTACTCATACCTTTTATGTTAAGACTTAACCTCGGTATCATATTAAGCACCAACTGCCTTTTCGCCTGTTCCTTACGCATACGCTCGGCCTCCGCTATCTGCGCCTCCGATTGAGGATCATTCTTAATATTATTAGCGATGTCCTCTATAGCTTTCTTGTTAGCGCCGGATTGAGCTAGCATCTTATATAACAGGTCTTGACCTTCCTTCTCCCACCAGCTATCCACGGCAGGATGGGAAGCCAAAGAAGGATCGGCAGGGGCTACCGTCTCAGGTACGGGCTGCTGACCTCCGTCCCCCGTGCCCGAATCCCGCTGTCCGAACTCGTATCTCATTGGCTCGTTCTCCGGGACACCATACCTATTAGCGAACATATCAGCGAACTCAAATCTCTTCTCATTTCTCAAGGTCGATCCAAGAGGCCTACCGTATCCTTGATTCCATGCCACGGTAGCGTCCTTGTAGTTGACGGCGTTATCGAAATCGGATTTAGAATACATATAGTAATTATATACATTACCTTGAGCGTCCTTGTCAAAAAACTTTCCTTGATTGATGTAATTCCAACCTAACCCCGGGACCTTGCCTTGATACTCATCCACGAGATAATCCAACTGCTGTGTCAATGTCGGTTTCTTCCCATACCTGCGCTGTAGCTCCTTCTTCCTCGGTCCAAGCCATTGTTGGATGCCAAAATCACCGGCGGCTCCTAGGGCTTCGGTGTCCCCTCCGGACTCGGCGGCGATGTTCGACAGGATACCGATAGCTTGCGTTTGTGGTATTCCCTTCTTGTCGGTCAGATAATCCCATATCTCATCATACACAACCATCTTACTATCCTCTGATCTACGAGGATCAATTACATACTTGCCAGAACCATAAGCCCTCCCTGTATTTACCGAACCTCCTCTATCCTTTTTATCAATACTACCATCTATCTTAAATACATCCCCATTCAAAAGAAACTGGACAGCGGGATTGAAATCATATACATCCCTATATCTGTATCCGCCCATATCCTTGTCACGATATATCGTATAATCACCAAGTACACTATGAGGACCCGTCTCGTTCTTATCAAGTCTACGATCCCTATAATTATACTCATTCACGACACCATACCCCTTATCATAAAGAGACCTCAACCCTTTTATATTCATCTCGTCCGCTGATATGGCACCCTCTCTTACCCTTTTCAGATCCTTATATTCCCTCTGAATCCTCTCATACTCCTCTGGATCGGCATCACTTAAAGCTTTTATAAGTCCTTCATTGTATTCCTTAGTTTCCTTATCAAACAGACTCCTATTCACATCAATCCTATTCCTTACGATAGACGAATCAGGTATCATCCTATTAGATAATTCCTTTCGTATACTATACGTACCATCACCACAAAGGAACCTACCCTCATCCCCCTTAGCAGGAGCCGGCACCAATCCCGCAGCGCCAGCCCCGGACGCCGTGGCGCCAACCATATCCTTGACCTTATCAAGTCTACTGTCTATTTGATTACCATCGTACTTACCAATAAAATCCTCCATATCGTTTTAATATACAAGGGAGAGGCGGCAAAATACCCCCCCCCCCTATATGTTAATAAATCAATAAACTTTCTCCTCATTGCTAAACCAACGCACTATCATCTTGAACCGGCTCTCAATGTCATTCACGAACCTAGCCAAGAACCAATCGCCACGAAGACGATCACGCCACCTCCGGTGATAATCGACGGCCCTAGGGTCGATCTTCCGGTCAATATCATTCACGTCCTTGATCCATACCGGGAGGTTATTAGTATCGTCTTTGACCTCGTTAAAATAGTCATTTATATTTATCTTCTGATCAACCTCCGTCACCAGTATCTCACGGCTATCGTCATTGGTTACAGGATACCTTAACCGCTGGCTCATATCGTTCTTGTCGGCGATAACCATCCGAAGTTCACCGCTGTTGTTCGTATCATTATAAAACCATGCCTTATTGAATCCAGTAGTCCTAAGAATTTGGTAATTAACCTCATCCTGATATCTTCTGGCATCCATCCGATATTGGTAGTTGGTGAGGATCTTATTCACGTACTGCTCACGTACCGGAACCTCTATAACAAACGGATATAGCTTACCATAAAATACTTGATACGATTGGTTGGTCAAACCATGAGACCATAACCCTATCTCCTGACTTTCACTTGAGTAGTTCTTTCCAGACTGGAAATAATGCTGGTGCTCGATATAATAATCAGGGGTGTAGGATAAATATGATTTCCACTCACCCTTCAGGCAGTTATATCCAACGGTGAACGAGACGTCCGTGAAATGGCTGGCGTCCTGTAGCTCCACCGCCTGCCCGTTCCTGTAGAACCGGCCGCCACGGAATTGGTACTCGCTCGGATTCCCTACCGGTATATAATCTTTCTTGGTTATCAGAACTCTCTTGAACCGATTGTCCCAGCCCATGGATAGCCCTATACCAAAGAACTTGTTATCGATATCGTAATAAGACAACTCAGCGTCCGTATCAGCGTTATATATCCGGCTACGGATGATCTTCATCTGAAGATGCTCCTTAAACCAGTTTCTAAGCCCCGGTGTGACCTCCGTAAGATTCCTACCATTAGAATCTACCTTAAACACCTGACCACGCCTTAAATCGACCCAAAAATGCCCAAACTCGCAACTGATCATATCCCGGCTCTGGGTCCCGGAATATCCTAACGTCGTATTATTATACTCGATACCACGAGAGGCGAAAAGACCACCTGTCCCTAGCTCGCTACTCTCCGGGGATATTCTCTCCGCCAACACGTCTATGGCATTGTACAACCCTACCTGATTCTCAAAACGAGCCAGTATCTGATCCGACTCTATCCCTTTCATGCTTATAAGTTTCCCGAAAGATGTCTTGAACTCATGGTAATCCATAGGCTTGTACGACAGCCAAGGATCGGTCATGCCGTTCTCCGACACGTCGGCGGTGCTCCATATGACGCCGTTGGGTCTTTGGTAAGCGCAGTCCCAAAAATTGCTATCATACGTCTCTGGTAATGACCTGCCACCTAACGTAAATCGATTCTTATACACAGGACTTATCTTAAACACATTATCCCTTGATATAGGGACATTACGCTCCTGAGTCCATGATATATAATCCCCCACCTCCGGATAGAACCCCTCGTAAGGCTCAGGTCCGGCTATACGGAAATTGCAATTGATCTCAGACTCCACAAGAAACTGAGGTATGCCATAGAAGTATAGGAAGAAACGACCGCTAAGATACATATCTCCGGTCTTGCAAACCATCTCATAAGCGCTCTTCCGGCTAGGGAACCCAGTATCGTAATTGACGAAATAACGGGGATACCCGATGTTTCGATAATCGTAATAAGGGAATGGTATCATGTCCCCCTGACCAAACTGAGTCAAATAAAACATAGGCATCTTCCTCTTAAGCGAGAATCTTGATATAAATACATCACCTCCAAAAACAGGTTTACGCTTATCCTTATCCATCAACCCGCAACCACCTAACGATACCCACCTGATATCCTCTATCTGCCCGTATTGAGCCGGAGAATATTTCTTTATCCTCATATAGGGGCAGGATACGAAAGATTCACGTGTCATAAAATGAGGCGTCATACCAGCCACCTCATCGTTACGAATATTACACTCATCCTGAATACGGCTGGTATCGTAACTTGAAACCAACTCCGGATATTCAAGCATATACTTATCCATACCAAATGACATGAACAATGAATGCTCACGATCGAGGTTGTTTATGATAATAGGCTTACCGCCTACGGTCTCCCCTTGCGAAGAGATATCTGTTACCGGATATAACCCGCTCTTGATATATTTAGCCGTTGACAATCCACGTAACTCTGACTCCCCTATTTTTTGGTAAAATAAATTATAATGAGCGACAGAAGTATAGTAATAAGCATAGTTCCGTCTAGGTCCCCTATCTATCAATGCCGTTAACCACTGATACCTATACTTGCCTATATCCACCACGGACTGGGCTGTGGCCTTGGCGATACCTGTAGCCAGACGGATAGCCGTCAGCGCTATGCCGACAGGGTTGGCTAAAAAGAACACACCTCCACCGACATATTGCTGTGAAGCCGACTGATATGTATACTCAGCTATAGCGGATATTAAATTAGCCATAGCCTCCACCGTAGCCAATGATGTTGCCATACTGTAAGCCTTACTCCCTAATATCGTCCATTTAGGGTGATCCTCCACCTCCCTGAATATACCTGAGGATTTACCTAATTGATAACCATCAACAAGGCACTCGGTGGGAGCGTCAGGCTTGTTAAAGGCAATATCAGGACTTAAGAATGAATACCAGATATTACCCTTCCTGTTAAACGGATGCGTTATAAATTTCTCACGATTAATATCCTTATAGATATACATATCATCAGACAAATCGTTGTAAGGGTAATTAGGATAAAGGTTAGCCGATCCGTCGGGATCATCGTACTTAAACATATCATAAGCCAGACCGGTTCCGATAACGCTCTTATCCAACGTCCTATCGCCCCTATACAACTCATATCCTATTATAGAATCCCTTCTAGCCTTATCTATAAGACCGTTCTCTACCGCTATATCCAGAAACTCATTAACGATATCATCATCAAGCATCACCCCCATAGGATAAATATAGGAGTCAACTCCATATTGACCGGTCAGTTGAGACGGATTACCCATGAAAGGAGCGACAGAGTTATCCGGAAACTTGTAATGACGTATAGGTCTCTGACAAAACGTGGTTGACGTATTGGGGTACTCAGCGTTATCCCCATTACCGGTGAAATAAGACTTACCCCCAACTGATTTAGGAGACCCATAGTATTTCGTCAAAGAATCTATTATGTCCTTCCTCTTTGATCCTCCCGATGATATCCCGATCTTGCTTGAATCATACAACTCAAAATTAGCCGGATACTTATTGGCAGACTCCCAATATCCGAAATCACCGTACTGATATGGTCTGGGAGCGCAATCAGCGGGTTTATCTCCACATGAGATACATTTCGCCTCATAGGTAACAAATCTTCTTAATTTCAATTCTTTCGTAAAGAAGAATACGTATTTCACCTCCAGTGGCCGAATGCCAAAACAGAACGGGGCGGGGAAGATGGCGGTGCCGGCCGTATAGAATCCGGCAAGCTCCTTCATGTCCTGCCTCATGGCGAAACCGGTGAAGAACACGCATACCGCAGGCTCGATGCAAACATATATCTTATGGAAAGTAGTCTTGTCATCATTCCAGAACAAGTACTTTGGCATCATAAATATCTTATGATCCACGTAATTCACTATAACACCTTTCTTGGCATCATTAGCCAAAGGATTAGGAGCCACGGTACCTTCCTTGTCCGAGAAAAACGTTATACGAACCTTATTGTATGATGATGAGTCGCCGATCGGATAATTATAGTTACCCATCATCTCTATATACATAATACCGTTATCAGGATCGGATAAACCACTTATGTATTTCTCGTAATCCAACTCCACCCATCTGGCGTATGAGGATACATGTGGATAGAACTTGAAATAAGTCAAGTTGCTTCTACCGAACCAATTGGTCTTGGCGTCAATATCATTCTGCACAGACACACGACTTTCCCAATCAGTAGATATGCTGGTATTGAACTTAGAATTATCACCATCGCCAAAAAGACACATGGCGTTCTCGATACCAAACTGACTCTCATATTGGGGGAAATAAGCCTCCATCGTATCCATTAACTGATCAAGCATCGTCTCCGTATGCTTCTTTCCTTCCCATCCGGGATATTGATACAAATATGTGCACTTACCCAATGACCTACCCCCTTGGAATGTAGGAAGTTGAACATCGTTAATAGTAGGATTCACATGAGGATCACCTACCGAGCACCCATTAGTACATATACCCTCATCATATAACTGCCGGACATTAGACATATCCTGACACAAGACCAAAGCGGAGGAGTCTATATCAGACGGGAATTTATCCTCATCCTGACCATCCAACCATTCCTGAACCAGATCTATGATATTCTTACCTCCACTGGAGTAATTATCGAAATCACACAATACAGAGAATTTCCTTTGTGACTCGGCGTTACTTTGTATTAATGTCGTAGGTTCGGTCTCCACGTAATCACTAGCCAGCTTATACGTAAAATCAATCCTAGAATCCACCAAAGAGTTTTTATCCAATATAGTCCTGGTCTCTATCCTCTCGATATCATCACATCCACTAGGGAAATCGGGAGCCTTTATACCGTCTTGATCCTCCGGCAATGATATAGCAGCGCATAACTCGTCAGTAATACCTACATTAGATTCTATGATATCACACAGGTTCTCTATATTATCAGCGATATAATCAATAGCATCATCTACCGTAACATCTTCCCCCATCGTATTGATAACGAATTGGGTCTCTCCTACCGTGGCATATTCCTGCTCTACATATCTGAGTTGCTTGACATCTAGCTGATTCTTGCATTCTCCTCCAAAATCATCAAATCCCCAAGACGGGTCGTTTATGATCTTTGCCGTATTCTTAAACTGCCAAAGATGACGGCGGCTGTTCCCGGCGCACTGCGGGTTGTTCTCCAGCACCGACGCAGCCGACAGGTCGTCAGAGTTACCGTCCTCATCAACGATAACCTCCATCTCCTCCCTTGTGGCCGGACGAGGGATAAGCGGGAATCTAGCCGTCCTGTATCCTGTATTGGTAAAGAATCTTATACCCAACGGATATACCTCGTCACGCATGAAAGAGGCGTATTTAGAGCAAGCCACACCGTCTTTATACAAATTCTCCGTGGCTATAGATGTCTGCCATTTAACGAAATGACCCAAGAAGTTAACGACCGGTTGAAGATTCCATTCGTTCTCCACGGTCAAGCCGTATTGAAGAAGACGATTCCCGACAGACGTCATGCCTCTGGCTGTCTTATATACCGGTATTTCCTTGGATAACTTCTCCATGGTCGTACGCTCGCTATATTGATCCGTAAGATAATAGATAGTCCTTTCCGTTATCGGATGTATACCTTCTATGAAATACTCAAGAACCGGGCTTTGCTCACCATTAAACCCAACCGTATTCTGTATAACACCTATCTTATAATGAGATACCTGCTTATCTATATTAGACACGGTAAGGCGGATACCCATGTTGGTTGACTTACCCCATAAACCATCGCGGATAACCATATCTTGGCGATCGAATAACATGATTGGGTTGGTCAATGAGCAATATCCGGTCTTCTCAATCCCGAACTCATCGCACAACGCCACGCAGAACTGGTAGGTCCCGGCACGCAGGCTCCCCCCGAACTCCACGACCTCAGGCTCCACGCACGGGGCCGTCAGCAACGGGAACACCAGCAGCTTCTCGCAGGCCAGCCTACACCTCTCTATTGGCTTGTCATCCCCACATGTCTTATACCCATGATAATGATACCAAAAGTCACCATCATCATCCGGGTTAAGGGCCTTATCGACCATAACATATCTCTGGGGATTATATCCATCGGTCCAGTATATCACCTTCCCGCATTTCTCGTCCTTGATCTCTATGTCGAATATCGGGTGATGGATGGAGAAGTTAAGACAAGGATCATCAACCCCGTCCTCTATCAGGACCTCCATCAAATCACATATCTCATCAAAACGACCATCCGACTCCTCAAGCCTCTCGCCAAGGATACGATGGATGTCCTTTCCAGATCCAGCTAGCTGATCCTCCACGGTCTTGATATAATCCAATGACCGCATGAACGTGATCTTAGACGTATTATCATCCGGATTAGATAGAAAGAAATAAGTGTTATCACCAGCTATATCATTCTTATACCCAATAACCTTATAGCCATCGAATCGCTTACATAAAAGGGTACTAGGCTCGTTCTGGATCTTAAGCTGGCTTCCATCGTCACCCTCTATGGTAGCGTTCAAGGCAAAGCTGTACTCAGACTGGGATAGATCCTGTGGATGCTTATCCCTGTTCATCCCGGAGTCGGGAACCGCTATGTTAGAATTGTTCTGCACGATGTTATGTTTTTCGCAAAGATAACAAATCCGGCGGATAATCACTTACACGCCGGATCTTAACAAAAACTGTACGTATTATGCTAAAACATTCAAATCACGCGAATATAAAAAATCCTCCTAACTTTCACAAGTCAGGAGGAAGACTAAACACTTAAAACGTCTCGTGGTAAAGCACAAAAACATAATAATTACGAATTTCCACCCATGTAGTTCGATTGCTTATCGGCATCCTCTACAGATATGTAAAAGAAACCGTTAGTCACGTATCTCTCATTGACATCCACAAAATCAGTAGATCCTTTGTCCACTCCTTTCTTCGATCCCTCATCACACACAGCTACCAGACTATTAAAGTCATTGGAATAACCTACGACTACACCGTGTATATCCCGATTTCGAGGATCGAATACGTACCTCATCTTACATCTGTCATAAGCTAACTCTAAAGAGCTTTTGCTTAACCTCTCATCTAATCCAGCACCCGCTACCAAGGCCAAAACGCTCTTTGATATGTCACTCATGGTGGTATCCTTGGTCGGAGCCTTAGGCATAGAAACGCCTTCCATGACAAAATCCAACGCCTTATCTACAAGACCATCGAAATCATCATCTCTTATATAATCCTTAAGTACCTCCAGTATATATAACCGGACATGGAGTTCGTTATTTACATCATTTAAAGTTATCATGATCCTAGTTTTCGGCAAAGCTAGATTATTCCCACGCAATAAAAGATCAAATATGTCATAAGTGAAGGATTAAAAAAATAAAAAAAACTCTCCTATCCTCACGAACAAGAGAGCCGATGTGTTTATATTATGAAGAAAAATCTATTCACCTATTCTTACAATACAGTCACGAGATTCCTTGTTATAGATCATCGTGCCTACCTTAGAATACAAGGTCTTTATATTTTGCCAATTATCCTCACCATGAGCGGATACGTTAGTGGGAGCGTCACCGGTATAAACCTCCTCGCCTCCGATATTGACAAAATCATATCCACGTTTCTCCATAGAACCGCCCTTATATGCCGTGAACCTGATAGTGACATTACCTTTCTCACGACCACCATACCAGTTACCGTATATACTGCATCTGATCTCAAGAGGTAATTTATCATAATTATCACCATCCAACAACGGTCCCATCTGGATCAAAGCTGCCTCATTACCCGATTCCATGTTATCACCACCATGGATGAGATAATCACCTACCCGCTCCTGCGTGGTCTGGTACTGTTTACTCCAACCAACCAGCTTGCCGTCCACGTCCGGGAGGCCGGTGTTGTCGAAACCAGTTGCCGTATCAAAGTCAATGCCGTCCTCGTCAGCCCAGATATACCTAAGCACAAGGTAATCGAACTCCGGGATGATCACCACCGGGACGGACTCCTGCCTGCACACGAACGTCTTCTCCTCCTTGGTGCCTTCTTTTATAACCTTGTACGTAGCCTGACGTATCTCTCCAGTCTCATTGATATCAGCGGTAACCCTAACCTCAGCAGGGCCGGTACCACTTGTCTTATCTAAATGTATCCAATCAGCCATATCATCGTATTTTGTTAAACCATTTTAATATACTTATCAAAAGCGTTGGGCCACATACGCTCATAAGATAACATCCTTCTCCTGTTATCCTCAGCCAGTTCCCGATAATCATTCAAGGTAATCATCGACATCTTAAGCTCTTTCATGGCCCTAGCGAACTTACCCGGCTCCTGTTGGGCGTATAGCTTATAAGCGTCACCAGCGCCTTGTATCAAACCGTTCACGGCGGCGTTCTCGAAGATCTTCATCTTAATATACGTCTCAACATAATCCTCAAGGTATCCTAACGCCGTTTCAGGTATATATGGAAGACCGTCATCATCCTTAGGCGTAGCACGATATATGATATAAATAAACCCGTCAAACCCAGTATACATAATATTGCCGGATATAGTTATATCATAATTATCCCAATCGTACTTATCCCGATATTTGTCGGCGGCGCAATCACGCCTCAGTCCTCGACCTATAGACAGCCTTACGGGATGATGGTAATGAAATCGAACCTCGTGAGACCCGATATATATCCTCTCCGTGATCGTCTTCTCAAACTCCTCCTTACAGCACTCGGTGCAGGAGTTCCAACGGAAACCGCGCTCGGTGCGCTCGACCCAGCCGATCTCATGTTGGAGGTCAGCCTTAGCCTTGTCGCCGCCCGGAATCTCACAGACAAGAGGCTCACACCTATAGGCGTCAAGCATGTCGAAAAAATCGGAAGGCAATACCGCTTGTTTATTACTGGTCTTGACAACCGCCTCGGACATGACGGCTATAACACCCCCAAACCTTTTTAAGGCGATCTCAGCCCACCTATAAACAGATGAGGTATCTATAGCCCCGCTATCATCGTATTTATGTAAATCGGCCTTGATCTCGGCCAATAGCCCTTTTATAGTCATATTTAAGTCTTTTGCACAAAGATATGTATTTGAATCCGTGATACAAAAAAAATCCAGTCTACCCTCACGGGCTAACTGGACCATAGAAACTTTTACGATTAATTTATAAAGCCCATGCTTTTAAACATGGGATCAAATTCTTTTCTGATCATCAATATATTTTTTAATAACACTCTCTGATATATGTCCTATTGTCTCTACATAAAACGATCTTGTCCATAATGTTGGAAGCCTTGTTCTTAATAATTCAAACTCATTCCTTAATACAGACGAAGTATATCCTTTTAATTGAGATACAATATGAGATATAGAGTCAGATGGTGTTGCTTTTATAAACAAATGTAGATGATCAGGCATTATCTCTATATTTTCTATAGACCATCCATTCTCGTTAGATTTTTGAATAACAAGATCTTTTAACCTTGATTCTATATCACCTGTCAACACATTTCTACGGTATTTAGAACACCATATTATATGATACCCTATGTTATATACACTACTTTTGTTTGTTTTCCATCTTTTATCCATATTTTTTATTGCAAATATAGTAATATATTATTATATTTGCGTCGTAAATATAATAAAATGATTTCATACAAGTACAATATATATTATTCTAAGAAAACAAAGTATCTTGACAAGATGCTTTGTGAATGTTGTTTTGCATGGAATCACGCCCTAGCTTTACAACGTAGATATTATAAGCTGTTTGGGAAATATATTTCTGTAGGCAAAATGCAAAAACACTTTGCTAAACGAATTAAAAGGAATTTACTTCATTCACAAACAGTCCAAGAAATACTACAACGGTTAGACTCTTCATATAACCGATTCTTCAAAAAGCTGGCAAAACGACCTCCTAAATTCAAACGCGCTGAATGTTTCAATTCCTTTGTTTTTAAACAAGGTGGATATACTCTAAACGGTAATACATTCACCATAAATAAAGGTAAGAAACGATTTAGGTTTTCGTTCTCCCGTCCTTATGAAGGGAAAATAAAGCAAGTTAGAATAACAAAAGAAACTTGTTCTCGATATAGCCTGATAATTATTACAGATCATAATCCAGCAAACTCTTATAGAAAGACACATAATGGTGCATCTGTAGGATTAGATTTTGGTTTGAAAACGTATTTGATAGCCAGTGACGGGAATAACATTGTTTCTCCTTTGTTTTTCAAGACATTTCAAAATAAGGTTAAGAAGCAAAACAAACGGCTTTCAAAAGCTCAAAGAGGATCTAATAACCGAAAGAGAAGGTTATTTGAGTTACAACAAACGTATCGTAAGATTCGGAATTTACGCAATGATTTTCAGTGGAAATTAACTCATGAATTATGCAATCAATATGATTTTATTTTCCTTGAAACGCTTAACATCGAATCCATGAAACGTTTATGGGGTAAGAAAATCAGTGACTTATCTCATTCGGAATTTATTAGTAAACTGATGTACATAGCAACTAAATATGGAGTCATTGTTCATCAGATAGATCGTTGGTATCCTTCTTCAAAGACTTGTGAATGTGGGTTTATTAATAAAAATCTGTCGTTGATAGACCGAACATGGTGTTGTCCAAAATGCGGGTCTATCAACAACCGTGATTTTCTAGCTTCTAAAAATATACTTCGGAAGGGCATTTCCGAATTGGAGAGCAAGAGTAATTCCAGCGATAGCAATATCGGGGTTTCTTGCGTCTGTATCCAAGAATCCCATACGGTTTAGCGGTGGGAGTATGTCAAAGCTTATAAACCCATTTAACTCCAAATACCTTACTCTCCGACTCAACCTCCCGGTACAAGAACTTATACCTCCTACCTGATTCCATAGCCAATCTACACTCCTTATTCAACGCCGGAGAAATATA